CAAATATGGATATATCAAATAATGTATCAAATATGTTTAGAAAATTTCTAAATGCTAAAAGAATTGATTTTTTTAATTTAATATCTGTTTTTGAATATTTTAACGATATTAATAATTTGAGCATAGGACATCTGATAACTAAGATATATAAAGATTTTGTCTATTTATATGATATGTCATTTGATATATTAGATAACAAGGTAGTATATACATATTTAGGATCAGGTAATATTTATGGTTATATTAAGATAGGTAAAACCAATAATATTGACAAAAGGGAAAATACGATAAGAACCGGTAATATAGATTTTAAGATAATAGCCTTTGTTGGCAGAGATATAGAAAATGAATTGCATAGCAAATTTGAGATAAAAAGGATGGAAAGAGAATGGTTTCATTTATCTGATAATGATATAGACAATATAATCAACGAGTATGGTTTTATTCGGGTAAGGAACAGCGTTAAAGATAAAAAGATATAGTTATATCATTGATACTTAATGTAATCCAAAAATGGATTTACATAATAATAGAAGGATAGGAGATTGTCACCCTATCCTTCTACTGTTATCAGCCCTTATGTTTAATCATATTCATTTTGCGAAGTTCATGAGGAAGTTCCTCAATGACGGATTTAAGAGATATAGGGTCATCCTCCCATGTCAGGTGCCTACCTGCTAACTTATAGATTGTACCTCTTGGAAGTACGATCGCCGAATTGTGATCCTCGACAGAGAAATATTCCTCGTCGTGCGCTGACCTCTCGTCCGTCCATATCTCTCCTTGCCGAGCGGGGGCGTTGTTAAGAATAACCTCGTCACCGTTTTTGTTCACGGCTAAAAATACTATTGTCTGTTCTCCTATTTTCATGAATTATAATTTGCTTACCAATCTCCTCCATCATTACCTATTCCTAATATTGTAGTTATAATATTATCTGGATTTGTCCCTGCGTTAGGAAGCATCTCAGGTATAGGGTTATCTTCCCTATCACCATGCATCATAACGGTAAGAACTCCACTAGCGGAATACAACCAAAGACGTTTGCCGTCCTTTTCCCATTTCTTCGCTAATCTATTTAATGAGTCAATTAGCTTACATTCTTCCGGGGTGCATTCGATCTCCGCTCTAGTATGATATTTCATTCCCATATTATTGATTTGTTTAATTTACGAGCCTCTGATAAGGCTCGTGTTAGTATATCCTTTTTTCTTATAATCTCCTTATATCTTTTGATATTCATTTTTATTATCTTCATAATAAGTTCTTTTGCCTTAATAGCACCAACATCTTATTCCAATCAACATATCCTTTATCCGTAAGTGGAGTGCCGATATTCCTATCATCTATATAATAATCACAATACAATTTTGGTGATGATGATACTGGCTCAGGATTGTAGTTTACCGAATACAGATTGATATGATTATATTTAAACCAGTCCACGGCATCCTGTAGATATTTACCATCTCTTACCGTATATAATATCAGAAGATTCTTATCAGCCAATTCTCTCAATACTTTAGCGGCTCCGATATTGTCTCCTACATAAGGGAATGAGTCTACTACGTACGTCCCATCAAAATCTATCCCTATTATTTTCTTCATATTATATATCTTGTAATAAATACTCTTCTATTTTCTTAGCCATATCAATAAGCATCTCACATCTAAGGTCGTTGAGATCCTTACAGAACCTCATTTCCTCCTCATGCTTTTCCTCCGGCGATCTGTTATCACTTATATTGTAGCATGGTGATGAGCATATCGGTATGGGCTTCATGGCATCTATGGCTAATTTGATAGCCTTTTCTTTGATATCGCTCATATTAATTTCTTTTTGCATCCAGATCATACCGCTATTATGGCAATCAGGGAAATCGATATGATCAAAGTCACGTATTGAACAACATCCCTCGTTATAAAAACAACATCCTGCACAATGATCTTCTTTTATCTCCGGAATAGCCACGTATGTCTTTCCTCCGTATATTCTAACTTCTCCCTTTCTTACCTTATTCGTCTTATTCATCTTATCAAATTTTTATATCCTATTTTCTTTAACTGCTCTTCGGTAGCTTTCTCCTTCGGGAACTTCCCGTGCCATTTTCCGGGCACCACGACATCACGGCCGTCTGGGCTGGTAGCCAGCCTCCCGCATTCGCTGCACAGCCCCATGCCCTTGTACGGCTGTAGTTCCTTGGCATACTCGAATTTGTCCACCATATACTCGTTTGTCAACATCCAGTAACTAGACGTAGCGGTATTATCAACGCAACCGCATTTAGCGCACACAAATAAGCTCATAGTAAATTATCTAATATCATTATTCTTCTTATCATCGTCGATCCTCTCCACTTTAATTGCTCCCATATCACCTGAAGGTAACGTGATATCACTATACACATTATTCCAGCTCTCGTCAATGGCCAACTGATGTAATATCGACCTATATATCTGGTAGGTGTTGCCGATAAGTCTCTTCCTGTTTATCTTATCCTTACTGCCTCCATCATACCCTATATGCTCAAAATCCGCAAGATCTGGGAACAACCTTCTTCTTATCGCTCGTGAGTTATTGACTATAAAGCTTCTTATCCCCAGCGATTCCGTCCTATCCATATCATTTATCAATGTACTTGTCGTATGCTGTAGATTCATGTCACCCGCCGCAAATCTACTGATGTCTTCCACGCATTGTGAGATCAACATCAGTTGCTCCCTTGTCAATGTTATTTTATAAAGTTGCTTGTTGTTTATAACCATCTATTTGTTCTTTATATTAATTACCTCCATTTTATACTTCTCTGGATACTCTAGGCATGTGCATACTATTAAAATAGAATCATTCAACATGGTTGCCTTATTACCCCTATCATCTACATAAACAGTTTTAGGATAATAATCAACATTATCTTCTTTTTTATCTTTACATCCTATCATGATAAGAGATAGGATAATAATACTTGCTTTAATCTTTGTCATAGCAGTTCCATACCATTCTTGTATATCACGTCTCCTTGTTTCATCTTGTCTATTTTATTAATCTCATTATCAATATAGTAAAGTTGGATATTATCCATACTATAGATATCCAGAACGTTGTACTTAACATAAGACCTATATTCCTAGGTATAGGATCTACTCTCCTGAATGTCAGGATCATGAATATAAATGTCTTGAAGTTCATAATTTACGATATTTTTCTATATAGTTAACTATCAAGTCTTTAACTCCTTTTGGGACATCTACCAGTTTGAGATTACCTTGGAATATGTCCTTGCCGTACTCATCCATAATCTCTCCGAATGAAGGATTCATGACTCTTGTTGACATAGATATCGGTTGATCAGTGTCAAATTTGATAACGATCTTCTTTCCGCCGTTTATCGCCTTTTTAAAAGCCACGTAAAGCTTTCGACCTTTTATTATATCACAATTCCCTTTCAGGATATTAGACATATGTATGACATGCTCTTTCTTCGCATCTCCGGGGTTGTCCATAAGCTTAAGATCTCCTCCGACATCTTTCCATTTCCTGAAGCACGGGAAACATAGACCGTGATTTGCCTTGGCATGCTTAGGTATCATCCTGCTGCTGCCGGCTGGGATCGTATCGCCACAGCAGACACACGTCCTATCCTTGTTGGTGCGCATCGGCACATAGCTCTTTATTGGGTATTCTTTTCTTTTATACATCTTCTTCTGTTTTCAAAATTATCATCACCATACTCATAATTAGGACAAGCTTTGTTGCTTGGCCGTCTTACGTAAGTAGTCTGCTTCCTGTTACATTTCCTGTTAGGGTTGATATAATGGTCGCAAACTTGCCAAATAGAGCAACATACCTTCCCGTATCTTTTCGCCCAATCATTATCATGCAGATGTACGCATGTAGAGCAAGTCGGATTCTTAAGCTTATCCTTGTTATCATCTATGATCTTATTGACCCGATCAAGAATAATATGCATTTTTTCAATATTTATGACGTTAAACGCGTCTGGTTCCGGAAGATATGTCATCGAGCTTATATCTATGTCCATTCCCTTGGATTTGTTGTAAGCCGATTTGTATTTCCTTACCATCAAATCTTTTAACTGATTTACCTTCTTCTCATATGTTCCCATATCCTATTCAGTTTTCCATCCCTGTTCCCTTAATAAATTCACCATCATCTCCTTTATCTTAGGGCTAATGGCTTCGGTAAGTATATCAGCGGCCAAGTTAATAGAGAAGCTGGTCATCCTAGACTCCCCTATATATTTCTCGCTGGTAACTTCTTTCACATAATCGTGAATATCCTTAATCATCTCATTTTGAGATCTTAGGAGATCCAGTATCTCATCAAGTTTATCATTCATCTTTTTTCTCAAATACACCTGACAATAACCAGACAATCACTATCAGAAAGAAACACAACCCAAGCGCCTCATCCGGGTAATCATGCATAGCCTCTAAAATTCCCCTCATAACTTAACATCCATTTTGTTGATTATCTTATAAAATATATCCCTAGTCAGCTCAATATCATAAGTAGCGTCATGGAGTTTATTCTCATCAATCTCAATACCCATGGTCTTAGCCACGGTCATCAACTTAAAGTTCTCCATATCGTTTCTTGCACCCATCAGGAATGGTGTCACCATAACATATACATCCATACAGTTAGGATAGAACCATGATCCGAAATACTTATCCCCACATTGCTGGAATAAAGCCCGTAGGAAGTTGTTATCGAATCCAGCGTTGTTATACCCCACTAAATACATTTTATCCCTCTTATCGAACTTATTCACGTATTTGGATAATATACCAATTAACTGCCTGTACCCTTCTTCCATAGGCTGATACGACTGCACCTGCTCCAAGGTAACTCCGGCCACGTCCAGTGCCTCTTGCTCTATCGTGGCGGCAGGGTTCGGGGCTAGGCGGATGTCAAACCTCTCGGCCTCCTGCCCGTCGATATCCACGATCCCTCCTATTTGGTGTATCCCGTTTCTCCAGAACTTAACCCCGGTTGTCTCTAAATCGAAAAATAGTAATTTACTGGTCATATTTTGTATATCTTTTAAATTATCCATGATTTGAACAATTAAACGCCAACCATCCACTTACAACTCCCATCGCAAAAATAAACAAAATCATAAGTGATAACAGCGCCCAATCTTCTGTATTTAGTTTATTGCTCTCCTTCTTTTCAACATTGAAATCGAAATCAAATGTCGTATTATTAGCTATCTTCCCATCAATGCCTTTGTTATTTAAATGGAGTTTCTTTTTGATTTTTCTTTTATTCATGTTTTATGTCTTTTAAATTACCCATAATTCAATCAATTAAATGCCAACCATCCGCCTGCAAATCCCATCGCTAAAACAGATAAGATTATAGACGTGAATAATATCCAATCTTTTGCGCTTAGCTCATTATTATCTCTCTTTATTTTCTCAAGATAATCATATATAGCTGTATAAACAGCATGGTGAATATTCTTGTCTCTAGCCCTTACGATATTATCATATTCATTATATCCTAGATTATAGGTGGCGCTTTCGATCCTCGTATTCCCCGTAACCTTTTTATTTACATCGAAATCGAAACTAACCACTATATCGGTGGTTAGAGCGCTGGCGATTTTGCTTTTTATCTCATCATTACTGAGATTAGCATCGTGCACTAATCGCTCATAGTCTTTATCGTCAAGAATTATCTGTTTTTTAATGTTCATATCCCTAATATTTCTGCTACATAAACAAATCCATAACATATATAATTATCAGCGTCATGCTCACCCCAATTCACATGCCATACGACGGCGCACGGGAAATATAATGGCATATCCTCAGCCATAGGATCCTCTTTGAAGTCATCAATGTTTATCTTCTCCCTCCACCTCCACAGGTCTTGGATATCGTTCAAGATTAATTTGTTCATAACAATCTGGTTTTTAATACTGATACAAAGATAGGATTTAAACAAAAATAAAAGCATGAATAATATTAAAATAATATTAATCATGCTTAAATATAAATATATCCCTTCTAGTTCTCACGGATATACGTATTCGTATTCATCTGGAGGAGATGTCTTATATTCAACATCGCACTCCATGTTGGTGTAATAGTTATCCCCTTTTCTGTATACTAACGCTACCCAACAGTCATATTTTTTGCTGTATCCTATAAGAGGGACATTGGCCATAGGCGGATTATCCCCCGTTTTGTATCTTATTCTTGTTACTTGTTTCATATTTTCATGGATATAAATATTCATATTCTTCCGGTGGATATGTTTCAAATTCAGCATCATACTTCATGCAGGTGTAGTACTTATCCCCTCTCTTGTACATTACTTCCCACGGACAGCTATATTTTTTGTTGTATCCTAAAAGAGGAACACCTTCCATAGGAGGATTATCCTCCGTTTTGTACCTTATTCTTGCTGTTTGTTTTATACTCATATAATCCATTTTTTAATAATGTTGTTATCAGTGAAAATAATGTGTCTATAAGAAGTCTCTCGCTACTCCAATATATAGGGATCTCGTCTATGTCTCTATACGCTACAGACCATGCATGTTTTAGCTTATAACATTCTAATGTACAACCCTCTATCTCATATGGGAGCAAATTCAGTAACGTCCCTACATCCCAAACAGGATTGGATATATCCGGGGTAACAGCCTCGATCAGCCCTATACGACCAGCGTTATCCTCCATAGAATGCAATGAGTCAAGGTACTTGTCTCTGAAGCCGATGGCGGTGGAGATAGGGAGGCCGGCCTCGACCAGCATCCTCCCCTGTTCTTTTGTGGTAAAAATCCGTTCCTTCATAAAATCGGTTCAAGGAAACCCGCAAATCTTTAGTTTGTGGGAGGAATTGAACCACGATTCCCTCTTTAATTAATACTATTTTTACTCAAATATTTGAATATATCCGATTTTTCCCGTATATTAGCGGCATGAAACTGACATTGAAAATAAAACTTATCCCGTCCGAAGAACAGCATCGGATTCTTCTTGAAACTCTCAAGGAGGCTAATGCAGCGTGCAATCAGATTTCTGACATTGCATGGCGGAACAGGACTTTCAATCAGTTCAAGCTGCATCACCTTTGCTACAATGACATACGCGATACCTTTAACCTTTCCGCTCAGATAGTTGTACGCTGCATAAGCAAGGTGGCGGATGCCTACAAACTTGACAGGAAACGTCAGCGTGTGTTCCGTGAATACGGAAGCATCTGCTATGACAGCAGGGTTCTTTCTTACTCCGATATTCATGTCTCTATATGGACTGTAAGCGGTCGACAGAAGATGCCGTTTATCTGCCACAACACCAATTATATTCCTTACATCAAAGGGGAAGCTGACCTTGTGTTCAAGAAAGGCAAGTTTTACCTTTTTCAGACGGTAGAAGTTCCCGAAGAGGATATGGAAGATGTCGAGGAATTTATCGGTTGCGACTTCGGAATCACCGATATTGCGTGTACATCCGATGGTAGAACCTTTTCCTCCGAATCTCTGAATCGTTACAGGGAAAAGCAACGAAAAATCCGTAGTTCCATTCAATCCAAAGGCACGAAAGGCCGCATTCACGAATGCAAACGTGGCTGCGCCAAACTCTTGAAACGGCTTAAAGGGAAAGAAAGAACTACCGCGACGATAATCAACCACACCATTTCCAAACAAATCGTTATGGAAGCCAAAGCAAGGGGTCTTGGTATTGCCATAGAGGACTTGTCCAATATACGCTCCACCTCCAAACGCAGGAACAAGAGCTTTAGAAAAGAACTCAATTCGTGGAGCTTCCATCAGCTCCGCTCCTTTATGGAATACAAGGCTAGAATGGCGGGTGTACCCTTGGTTGTCGTGGAGCCAGCATATACTTCGCAGACTTGCTCTGTGTGCCACCGTATCGGCACAAGAAGAAACAAGTCTTTCAAGTGCGGATATTGCGGAAACGATATGGATGCGGATGTTAATGCCGCAAAGAATATCGCTCTGCTTGGGGCTGTCGTAAACCAGCCTGAAAAATCGGGTATGTGGTCTTGCAATCTGCATATCACTGCTTAGGTTTAAAGCTGATAAGTCTTTAGCTTATCGGTAGTTTACTTTCCTTTCTACTGTAACTATCGTATCATTATGCCATCCCCCATGAGCCACAAGAAGAATCTCCTGCTGCTCGAAGCCAAGCCCGGACCCTATACCGCCGGAGTTCCACGCGCAGGTAATGACCACCCCTCCTTTCTTGGTGATCCTAGCTATCTCCTTCTTCTGCATAGCCCAATAACTAGATTGCGTTGTTTGCATATTAACAGCACCTCCAAGCTTTTTATATGACTCGGATACCTGTCTCGAGGAATATGGTGGATCATACAACACCATATCAGCTATATTATCCTTAAGACCACGTAGGAAGTCCGTGGCGTCCTTATGATACATAGCCCTAGTATCAGGATCAAGATCGTTGGTGATCGTCCCTATATCGCTGTTTCTGGCGAATGGATCCACTATAACCATCCCCTCTTCTCGATATTTATCTATAAGTTCCCTTATCGGTTTTATGCTGAATGTCTCGCTGTTCGGCATTGACCATTTCTTGTTTATAATCATCCCTTAATTCTGTTTTAAATTTAAGCTTCATAGTACTTCTAGGTACAGGATCGCATACGTCTTCCCACCAATTCTTGTGCCCTTTTGGTGGATGTATATCCTTTTTCCATGAAGAACCCTTAACTGTCTTGACTCTTCCGTATGGCTTCATTTTGCTCATGTTTATCACATGCCACATTAGTATCCGTTTCTGATGATCCGAACATAAGCTCATCAGTGATCTTGCGAAACTCCTTTACAATATCATTCATCTGCTTACGCTCTATGCTTCTTAGCAAATGGGCTATCACATCCACTGTCCATCCGTTTCCCGCTAAAGACATGGCCGTATTCGGGGCTATCCCATCAAGGTAATCATCCGGCAATGTCTGTAGCCTACACATCTCCACCGGGGTCAGGTATCTGAATTTGTCTTTCATGTCAAAGGCATTAGGATATCTTCCGGGAGGTAGTGATGAGATCACGTTATCTTTCATGACTGTTGTCAGGCAATTACTTTTCTTGATGGGAGTTGTATTCTTATCTTTTCTTATCTCCAGACATTGCGTTATTTTTATGTCCTTGTCACAATCCTTTCGATACCCGTCCTCTCCTATCCTTCTACCGACAATGGTCCCTATATATCTTCCTCTTATGGCTCCCGGATTCCAACCCTTGTCATGCTCTAGAATATCATCCAATGATATATGCTTGTCTTTCGGCATTTCTACTGGCCAATTACACCAATAAAGGCGATGCCGGGTCTGCGCCGAGACCAAGGCGCTATCGATCTCCACCGGCTCCACGCCAAGCTCCTCGGTAATCACCCAGCGATGCTCGTCCCGCATCCGGACGTTCTCGCCCAAGAACAGGACCTTGCCTTTGGTCTCCTTCCTTAAATGCTTTACGATGTCCGAGAAGCAAAAGAAAAGCCTTCCACGAGCGTCCATGAATCCTTTACCCTTACCTGAGCTAGAGAAGCTCTGGCAACAGAACCCTCCCATGACCAGATCTATGTCTTTCCAAGGGATATCCCATGTTCTCCAGTTATTAACATCCCCTAATTGAATAATATTAGGAAAATGTTTTTTACTTACCTTTATGCATGTCTTGTCTATCTCTGAGGCATAGTAAGTCCCAATATGTATACCGGCTCTTTGTAATGCTAGATATCCACATGATATCCCATCAAACAATGATAATACATTCATATTGTTTATCGTTTATTTATGCAATTCTATAGCAATTGTATCATCAAAATGATCATTGACTATATCTCCCTTCTCTTTTATAGACATATCAGATAAAGAGACAGGGTATGATGCTATATAATCATTTGTATTTACAACAACCCTTATCTTAATATTCTTATCCTTGACAAGCATCAATTCGTCTATCAAATCTTGTACTGTCATATTTTTATCCGCTTTCATAAATCCCATTTTTATTTACTTTCATGGCCAAAAATATCCTTTTCGGCTATACGTAATATACATTTGTGTATCCCCGGCAAGACCTTAACCAATTTTATACCAAAATTTTCTCCCCTTTTAACAAAAGTCCATTTACCGTATATGACCCCATGTATCATATGTTGTATTATCTCCTTGCTATCTGTCAAGAACACTTGATAATAGACGCTACTGGCATAATTAAAATCCTCCCCATGATCATCCGCTGGTCTTAATATCATTACAGCAGAAGAGCATCCACGGACGAATCCGTAGATTTCAAGGCATTTGTCAAACTCATAATTATCACGTTCCTCATCATGAACATCCTTAACCCATTTACATGGTCTCCCGTCTTTAAACGGGATCTTTAACTGTTTCTTTGCCATCTTTTAAATTATATTATAATGTTAGGTAATTATATACAAGTTTACACCATATTTTAGTCTCCATGTCTTATTTGTTAAAAGAGTAATATAGATATAAATACATAAATTGAATAGGGCTATTCACCATGCCCTTATCAGTAGGATCATCGTATTTGTCAAGCCAAAGACGAAGCGCCTCCCAATCAATATCCTTACGGTCACATACCATGCAGGCTAGGTTAGCCCCGAACAGTTCCCCGTCGCCGCCCAGCGACTTGTTAAACCTCTTGGCTAGTCTTTCCTTGAATCCCTTATCATACCATATCCCGGAAGTAGCGGCATAACAATAATAAGCGTTGTATTTCATTTTCACGCCCATCTTCTCAAACAATGGTGTATGCCATATCCGATCTAAAAAGAATACTATTCCACGATATATGAAGGTTCGGAGATTTTTCCTGTATTCTTTCCCCAAGAAATTATCCACACAAGATATAGTCCCGCCTGAATAATACCAATTATTGGCGCCTCTCTTAACCTTATCCGTCATCTTGAATTTATTCTGTCTGTCTTCCACCCTATCCCAAGGTTTCAGCTTATCCTCATTAAATGTCGGGCAATAATGATAGTAATGATTAATCCACGAGAGGTAGGGGTTGTATATCGTGTATCCATTATCGCTGACATATGAGTTCATATCATACCCAAGTTCCTTGGCTAGAATAGATCCCTCATCAGCTAATACCTTCAATATCGGGTTCAAGTTCCATATCTGATCTTGACTGACGAACATCGAGTAACATGGATCCTCATCCTCCCCATACCATCCTCCCATCCCGCTCACTATTTTATCCAAATCAAGTGAATAATCTTTCCCGGGTAAAAAATCATCTCTAAGAAAAAAACCTCTATATGGGATCATATCATGTATGCCGGGTTGGTCGTCAAATATGAACTTAGCGTTCTCGGTCAATCTAATCAATGTTTGCAAGACAGAGGATATATCTATGGGTGCATATTCACACCCATAGACCTTATTATTTATCCAAAGATATTGAAGAAGCTCGGCTATATTAATAGTCCCGTCCTCCACATATCCTGTCTTGTTATCGAAGTTTATTTTGGCTAGAGGTATATTACTTCCTTGTGGTTGGTCACTTTTTTCATTACAACAATGCACGAACCTGTCAAAGAATATATCTTTCCAACCAAAATATTTATCCCTTATCGTCATAAGCCTATTTCTTGTCGTATAACGACATGACGTTAATAAGATCAGCTTTTCTGGCCATCCCCTCAAGTTTATTAAAGCCATCCATGTTATCACCGCTGACGATGATAGTAGGATATACCTCTATACCGTACTTGGATATTTCCTCCTCCGTGGCTTTGTTCTCCGGGATCTGGTTTAACGTGACCTCACCCTCATACTCCTGTAATGTGTTGGCGATAATATATCGCATGTAGTCGCTGTATTCAGCGTCTTTCTTCGTGAAAAAATCAATTCTTACCATCTCAAATAGTTGTTAATCTGTTAATAATCAAATCAGCGGTAAATATAGCATTATCTACCTCATCTATACTCATCTTTCTCCCATCGAAATTGTTAGATAATAAATCCTTAACAATCTGATATCTACGCTGCTCCCAATTTACGTCTACATCAAAATTCAGATTCTTTACACAATCATAATTTAATTCATTATAACTGTAACTGAGATACTTAACTATCGGGAATAGGCTATCATCAATAGTGCGCTTGATTACATTAACGTATTTACCTGTTCTTTTGTCGATAGCTCTTAATCCCTCATCTACTACTCTTTCTCCTGACTCTTCCATTCCACTAGCCCTTTATTATGTTTATCGTAATACAACATTGCTATAGCGTTCCACACCACCTGCGCAAGATGCATACATCCTGTATCCGAATCAAATCTCTCCCCTTTCGTATAAGCAACTAAGTGCCGCATGGTCGCACCTAAATACCGATTGAATCCATCAGGTATATCTTGCCATGAGTTTTCAACGTACTTCTTGGCGCCTTCCGTATATACCCTCACGATGTCCTCTATCTCAGCCAAAGGAAGGAGATCCCACCGGAGTTTACCGTCGGCCCGGTCGTCCTTCCCGCTACCGTCTTTCCCTACGAGCGGCCCGCTTTCCATCACCGCATCTCCTATTTTTGTCTTCCCGAAATTCATCGCCTCATCCGCCGTCTCATCATCGATAAGCCTTAACTTGATAGCCCTGTTTAACGACACGACCATCTCCTCATCAACCCAAAGGAACCCATATGCCGTATCCATCAATGAAGCTATTTTCATCATTCCCGTATTGTCAGCGGTCTCAAGCACCTCAAATACCTCACCATCATAAACGACTTTGTCGTATTTGCTAAATTCCTCTTTCATTTCAAACTCCTTTTTGTTTTATTATTAGGTAATTATATACTTTTTAGATTAATAAAATTCACTAAGATCCCTGCATTCTGGTGTTTCTCCTGTCATAGAGTAAAGCTCACCAGATGATAGATACACACAATTCGTGGTCTTTCCGTCTATCCACTCGCTTCGCTTCGTAATCCAACAAATAGCGCAGCGTTGAATCCCCGGCCCCGCCTTTACCCACGAGTGCCGTATGTTTCTCTTTCTTGTCCTGTTGGTGTTGTCAAGTTTCCTCATATTAATCCTCCAAAGTCATTATAATCTTATCTTTCCCGATAATAACCTCATTTCCGCTCCTTACATCAAAGCATTTCCCTTCATCTGCCTCCTTGAAATAAAGAACGCCATTGTACTCGAATAAACCGAAGCCGTAATCGTCTAGCTTCATTTCGTCAAGTCTCTTGAATTTATACACCTTTCCCATATCTTTTGTATCTATATTTTGTATTACTAAGCACATCAAAAAGATAGATAGGATTGTCGCTATTAGCCCTCCATAAAATTTAGTCGAATCATTCTTTTCATTTCCTTCTACTATCAAATAGATAGAACACGCCATTATTATAAAGGTAGATCCTAATCCAATCATAACATTTTCCTTGTTTTCAAAAACTCCATCATATCCTCTGCGCTAAGCTGGAAGCCTGCCACCGCCTTATAACCTCCTCCCCCTGGATAGGCTTTACGTGCCAGCGCCGAGACATCCACCTCCTCCTTGGTGGTATAGAACGAGCATCTGAAGAATCTGCCGTTCCAGCAAAATGGCATCATCAAATCGTGTTTTCTAGGATCGTACATAGACTCGAATGTGGTGGAGTTAAACTCCGTAGTATTCATACATATCGCCTTGTATCCAAATATATCTGCCTCGAATGAGAACATCTTCATTTCTCCTCTGTTTTTCTCGATGATATATTCTATTATGGCCTCGCCATTTCTTATCATATCAGAAACAAACTCGCCATTCGCCTTGTTTAGCACCTCCCTGACCATGTCAACGTCAAGCCCGCAATACCCTCTCATCCCATATTGGAATGAAAGAACGTCACTCCATTCGAAGCGATCATGATCCCATACATCATAAGCGCTCAATAATTTTACCACGTCAGGGGTTTCGATATCATCGAAAAGATATTCCCACGTAAGCTCACAAGCCGCCGTTCCGATACGTCTTTTGCCTTTGACATTATAGTCCTTCACAGCTTCTATCGCCGTCTTATGGTGGTCTATCCATGTGACATCTATCCCCTTGTCTTCCCATTCGTCGAATAAGAATCTCGTTCTATCGCCAAATGATACGTCAACTACAAATACCTTATCATATTTATTCACGTCAGGTATTTCCTTGCCGTAATTGTAAGGAAGAAGATCAATGTCCCCTTTGAAATACTTTTTTACTATAGCCGCTGACATTACTCCGTCAAGATCAGCCTCATGATATATACACCCAATCATAATAATTTTTTTATTTGTTTCAATTCATATTCTATCACATTGATACGACCCATGATAATATCTTTATCATCGTCATTATCATGATCACCATCTTCCTTCTTAGATAAGATATTATCTATTTGGGCTGACGCTAATACCATCATCATGCAATGATTTGATTTAATTTTTTGTGATATATGTACGCCATTTATAGCGATTTGGACACAAATATCTTTTATCTCATCTATACTCATATTCATAATCTATTGTTTTTAATTAAAAAATCTATGTATTCTTTTATCTCCCTGTTTCGATCATTACTCCAGTCAAAGGTCTCGTTTATGAATTTGAAATACGATACTGGAATCGAATGAAACATCCATCCACAATACTTGCCGAATGTCATCACCGTAGATCCAAGGGGATGATCCGGCCTTCCGGGAACAGGGGCGGCGGTTACGCCCTGCGCCAGCCCCCTCCTACGATCTTTCTTGGCGGCTTTGATATCCAGATCTGTTTTCGTTACCTTATCCCCCATCGGGATATTAGTTATTAGCTTATCGCCGATAAACATTCCCCATCCATACCCCTTGTAGTTCTCTATACTAAGTTTCCTTATATCACCGAACCTTGACGAGTTGTTACAACAATCAACGACCAAAGCACTATCCTTTCCGTCTTTTATACGGACTGCCCTTCCAAGCCACTGATAAAACGACGAGAACGAGAATGTCGGCCTTCCTACTATCACGCAATCCAGACCCGGATGATCGAATCCCGTACCGAGGGCGGAATAGTTGAACACTACCTTCGTCTTACCTGACTTGAACCCCTCGACTATAGCCTCCCGCTGTTTCTTTGGCGTGCCTCCGTGAACCACTTCCGCCATGCCAGCGCATATCTTTGCGTTCATCCATTCGGCGGCGGTATTGCAGCTCTCAACAGAATCCATAAACACCAGTATAGATCTGCATACGTCTTTTAATACCATCAACCGACGTAAAATAAGGTTGTTTAAGCCGTTTTTTCTCACCGCCTCACTAATAGACTCGGCCGTATATTCGGAGCCGTTAGAATTAAGTTTAAGGGCATCTCCATTGAAATCCCATGTCTCATATTTAAGAGGTGTCCAAAATCCTTGCCTTATCATCTCCTCCACCTGTATGACATGGATTAGGTTCTTGAAATATACCGGTCTCATACGAGTGATGAAATTAAGCTGGGAATATGACACCTGCCCTATCGACATCGTTTTAAGCCTGCATGGTGTAGCGGTAAACCCTATCACCTTTTTCGGTTTCAGTTCATTCATGAATGTCATGAATGAACTGCCGTCCTCCGGGCTATACCCGGCATGAGCCTCATCTATCAACACGTTCCTGATCCCCATCTCCTTAAGCTGACCAACAACCTTCTTGATAGACCCTAACGTGGCGTATATCATGTTAGACAGTTCTTTCTTTCCACAGGAAGCGGAGTAGATGGTAGCCGGTATGCCATACGACGTTATCTTGTTGTGGTTCTGTTGCAGCAATTCTTTTGATGGTTGTAAAATCAGCGTCTTATCTCCCATCAATCTAGCCGCCTCTGCTATCAGCAGTGACTTACCGCAACCTACAGGACCTACGATCAATACCGGATCATGTCTATCAGAATTTATGTAATCGGAGATACTTTTAACACACTCCTCTTGATATGGTCTTAATTTGTAAATCATTTGGATTTGTAGTTATCAAAAACGTCTTTTACGTACTCTAGTCTTATAGGGCATTCCCGACCATCATCCATCTTCACCATCAAAGTCTCTTTGGTCTTGCTTATGGCTATCACCTCTCCTACTCCTATCTGGGTATGGACTATATCGCCTAGCTTTATATTACATTTGATCATGGTCAAGCTTTTTATTAAATTCCTCTATCTTGCTCCTGTCTGTCTCCTTGGTCATCTTAGCCTCTTCCTTAAACATATCATACCCTTCCCGGATATTGTCGCCAACCATATTCTCTATCATCTCCCTTAGCTCATCGCTTCTTACGGCAAAAGATATCTGGAATGATTTACTTGTGCCTTTCATCAGGTAATCAATCTCCTTCTTACATTCTGTCATTAACCGATCCAGATTATCGAACTTAACGAACTTGGAGTTGCCATTGGCTTTTCTTACCCCATCCTTGAAATCCTCCAATATCCCGTTAAATACATCCGCCATACACATCATGGAATGTAGCCATACCAGCATATTGAATTTATATTCATTATCAGCATTATTCATCAAGCCTATCAAAGACTCACTTTTTGTCAACATGATTTTAGATTCTCGATCTACGATATCCTTTATCTCTTGCCGGTATTTCATGGCGCCAACGAAATCCATCTTAGAATAACATTCATTTGATTTCTCTACCAATTTCCTAATATCCTTTCTAGACATCAGAAGATCCAATACCTGTTTTTCTCTTTCGTTTTTATCCACGTTACTAAAATTATTTATTTTATTTATTAAATTCACATTCATATCACAAAATGTTTACTCTAACCGGGTTAAACGCCAACCCACTATCGATTATCCCACTGACGTAAGAATCATCGAATACTTTCCTACCAATTCCGATAGCTCCATTGATATCAGCATTTAGCAGCTTCCCAATAGAGCTTTGAAACAATCCTCGTTTCTTTCTTTTGCCTAAATAAACATCATGCTTGCACAGTTTCTCAAAAGCCAGATGATCTACTTTGGAGGTATAGGATTCCTCATTGGTTTGAAAGTTTATTCCAACCAATTTACATTTGTAAGAAATCTTATCAATTAGCTTGGAGAACGGAATCTCAACGAACTTCTGATTTATCCTCTTTCCTAGATTTACTCCATTCTTCCATCCTCTGTTTAACCCTACTACAAGACTACCAATATTATTGTCAATACAATAATTGACAATAAACCTGCTGATCTTATGGATATGATCATCTATCCAAAAATTCCTATAATTATTTAGCTGTCTAAGTCTCCTTGAAGTTCCCTTATCTCCAATGTAAGACATCAATCTAGCTCTCTTCTTATTATACCACTGATTAAAGGACTTGATAATCTTGCCGTTTACAATGAAAGGCTTGATACCTACATTGCTTATACATGTACATAAATTATTCAATCCCAAATCAATCGAAAGAACATTATCCTTATTCAGGTTTAGATTCTGTTCCTTCTTCTCATAAATCACCTCAACCACATAACAAGTGGCTTGTGGAATTATCCTAACCTGACATAATTTGTTATCTCCTATGTTTGTTTTGATTGGTTGAATTATGTTTTTGATAAAATGGATGCAACCATCGTTTTTCAATCTGCAAGCAGAAGTCGTAAAGACTACCATATTCTGCTTCTTACCTCGCTTGTACTTCGGCAATTTAGGTTCTGAGTTGAACTTAGAAGGATTCTTTTTATATTCCTTCTTTGATCTGATCCAAGATTTTGTTACCGAAAATACTTGAGCTACGACTTGTTGGGATACTACTGATGGTAGATTCCTAAAATCAACCTGATTCTCCTTACATAATTTAGTAGAAAACTCATATTCATTTATGTAATCTCCGGAAAATATACCTTGTCTGACATTGAAAAGAACATAATTATACAACAACCCGGATTTGAGGCAGATATCCTCAAATCGGTTGTCTTTTACGATATGTCTCTCAACTAATCTCATTTTTAATATCTTATGCCATAAATATAAACATAGTTTATGATACAAATAATTTATTCTATCATAACCAGTTATTTATTGACACAAATATAATTAAAGCCTAGATATTTACCTAGGCTTTTTAATAAAGTTAATCTTTTTTATTCTTTCTTTTTGACTCATCCCAATCCGATGAGTACCTGCATGTCCCTTGTTTGTGGATCGAGAAATCGCACCAAAAACACAAGGGCTTGGGGCGGGGTTCAAGGCAGGCCGGCTGACGTCCCATGAGGTAGCGCTTCTCGTACTTATACCCCTGTTTGGCGTCGTCCCAAACGTGAGCTTGATAGCTATCTATTTTATTTGTCTCAAAATCATACATATCAAGGAGAATATCGTTAAGTTCTTTGACCGATCTCTCTACTTTCTCCTTATCTACCTTCACGTTCTGATTGTCCAGCATGCGGGTAAAGAAATAGCTGCACATATCCGGCAATACCTTGTACTTTCTCAGTATGTAGAAGGCATATATTGGATGCTGGAGATTATGAAGCAGCTTATCCTCATCAAATAACTTCCTCCCGGACTTCCAGTCTATCGTATATATAGCTATCCTATCCTTTGTCTTATACTCTCCACGCCAGTCCACCGATCCTATGATATGTACCTTATCGTACGTCTCGCCATCCAAGGTAAGGGGCTTGGGTAGCTTATAAGGCAGGACGAAGTCCTCTTCCACGCCGGCCGGTCTCGACCCCCGGATTACCTTCTCCATTGGCGTAAGATCGGACCATACCTTCTTATAATTGCCAGCAGCATCCCTCTCAAACAATCCTACAATCCATCTTATTAGCCTAGCCGCATGTTGCATGGACTCGATTTGGGATTTTACGCTATCGAAATGAATCTGCTCTATATCGGCGTAGTAGTTGAATGCCTTGCTCATATCCTCATAAGAAGGCCTGCATCCGTTCTTGAAGAAATACTCCATCGTCTGGTGGATAACCGTACCATATGACGTAGCCTCATGCTTCTCCGTGGATCTATTCCCTTCCACGTAAGTCTTGTACCATTTATATGGGCACTGGACGAACGTGTCTATCTGCGAGTAAGAGGCGGCGAGAACCTTCTCTCCGTTTATAACCTTACATAACAAATTATTCTCAGGTATTACCATAAAGCTTATCTATTTTTATGTCATGTCCGTATAAGTCCATTAACAGGTTTTGTAGATGGTGAAGATTCTTAATCTGAATAGGATCGCTTAGATCGTCTTCCAGATCCCTAAGGCTAAGATAATACCCATCATCAAAAATTTCTATAGATATTCCGTAGCCTCGATATACATCCCGCCCCTTATCACGCTTGAAATAGATAGTATCAAGTATATTATCATTTATCTCAATAGGCATGACATCATCTTCCCCGGAATACCATTTCATTATCCCATCATCAACCTCACGTTCAAGGATCAATGACTTACTTTCATTACGCATACCAGTAACGCACCCTACCCTCCATATATTGCCAGCCTTGTCTTTTACAAGATCCCCTATCCTTAGTTCTTTAGCCGAAATCATACTCGTCCTCCTCGTTATTGTCGTCATCGCAATCATCGACAAGAGGGGTCTCTAGCCCCTCTTCCCAATCATCATATCCAAAGTCCATTACTTACTCTCAAGCCAATCGTATAACATATCCACAAAAATCCCTACAGTTAGTTCATCGACAGATTTATCACCAAAGATATCATCCGGTATCCTTATATTCATCTTTTCTTCAATCCCTATCAATACCTCTAATAAATCAAATGGATCCATAGCTAGATCAGATGAAAAGTTACTGTCTTCTCTTACATCGTCAATTACCTCTATATTATTAATGTAATTGAACTCATGCATTTTTTCGAATATCTCTTCCCTCGCTATCTCCAATAACTCATCTCTTTTCATAATCCTTTAAATAATCGTACAACATATTTGTAAGCTCTCCTACCGTCAATTCGTGATAAGGCTTGACATCAAGTACTTCATCAGGTATACATCTACCAGTTCTCTTCTCTATTTCCATTACGACTTCCACGAAATCAATGGAATCCATGGTCATATCCGCACCCAACTCATCATTATTGGTTATCGATTCAGGACGATTAAACCCATTAAATTCACCTACCTTTTCGAATATCACTTCTTTTATCATTCTCAATAATTTATCCTTTTCCATAATCTAAATCTACATTTTTAATCTTCTACCTAATTCTTTTTTTATATCTGATATCCTTTCGATATCCATCTTAACATCTCCAGTAATAGTATATTCCTTATCCATCTTCTTAGGAGGATTCGGCAACCGGCTTATGGCGAACAACCATGCCAGCTCCTTGTTCTTATTCTCCCTAAGATATAGATCGGATGTCATGCCATACATTTTTATGATCGTATCGAATAACGTTGATTCCGATAAGCTCATATGTACGCTATAGACATTTGACGGCTTCCATATCAAGTTATCTAACCTCATCGTATATTCACGCTTGAGGTCTATATGGGATATCACGGCCCTTACTATAGGCTCTTCCTTGAAATTCGTGTTAGCCACGAACCAGATAAGCCTTTTCTCCACCTCCTTGACAGCTCCCGTATCCTTACCCATATCGTTATATACCCCAACGATACGGTCCCGGATCCCCTCGACCTCCGGTGTCAGGCCGGGTGTCTCTATCAGCATCAGCAGCGACCCTCCCCTTGGCGTTATCTTCCACTTCCCATTCTTCTGAAGCTCAATATAACCAGCCGCCTTATAGCTGTCTATCTTCTCCTTAGGAATAACGTTAGCCAGTTCCTCTTTTTGTCGGATCATCAGAAGATACCCGACATCAGACATCGTTAACCCGGATGTCATCATCTGCTCGAAATTTATATACATACGTAAATAAGTTAAAATATTGACCTGATCTTTCTATCTATTCTCTCTAATATATCAGGATGATCATTATCGCTATATATGTCTATCAATGTCTTGAGTATGCACAGCCTTTTATCTCGTTCATCCCAGTTAAACCAAAAGCTATTGAGATGCTTATCTATAGGTTTAAACATCCTTAACTCAGGTATAAGCTCATATGCCAGATCATCATCATGCGCTAATCCAAGCATATCCGCCGATTCGACTATAGCTATACACATGCAGTTATCGCTGTAATTATTTATAGAATCATAAGCCTTTGTCAATACCCTAAGGCCGTCTGCTTTCGACAATCTCTTTTCCTTTTTCATATTGTTTCACTGTATAAGACTCGTTGGCCATACTAACCCTACCAACTGATATGGATTGATTTATAGACTGGTTAAGGTGTCCTACGACCGACATCTTAGCCCTAACCGTATTGGCGCATCTTAGAAGGATTCGATAGTCCTCTAAAGCCCGCTCGTACCTTACGTCCACCCTAGCCCTTTTATCAGCATCAGTCATGCTCTTGCATGTTCCGTCTTCTCTCAGGCTTATAGCGATCTTGTCCCGTATGATCCTGATATCATCCTCGGCTATCACCAGTTCGGCGTCAAGAACCCCCTTGTATGAGCTAAGAAGATCCTCTACCGCTACAACCTCCCGCTTTAGATTCTCCAATTCCAATACCATAGAGTTGTCGTTCATCCTCTTATACTCCTGAACTTTTTTGGATACCTCCTCACAAATGTTAATGATCTCCTTTTCCCGTTCCCGGTTGATGATATATCTGATGCTGTATTCAGACATCTCCTTTAAATAGGATATAATCTCCCGTATGCCCATCTTATTCTCGGTGGAGAAGTTGGCTTTTAACAACATCTCCATGCCTTTCATAATAACAAGCAAATAATTCTTTCTAAGTCTCATGATTAATATGGTGTTTCGTCATGTACTACATTAAAATCATCGCTAGGCGGTATGTATTGCTGCTCCAATGGAATACTGGGAGGCGGGGGCGGTAGCGTAACGACTGTCGTATCCGGCCTGCCGCTGCCTACGGGGGCGTCCGTGCCTCCTGGTCTTTCTTGGCGCACCACCCCTCCATCAGGATAATATCGCTCATATCCTTTCATAATATCTACATGTATCGCATCAATCTCCTCTAATGATCTTTGACGGACTTTTACTATATGATGGAATATAAGTCCATCTACACGGAAAGAGCGCCTTGATTCACTCTTAAAACGTTCCAGATTAGGATACCAGCCTTGCGGGAATTGCATGTATGATGAATATCCGTATCTTTTTGGGATATTCAACGCTACCATAGCCGTACACAATTGCCCCAATGTGTCTGATTGATAGAAATCAGATTGTTTTGGCATATGATCCTTAGGATCCCGTCTTCCCTCAATATCACGGTTAAGTTGTGATATTATAAGAAAGAATATATTGGGAAAAGTTCTTTTAGCTATATTACACATGGTTATCAGACTATCTATATTCCTCTTAGCGTCACCCGTGCCTTGTATAAGAGCTGTATGATCTATGGATACAAATACCATTTTCTTATCCTTGTTCGCTGGCATATAACTATTCCATAAGAAGTTCTGAAGCTCGTCTACTGTCGATGGTTTAGGAATGTATGTTATTCTGCTGGAGTTTTCCTCCTTAAGACATTTCTGCATTTCCTTTATCTCTTCATCAGACATCTCGTTAAGGAGAATATCTTGTATATCCTTTCCCATTTTTTTTGATAGTGAACGTAACATCAAATCCTCTGGATTCATTTCAAATTCACATCTGAGCCATACATAATCATCAGCTTGGGGATTGATATTAACATTCATTACATTGCTCATAATCTTCTGAGCCAAATAAGACTTGCCAACTCCGGGCCTAGCGCCTATAGCCACCGCATGTTGTGGGTAGAACCCGCCCAGTAACGCCTTGTCAAGATAAGCGTATCCAGTACGAGCCGGGAGAAGCTCTCCCGACTGATACTTTCTTATCCTCTCATAGGCATCCATGATAATCTCCTTGGATGACCTCCATATCCTATCCTCACTCATCCTCTTGCGTTTCTATCGCCAGCCGTATCGGATTTAGACCCTCTGTTAGCTGATCTTGATTTATATCTAAGTCCTTTAGCCGTATGGCATAAATCCTTTCCCTTCCGATAGGCTTTACCTTTCAACTTATCGGTCTTGTAGTTCTTGCGACCCAACTCCCGTCTCTTGGCTTTCTGCTCAGGGCGGGCGTTGATCTTCTTATCCGTCTCGGCTTTCTTTCTTCTGGCCTCCGGATGTGTCCTATAGTATTCAGTCGATCTCCCCATCCTCGTCCTCCTCGTCATAATTATAATCCTCTACGATAATATCCTCTCCATCTAAATATGAGGCTTTATCTCCGAGTCTGCTTCTCATGCTCTCGTAAGGATCATCTCCGTCCTTTATCTCCCACACACATACGTATGGACCTATTATATCACTAAGCATCTCTGCCCGGTTCTCGCTGATGCCTTTTTCTATCATCTTATCCTTGCAATAAGATTTGTTGTACACCGATCCTCCAACATAAAATTCTGTTGGCTTATGAATAAAAATTACTTTCATTTTTTATTCTATTGATATTATTGCCCAAATTTATTTGTTTTCACCTACATAATCTCCATAACTCATGTCTGTATCACAGACTACCGTATTGGTTGTATTGTCTACCACATGAAACAGAAACTCCGGGCATCCGTGGCAGGCGTTACTCCCGATCGCCACCGCTCCGTGCCTAGAGCAAGCCTTACCTATCGTGGTACCCTCATGTATCTGTATATGGTTCTTCCCATATACCTTGATATGTCTCATAACATTAAGCAATGATAATAAGGACATCTTATACGGAGACACATGCTCTTCTGGTATTCCTAGCTCACTGGATAACTCTTTGTAAAAGTTTTTCCTTTCATAACTCGACTCTTTCAAGAACCTATCGATCTCAATAGCTGTTATATCCATGGCCCTAAGAAGCTCTGGTTTCGCCAATCTCCCTACTGGTTTACCCATCGAATCAGACCTCATCCAAGCCCCACACTTCTCGCACCCTACTTGCTTCCCCTCTACCGTATTTATCATAGTGGACGGGTTCTTGCAGTATGGGCATATGGACCCGTTTAACATAGCTTTCTGGGCTAAAGACAATTCTTTCATACCGTCTCCTCCATCTTAACATTAAATAGATTGCAGAATCTATTAAAATTCTTGTTTTCTATTTTCATGTCCTCCTCATACCTGTCAATTGACTTGATGAAATCATTGTAACAGTCCTTGCACATCCATTGATTGATCACCGCCACGTAATAACCTACGGATGTAGGTCTGTTACACATATCGCAAATACCTAAGCACCCATATCTGGTAAGCTTATCCATCATCTCCTGTCTTGTTATTTCAAGCACCTTGAATCCCTTGTAATTATCAACTACCTTTGCCATTATTGTAAATTTGTTTAATTATAAAATAATCCGCTATATCCATCCCCTCATCTATATTGGGTTTTGATTCTAGAAAATCACTTATCTCTATATTCATCCCCCTCATATCCTTGTCTACCTTCTTTCTCCATTCGTTGAAAGCGTCGCCCTTATCCGGGTACAGGACTATCCGCCTCCTACCCAATGTCTCTACCATCTCCCTCTTCAACATATGGATACCGCCACAGGCCATGAACAACCTACTAGGGTACACGATGTTGCAGATAACAGCCGTCTTCTCTGACTCTACTATATACACCGGAGCGTCATTGGGATAGAAGTTGATAAGGAACTCCCCGAACAGGCATTGCCTAAGCAGGTAATCCTGACCGTCCAGTATATGCACCCAACATACATGATCCATGGGAACCTTTACCCTCTTCCCGTCAGGCCCGTAGTCCATTATCTTCCCGGTCCGCACCACCCAATTCTTATCCAGTTGCCAGAACACACAGCACTTACCCCAGTCCCCGAATCTCATCATCCCCACCTTATACAAGTTAAATGCCCTATTGGTATGATACGATCCGAAGATATTGGATAGATAATCTTGAAGATCGGATGTCTCGAAAGGATTAAGGGTCTCAAACATCTTGTTTACTGGGATACAGTTGGCTATATCTGGGTTCACAGGAGGCCTGTATCTTCTTAGCACTTTGTTAGAATCGGTAAAAAGATCATTGCTCCCAAGCTCATTGCCTGTTGGATATTTAAAATAACCACATTTATTTTTGTGATCACATACCCCAAACTGCTCCCCTACTATCTGTCCGGTGGTTACATCTACGTACGGCGTAAAGCATCTATCCCTGCCGCATTGCGGGCACGTCAGCTTTCTTCTTGGCTTACTATGATCCAATTCATATCTGTGAACGCTCTTGTCAAATTCCCTAAACTCCATTATCCTATCCTCTCACTCATGATTCGATAAATATAATCTCTCAGTGATTCTTTTCTTATCAAGTTATTCAATTCAAAATCACTTTCTATATCCAAAGATCCTATTCTTGATGTAACCGTATAATTGGTTTTCTCGAACTTATACTTACCTTGGAGATATACGACTGTAGCCATGTTAAGTATAGGATTATCAGTTTGTCTCTTCAGTTTATATTGGCTTGTCTTGGCGGTAGGATCACCCGGAGCGAAGTTATAGATCTCCTCTATCTCCAATATCTTTCCGTAGTTCTCCATTATCATTCTTCTATATAACTCAAGCTGGAAAGCATACTCATCATAAAAATTGCCTTTCCTGTTTGATTTGAAGTCCAATATAGCAAATATCCTCCTGCATCTCTTTATCTTCTTTTTCTCTGTCTTAGGTTGGCCTTTCTTGGCTCCAGTCTTGTAGAGCTCTCCTGTCTCGACCTCTATCTCCACCATCTCCGGCTCGCTATCCATCTCCACCACGGCATCCACAGAGGAAGCCACTTTCAATCTCCTTGACCTCAACATCTTCTCAATCAACACAGGTTTTACATGTCTTTCTTTACAGAATATAGCGAATGATATTAGATCTTCTATCAACTCATCCATATTATCCACTAATATCCGCTCCATCCTATACTTGTCTATTCTCAACTTAGCTTCCTTGACAGCTTTTCTTATCCATGTTGGAATCAGTTTTATCTTAACTCCAGTCAGATACAATCCAAATAAGTAATGCATGATCGTACCCAAGTCAGCCCGGTAGTTGGCGTACTCGTCTGGATCCTTACCCTTGAGTCTCATCTCATTTTTCCATTTTTCTAATGCCCCGGAAGTATCACAATACCCATTAGCGATATTGTTAGTAGCCCCATCATATATGATAGGGTATCCATCAGCTCCCATTTCATAATAAACACGCTTGCCAGCCACGGTCATTCTGTATAAGACTGGTGTCGGGATATCCTTGATCCATTCAGCGGCATAATACTGTTGCTCAGTTTCCAGATCATACTCAATTTCTATCTCCTCATCAGGTTCTTTTTTAGGCTCGTCAACAGGCTTTTCTTCCTCATAGATATCTTCCTTCGGAACCGTTGATAAAACGTCTAATATGCCAAAGAATGCGGTAAATTTAGGATCTGTATGATATGCCCTTAATATTGGAAGTGATGATCGCCAGTAATATGATGGCGCATACTCATCCATCCCTTTATCAGGATTCGCCTTTATTACCACTCCATCATCCGTGATGACCATATGATGCCTTTTAGATAAACGGATCCTCATGTCATCAAACGATTCCTGATCGCTTATGACTTCCATAATCGTTCCGTTATTATATATCGTGTCACTTATAGCCTCGTATCCGAGAGCTAGAAGTAATCTTTGTTTTCTTCTATCCATAATAATAATCTGGTTTTTAATTTACCATCCTCCTCGACTTTAGGTGCGAGATCCCTCATCTTTTTGGCCACTAAAAGCCATGTGTCACCGAACTCCTCTAAAAGCCGATCAAAATCCATCGTGTCTAGCAGATAGTCAAACCTCGTGTGTTCGTCTATCGTCAAATAAATAACATTATCATTATCCTCAGCGACAGACTTATATCTTCGTTTAGGATATAAGTGGCATATATTGCCTACTCCGGGGCATGGTATATACATCCCCGTAAGGGATCTTCTTACCATACTTAATCTTGCCACATGAGCGCCAAAAAAGATGCTGAGGCTTCGTCCCTTCGGCTTGGCCTTCACCCGTATCGCCGTCCTTCCCTTTGGCGGTAGTTCCCTAGCCCGGCACGCAGGGCACAACCCCTTGCTCCTTATGGCTACCATCCTGCCGCACCTCTCACATGGTAACATCCTACCCTTCATGCTTTTTTCTTTTTATAACTTTTATTAAACTCCATGAGGCTCATGGCTCTATATCTCTTAAGCCTATCTATTTTGCCCTTCGTCCAATCCTGATCCTTGAAATTGATGATCGTGTCGAATATCTGAGCTAGTTCCCGGATATTAAAACTCCTGTTTTGTATCTTCTTATAGAACCCCGATCTGCTATATCCTAATTTAGAAGCTAGATAAGTTTTGTTAGACAATGTGAGGATACGATAAATCGTACCCTCCATCTTGCTTATCTCCATCAACTTCTCGGCGACGGATGATGTGGTCTCATAGCTAGCTTTATTGCTTACTATTCTCATGTTTCTCCGGATTCCTGATCTTACCATCAAACTCATAGAAGTCCATCAGTTTCTTCTCTTCCTTGATACAAGTGACAACGAAATCTGATATGGTTCCTTTCATGCCTTCCTCGAAATTCTTTTTGGCATGATCAAGGTCATTGGCCCGAACGATGTAGTTAAACGCCTTGCGTTTCTCATTGCCCGATTTCTCGTCTATCGTAATATAATCAGCCGTGACCTTATAGAACCGGTCTCCATCCATGGCGAATAATTCCGCTATCCGGAATCGTTTGATATCAACACTAAACTCACCGGAGATAAACGGTCTCATCTCCTCTATGATTCTAGCTTCACACTCGGTATAAGAAAGAGCATCTACTAAATATTCTTCCTTAACCTTCTTCTTCATGCCATTCCCGGCATCGGTCTCATAAGAAACCGTACATTTAAACCAATTGTGCATCTTATTAATCTATGTTGTTGTTAAACAATGGGTAATCCTTTATCCCCTCACGAATATATCTTTCCGTATCATCATCCACGTCATAAGCTTTCTTAAAAAACGTCATAGCCGTATTCGTATCATGATCCACCAACGGAAGATATTCCTTTACAAAAAGGAATCTAAGATGATTCATATGATCAATCTTATTTCTTACATCGATTACCTTCGACCAGATCTCGGCATGGATTTCACTCATTCTTTTTATACCCTTCTTGTATTTATCTACCTGATCTTTATACTCCTCCTCAATCTTATTATTCTTGTCCTTTATAGATTTGTAGGATTCCTCATCTTTCGTATCAAACATTGGAATATGTTTGATATTGATTATATCCAACTTATTATATATCTTATCATTGGATATAGTGAAATCGTATGTAGTCTTGTATAAATCAAACTTACTTAAGAACTTAGCTATTTTAATAGCATCATCCTGATTAAAAACAGCTATGCTCAATCCTTCTAAAAGGTAGAAGAAATTAGATGGAGAAATAGGTTTGTAGTCGTATGTCTTCATAACTGGAGGTTCGTCCACAAACCTAACACCCTCCTTAGCGCATCTTGTTATGATCAATCTATCTATCTGCTCGTCAGTAAGATCATATATCTCCTGATCGGTCATCTCATTAATTGTCTTCATCGTCATCCTTCTCCATCATTATAGCCTTTGCCGCCTTTTGTTTATAAACCTCACTCATAAGGCAGGTAAAATCCATATCATCCATACCAGCCATAACATTGGCTTCTACTTCCAAATTCATCTCAATGTTCATTACCGAGACTTCATAGTTACTATCATCTTCTTTATAGAAAATGACTTTGCCACCATACTCGAAACCATCATCTTCGGTCTTAACCATATCGATGATCTTCTCCAATTTCTTTACAAACTCACTCTTTTCCATATATATAATTTTTATGTGTCTACAAAAGTAGACATTTTGTTTTTGAATTAAATTAAATAAACATTATTAATAGTTAATACTATCCTTTCTCCTATCATTCATATTTATTCTTTGGTAATTATACCCTAACATCTGCTCCATCTTCTTTAACCCAATTAACCGTATCGCAATGCCAGCAATACCCTGTCTCAGAATCCTTTTTATGAGAATGGGAACCACATGTAGCGCACCAATAATTATCATCTATATTGTATGTGTAACTTTTATCCTCATGCATCTTATCTATTCTAGCTACCCTATCTTCCAATAGATCCTTTAGATAATGGCATTCATAAGGCCTATCTTCTTCCCTTAATATATAAACATCTATGTCCATCATATTCCCCATCCTGTCCGTGCACATCAGCTCGGCGGCATGACGTACATTCCCTTCCGGCATCCCCGGGACTATCTCCCGGATCACCGCCTCCATCTTCTCTTGGTATTCGGTGTCTACCTTAACCACCAAATCCTCTAATTTATCTATTAAACTCATGATCTTTTTACCTTTTTATATATAACGTCTATATCATCTTTCCTATCTACATCAATACAATGGGTATCCTTACAGTAATAATTCTTACTATTATTAAATGCGCATCCTTCACAACTAGCGTCACTGGATTCAACCACCTCCAGTTCTACTTCTTTCGAATCGATATTGTATTTAAATATAGATCCTATCTTATGATATCCTATATCATCCAAGATTATCTTATCGTCTTTATTAAATACCATCTGAATAATAAATGATTCCATTTTATCATCCGAACCATTCTTGTCCAATAGCATCTCACACTCATTTCTATCAAATCCGAATAACTTTATAAAATATTTTGCCATATCGTATTGCTCCATATGTACCAATCTTTGTATGCATAACCATATTCCTTGTCTTATGCCTTCTTCCTTAGCCTCTTGCACTCTATCTCTCATATTATTTTGTATTAATTAAGTAACAATATTTCTCTTCGTTCTATTTTGATCATCTCCGGATTATCGTCATGATCATACCAATATAGATACCATGTACCTCCTCTATTAGCCTTCCACATCTTCCCTTCATATTTCCCTGATGGGATTGTCAATGAATATTCCCTAAGACCCTCAAAGGTTTGTTTGGTCATTAAGGCATACTCTTCATCGATTTCTATGTACCTCCTATGAGGTTGATTCCATGACATCCCACGCTTATCCGTTATCTTGGGTATTATATTTTCTCCATTCATGATGCTTTGTAAATTATGTATTAACTATTGTATATCTAACACTCTCCCCATCTTCCCTTTCGCATCCCAAGCAACCTGATTTTACGCAATTATATATATATAATTTTCAAAAGCGCATCCCGAACATCTATCACACTTATCTACTCTTAATGTCATTTCAGACATACCAACTTTATAGTTAAAGACTTCCCCTATTTTATGATACTTAATATTTATACATATAGTATCGTTTTCACTTATAGTACTGCCTTCACTTATCATATTCTCACGTCCAAACATATTGTCAATAAACTTAATCATCTCATCATTGAATGATTCGCTTTCTTCTTGCAGCTTCCTACATTCATCCTCGGTCAATCCACAAAAAGACACCAGTTCCTCTGCGGCCTGCGTCCAGCGCCCGGCATAGACTAGCTCCTGAACCGCCAGCCATATTCCTTGGTTCATACCCTTCTTTCTTTCGTTCTCATCCATATTTATCCCTCCTATTCACTCATTTTTTAACAAAATCTTCCCATGACATGTCAACGTCATTGTGATGTTTACAACAAGCATTCTGTATTCTCTCTATCAACGGAATGAACCATAACTGAGTTAATCCGTAACGAGTCTGAATTATTCTACATAGATTTATTTTTATTATCTCCATGTCATGGATATCAGGAGATGTATTGTCGTTCTCACATCTATCCAATATCGTTTGAATTATAGCCAAATAATGATCCATATCTTAAATTATTAATCATATTACCATTTCCCATTCCCTGGCGTAAACAGTATCTCCCCTGTCCTCACCCAATGATTCCAGTTATTTTTAAGTTCATCAATATCATACACCTCAGCCGACTTACCGTTATCAGATCTTTTTATGACCGACATAATACTTTCCGCTCGCACGCTCCAATGACTATAACAGTCTGTTCCGCACCCGCACGCCGTGAATCTCCCGTTATCGAACTCCCAGACCAGAGGCCGGAGGCCGCATCGTGGACACGGCAACCATTCCATTGGATTCTCCGGCTTCTTGTAAACATCAATACACTTATACTCTACTGTCATAATTAGTTCTATTAAATTGATCTGATCTTTTGATCTCTCATCTCATTCTTATCCTTGAACATCATTATCCTATTTACAATCCCCTCCGATTCCATGTACGTCGAGAATCCATGTATTCTTAGATATTGGATGGCTGATAATGATTTTTCTAGCACATCTTTATATCCTACATCTATCTTAACTTCTTTACCCATAGTCCTCCTCCATTTCTCATATCCAACTTCTACTCATAACACTATTATAATCTATTCCATTATTCATAACCACTTTATTAAAGGCCTCCTCGGTATACGCCAAAGACTCGCCCCTATTAGCTCTCTCGATATTTTCGCTCATCATCCCCATAGCCTCGATCAAGGCCGCTGATGAGTTGGCTATTAACTTAGCCGCTTCCATTATCTTATTATCATCCATAATCATATTACTTTAACTTCCTCGTTCCACAAATGTCTTTCATATACCATGGTTGTTCCTATTAGGATTCCGGTATCTTCTCCCCAATATTCAAGTATTTGATTCCTGAATTTGTGACGCAATTTTTGTATTCCTCCCTTGTTTTTATCATAAGAAGAGTAATCTGATAATCTTACTGTCTCCATCGTTTACCTCCTTCATTTGTTCGTATGCCAATCTTTCAAGTTCCGGCATGGTGTTTGTTTCTTCTTATTTTCCCCCATACTTATTTCTCATTTCATTAATATAGCTCATATACCAATCTTTTATATCCTCTTCACTATCCATGCTATACTCTTTATTGAATGGATCGTATCTGATAAACTCCTCTGTTCGGCAGAATGGGCATGGAATTTCTTCCAATGGCTTGATTAGAACACCATCATCACCTACATTATCCAGATCATACAATATGCCATCTATGCAAGTTGCGTCTGGATAATTCGCACCGAAAAGCGGAAATTCTGGACATGTGTTTCTCATGCTTGTACTATTCAAATTCGTTCTCATATTCCTTTCTCCTATCCACTTCCTTTAAATTCAAACCATCAGGTGTCAATATCTTCTTTTCCAACAAATCAAAGAGAAGCATCGCCCTTGACTCCGCCTCTGTTTCCCCAAATCCGCTATACACTTCTGTTGGCGAATCGTAGGCATTGTAACGAACATAGGCGGCTTCGTAATATCTACTATCCCTATTCGGGAAATATTGTGTCAACTGCAACCATTCATCCCATATTTTTGATTTACTGACATTTATCATACTTGGTAGTATCTCTCCAAGTTCATGACTCATATAAGCCGGTATGAGGTCGCCTTCTTTTCTATATGAATACCTCATTGTATTTTGCACGACTGAATCTATCTGGGTTTCCCCTCCTTTCATCTCTTTCACAAAATAAAATTCCGACTCCGAATTTACGCCCAACTCATGCAACTTTAGCGCAAGCTCATAAGGGCACATAAAATTTTGATATTTCATGTTATTCTATATTTTCGTTTCTGTAATCCCCTGCATAGTCTAACCATACCCTGTAATCATTTCTGTACTTGGTCGCCTTTATTTTCATATTCCGGGATATATTCTTATTCACATTTTCGCCAAGTACACTCCTTAGCTCCCTCTGTAAGACCGCCCCGATAAGAGGATAGACGTCCAAATAATTGCCTTCACACTTTTCGAAATCTATTACCTTGTTCCCTATTGCCCGTTCCAATGCCTTATCCATTGCCTTTACGATGGATTCTTGTACATCTTTATATCGATTGATAAAATCCTGTCTTATAGATACCATATCTCCTTCTTTAATACTCATATTTTCTTACGTATTTATATGTTATTTTATTACTCAACCAAGCCAACGGGCAAGGGCTGCGCCTTGCCTTCCCCGACCGCCTACCCATATACGCCGGCTCCACCGGTAACGCTACCCATGACATCTTGGATGTCTCTCCCGTAAATCTGATAGTGATTGCCATAGCTCTCAAATGTTAGTTGATATCTGTTTAATCCCATCCTAATTGTCTCGCAACACCCTCCATCTCGCTATATGCGATCCTGTGACATCCAGCAACCAATATATCATTCTTATAGCTATTGATCTTCCATTTGTGACCGGTTGTATCCAATACCATATCGTGTTGGAATTTACTGCCATTATGGAAGAACTTTATCAATTTCCAAAGTCTCTCAGCCTCAGCTCGTCCTATCTTGATATTCTTGCTAGTCTCAATTATGCCATTCTTGATGCGAAGCCATACGTTAGGCTGGTCATCCTCCAAATAATAATGTAGATATAATTCCAGAATCTTGCCAGACTTCCACATCTCGATCTGTTCTTCAAATTTTTTCTTGCGATCTTCTTTTTCTTTTCTTCTTTTTTCAAAAATTAAAGCCTCTTTTTTCGCCTGACTATCTTTCCATCTCTGACATCTGGCCACATACCCAGCCCACGTTCCTTCACCACAAATCTCATCTACTATCACATTGGTCGTCCCTAAAGTTTCTAACGCTTGATGATTTAGCAATACCTCAAACACACGCTTTAACTCATGGACATATTCACTTTTAATCTTATCCGATTCATAAGATAACGCATGTTTAGTTCCAATCCAGTTGTTTGCGCTCTTTTTAAGAAGGCTCTTGGGAGTACCCATATTAAAGAACTCAATATAATCCATTAGACTTCTAAATACTCCCCAAACATCTCTATAAGACAGGCTTGTTCTAACCTTCTTGTATTTCTCGATAACCTCTTTGATAAGCTCCAATCGACTGGTGATAAAAGCCATGCTGCCATCATCAGACATATTATATCCAACAGAAAATACCTTTGAACCAGTTGGTATTGCACTACGAACACAACGTTGATGTTTACAGGTAGAAGAAGAATAATACTTATCGTTAAGCAAATACGCCTTTTCACCACACTTATTTCTTACGATTCTTCCAACCTCAAAATGATAACCATAAGAATAAATACTTCTACCTTCAAAGAAAAGATTACTACCTCTTGCGGATTCTTTCTTTTCGTTTGCCCACAAATGAGCGACCATAGAGTTGTTCATATCTATTAAGTTTTGAGTGTTAACTATTGATTATACTTGCTAAAAATAACATCGACACAAGTTCCGCCAATAGCGTTTGCGTCATTATACGAATAAAAACCTTCTGTTCCCCAATCCACACCAACTGGACAGCCATCTGCATGTTTTACAAAGTCATCAACTTCTTGCGCTTCCTCGTTAGATATTCCAGTGTAGTCACCATTAATCAAAGCCCCAATCCAATAAATCGGAAGCCTATATCTTATTATCTCTATATTCATAATCTCATCAATTTACAATGTGAATTTTCAAATACGGGAACCATCCCATGCGCCCTGAAATACTCGGTCGCTATTTTAAAAGCGTACAAGGCAGGTCTTTCCTGGATATTTCGTGTTGTCTCATAAAGAGATATTGGCTGGCAAACATAGAATTTCTCATTACCAAGACATCCAAAAACCCCATCCAAATAACTTTCATCACAATTAGTGCCTCCCAGTATCAACAAATCACATCCTGTCTTTCGTGTTCCGAGAATAAATATCTTGTTCTTGTTTTCCGGAAGCATGAATATTTCCTTATCAATCTTAAACCAGTCAATCTGGCAACTCTCTACATCACGGCGAACAATCTCGTCAATCTCACGGGCATATTCTTCTTGTGTTTTCATACTATTTCATTTAATGAACCAACATACACATCCCCATTCTCATAATAGAGTCGATCTTCATACTGATTATGATGAAGCTCTTCACGTATAGCGCCTTCATTGTCAGCCCAATACTCATACTCCTCATGCCATGACTTGAAGAAATTATCATAACATTGTCTCATCAGATCCTCTAAAGAAAAATCCTCCGGATAAGTACACCATACATTGTAATAATCAATTATAGGTTTCAGGAGATAATAATCATAACACATCCCTGTCAATGGGCAATTATCTCCATAGTCAAACATCACCCTACTATACTTGTGCCTGTATTTGTATTTCCCATCAATATATTTACCTGACGTGGAGAAATACTTGCCCTTGATAATATATGGCATAATATTGTTGTTGATATATCTGAACAGTAATTTACCGCATAGATTCTCAGGGAATATATCACGATGATAATCTGTAGGGTGTTCATAAATAGGATCCTTGTATTTAAACTCATAACTAAAATCATATCTCTCGTATCCAACTTCCCAATCATAAACCTCAGTATCTGTCATATCCTCAAAGGCTTTCATTGACTTTTTATAGTCTACGCCATAAGCATCCATACATTGCTCCATTACATTCCAGTGCTCACGCTCTATGATCCTTTCTTGTGAGTCTTTTGACAGCTCATCAAACTCATACAGTTTTAATACAATCTTTTTCATAATCCCTCCTCTTTTAATATAATTAGATCCCTAACGTCAATCGAATGACATACGTACCTCCTTATGTTCACGCTTAGGGATGATCGTGGCTATTCTCACGAACCACCACAATCCAGATTCAGATATCATTCATCCTTTATCTTTACGAATGGGTTTTCTACATAAAACTCCACTACATCCTTAGATTTTATAGATGTCACTATACCGGTGGTATCCACAAATCCATCTGTTTCATCCATTGTCAAATCTTCTATTTTATCTCCCGGCAGAAAACAAAGATTATAGTCTTGATCAATATACATAATCATCTTTAACCTAACCATGTCATCAATGATGCCTTTCATTCTCTCCACAACATCTAATTGATCATTAGTAAGCATTAATTTACTTTTTGAAGATTTTACTAATCTCATGTCTCCATTCTTGTCAACTACAGTTAAGTCATTGAATTTATACACATCTTCACATGTTCTGTAATATGTTTCCTTACAATAAATTTTTCCTTTATTATCTATTTCAACATCAAAATATTCCAACTTATCCTTGACAGCTCTTCCGTTTTTGTATTTCCACACATCACCTATTGGAATGAACCCATATAATGACTCAAAAACATCATATATTGATAGTCTTGTCTTAGGAATGCTCTCGCCCTTTTTAAAACATTCTTCGGACGAATAAAATAATTTCCCATCTAATGTCTTCTCAGTCCTACATCCTCCCCATGTTCCTACATATCTAACTACTCCATATGTAAAACTGATCAAGATCTTATCAATCTCAAACCACTTTAATCTTCCTGACATATCGTCAAAAAGATATCCACTCTCTAGATAAACCGATAAATGCTCTCTTATTTCCATAACAATTTATTTTTTAATTAAACAACATCATTTGCCTTGATCGCTATCAGTCTCAATACTCCTCTAAGTATCATGGTTTTCATGATACAACTCATAATATTACATTGAACTTCTCATTTAAACTATCTAAAGCTCTTTGATACTCCTCTTCCTTGTCGAACTTAATTTGAGTACTGTTCTCCAAACCAAAGGACAGGGTGAAGGATATAACCCAGCCCGATCCGTCCACGGCCTGCCCCTTGGGCCCCCACGACATCACCTGCTTCTTGGATATATACCAATTTCCTATCTGCACGAAGTCAGGATAGTTGTTAATCAAATACCTTATCTGAATATTCAGATAATCCATATTATCAAAATAAATTATGTGATATTTGTTTCTTATCCTTATCTTCAAAAAGGGATTATCCCCGTAATACGCAGCGAAGGCTGACACCACGGAGATAGGATATCTAACCCCTTTTATTATCACCCATTTCATATACAATACCTCCTTATATTAAACTATTTAATATAAATTCATCTTCCTCCGTTCTCTCATTCATAGGCTTATTTTGTACCGTTTTGACAAGATCAAGCACCTCATCCCAAGTCCTTTCTGATAGCGTCCCATTATTTATGCCACAACACCTACATCCGCTAGAAAATACCGGTATCATACTTCCATCACACATCCTAACGAATTTATATCCTACATATTCATCGCATAAGGGACATCTTCTTACTGGGATAAACCTTATTCTACCTCTATTAATGATACTTATTAATACCTCACGATTCATATTATTCCCTTAATTTACGTTTAACCTCCTTAATATATTTAGGGGAATGTAGTCCCCTATGCAATCTTATAGCCCAATCTATATCCTTTTTAGGATTATGATGAGATTGATATATCTCGAACATTTCCCTAGCCTTGACAGGATTCGTTCTGTCACGATACCTGTACCGCTTTTTCTCTCGTTTAAGGCGTAATATCCTATTAACCTCATCAACGTATATCCTTTTCATTTGCCACCTCCCTAAAGCCCCGGAAGTGGCGTTATATGCTCGATCGTCATTCCTTGACTCCACGAAAGACAGGGCGGCCGCCAGCTTATCCCATACCCGTGCCTCTACCACGGCAGGGCTTGGGGCGTGGGGCAGACCACCGTTCCCTTTTGGCGGTGTTAATATTATCATCGCCGTCACGAGTAAGCATCTTATCATACTTCCTTGTTTTTATAAAACTCCTCTTCAAATCTCACATTATCCACATAATCCTCCATACACTCATGAACAACTATATGAATATCCCCCTCCGCATATGTTACCTCGGACATCAGCCTCTCATTAGTCATCCACCAAGAATAACTATCAATATGCCGTATCTCAAATCCACGACCATGTAACAGGCACATAACATTGTGTCTTAAATCCCTACCCATCATTATACACTCATACACGATATATCCGTTTATATTTTCATGAGACTTTCCGAACGTATAAATATACCTGCTCATCAACTTATACAACTCCCTTGCCACAGGATTCGGGATCGCCTCATCCATATCAAAATCATCACCCGTATCAATAATCTTATCCACGTCCCGTTCATCAATACAAGCCCTAGGCATTCCTATCGTCCGTACATAAAGGCGTGATCGGTGATCCCTACTTAACACTGTCCCGATATACTTTTCTCCTTTAGTGTATCCTATATTATGGTTGCCGGTTATATTAAACACAATTTCATCTCCTATATTAATCTCATCCATATTCAAGATATTTATATTACTTGTTATTCTTTTTATACAAAAAGAGGATATAATGGCATAATATTATGATGTCAAGACACAAATACGTTATCTATCATATTGCCATACATATCCTTCATGCAACGTTATTCACGGCATTATATCGTATATGATGCCGCATGCCATAAATACATCCAATCAATCCTCTTTTAAGTCTTTATCGCTATTAAGATTATCAGCTATACCCAATATCTTCGAAATAAGAGCCTTTTTAGGCTTATACTCGTCGTTTATGCTTATAATCGAGTAGTTGTATACCACACCTTCTTTCGATACCTCCACACCCACGTATTTAGGCGCAACGGCATCTTTGTGTAGTACAATAAATGGGCTTTCCCTGTCCAACTCATTTATTAACTGGTTAAACTGTCTTCTTGTCATCTGATAGTGATATTATTTCCATGTTATAGATGCGATCCCTCTTTACCCTTATCTTCTCGCATAGCTCATCGAAGCACCCATCCTCTTCTAACTTATCAACATAATATAATACACTTGATTTAGAGCTTCCTTGAAGATATATATTTCCTCTTATGTTCTTTGAGAAAAAATTAGGCAAGACCATCTTCTGTCTCTTATCCTTATTATCCATGTAAGATATAACAACAACCCATAATTCCGGCTCCCACTCTTTCACTGATAACATGAGATCAAGGTTTGATTGTTGATCGATATATCTCCTGCCAGTTTTATCATAACGCAGGATGGTATAATTCTTTCCGCTATTATTATCAAACATTGCAACGATAGGACAATTCCCCTTCCCATTATCACATAATATTCTTACCTCTTTCCCATCGCGTAGATATACCTTATCGTAATCTCCTCTTTTATATATTTCAAAATCAAATTCTATTATCATTCTATTTCCTCCTGTTGATGTATTGTTGCGTACGACCTTCCTCTATCTTCTCGAAATAAAACTTATTCCCATATAATCGGGTGAAACAGATGTTATACCCGAAATGCTCAGCGCGTCTGATCTGCGCATAACCTCTACCGATGTCCTTATTATCAATCAGCGTAACAAAACAATGTGATCCTACTTCTGTATTCAAAACCAGATTTTCCCAATCTTTTACCTCCATATCAAATCTCCTTAAATAATTTTTTGTTATGATTATCGCTATTATACCATTTATCAATATTATCGTACTGCTTTGGATAAACCCCATAGGCCTTACACCACCTAGGTAACGGCCCGTTCAGCACGTCTAACGCCGTCTCAAGGTCAAACGTAGCTTCCTCCTTGACACAACACCCCGATCCACTTCCACGGCTCGGTATATAGGCTCTACTATATGCTACACTCATTCCATATTCTCCATGACTCAGATACCCGATGCTGGGTGAATCAGGGAAGGCGTAATACAACATTATATAATCACCCTTACTCCAACCTCTATTATAAGTATCATCCTGCCATGCGAAAACCCTGCAACCGGCTTCTTTTAATTCCGCTGCCGCTCTTTTTAAAATATTATCTTCCATACTACTTACATTTAAGTTATGCCAAGGTGCCGGGAACTGACCCCGGATCATATCCGCACACGTACGATTATGATATATCCTTCCACCCCGCCAAGGTTATGGTCACAATATTAACAAACTAAAATCTAATGTTCATATCATTACACATCTTAAAGAAGACCTCCCTTATGATCTTTTTGTACAAGATGTATATCTCATCATCATCATCATCGAACTCCACTCCCCATGAACGTAATAAATACCTGATATCGCAATCCGCTGTATGGATCCTGAATATAGACGGAACGCTCATTATGTAGTCCTCGAAAGCTTTCTTAATCCCATCCCTTTTGATATGTTCTTTATACTCATCCTTAAACACGTTAAGCATAAAAGCCAGATACTCCCTATCATATCTAAACTGCTTTTTGTAATTATCAGTATCTATATGATCTAGTATATATATTTCTATAGCGTCCCTGTCGTATTTTGACATACCTCTTCCTCCTGTTTTTGATATTTAATGACCCTTTTCTCCCCATACGCCTTCGCTAACTGAATAAGCTGGCCGGTAAACACCTTGGTACGGTGTCTTACAATCTTATCCACCAATTCCGGACATCTGGTTTTCCACCTGTAATTTACCTCGCTATGCGCTTTCTTTCTATAATATCTGTAAAACGTCACAGCCACCACTATCTCGCCGTTTTGCTCAAAAGCAACCAAATCGTAATTATTGTAAGTTATTCCTTCCATGATTTTATCTTGTTATCAATTTTATATACTCTATCACTTTCTCTGGTAAGATCATTATATCTTTAACCCTTTTCCCTAAATTGTATGAATGTCTCCTATATGGATAATAATCACCAACATATGTTCCTATTCCTTGTGGATGAAATGGATTTTCGCTGCATGCAAACACAGGATAATATACCAACCCATTACTATCTTTACCCTTATCACTTACACATATTATCGTGTATCTATCTACCTCCCCATCGCCAATATCATACACCCTTACTTTTACCTTCACGCCATTGGCGTTTGTTATAATATTATTCATACGCACCTCCTTTGTTGTTAACTATCAAACTAATCTATCTCCCTACCATATATAGTATACGATCCACACCAGCCACGATTCTCATTCGAGACCCTAATATGATCTACAGGTTTATCTCCTGCCATACAATTAGCGTAAGATAATACCTCCGACATGTTTCTGAGCCCGGAATCCGCCGCCGATTTTATAAGCTTTCGATCGTACCCGAATACCCATACCTTTACAATATCCCTTTCCTTTACAGTTCTTCTTATACGCATAATCTTGCCATAAAATAAATAAACATAAAATCTATTCTCTCTTTGTTATCATCCATCCTATGCCCGGTGATCTCAAAAACAACCCTACGCTTTTCTATAGTCTGTATATTATCTAACTGAATAGCTATGTAAGGATATTTCATAACTTTCTCTCTATTGATGTTATACAAAATAGCGTTGACATCTTGCCTGCGAAAATACATATTTACCCCTATATAGCTGGCAACCAAAAGACATTCGTCTATTACCCCATCAGTATCGAATAGCAATAACATATCATCCTTCTCGATAGTATATTCCATATCAAGGATCTTGATACGTTTGCTTCCGTCCTTCTTATCTGATATAAGAACCTCTATCATATCCTTATCAGTCGTAAGGATATAATACGCCTCGCCCTTTGTAATATTATTACGAAGATAAGACAGTATCTCATCTTGTAATTTTATAATCTCGTCCATGTTATTAGTATTGGTTATTATATACTATTTTACACCATATATGTTGTAAAACATACACATGTTATTTAATTTCACATTCTTCTTTTCTAATTTTGTCTCACTCAATCGAATCATATAGTCCCTTGTTTCGGACAAGACGGTTGAGCAAAAGAGGTCTTTGATATAAGGTTTTACCCTAAAAAAATATTCGTTGGGTAAGTAAAATCAAAAACGTTTTGTTTAGTAAAAGAATCCGGCGATCTCACTTTTGAGCAACCGGTAGAGGGTATTGGTGATACCCAGTACGGATTTTCGTACAAATGCATATCATTTCTCATTTTTTTTGGTGTAAAATGGTATATAATCACCTTAGTATTTTATATTACCACGCCAAAGGAAAGAACGGCAGCCGACACCCGCAGCCTACCACGCCGTGACACCGCCGCCCGTTCCCCTTGGTATTATTCTGCCACCTCTAATTTCCCGTAATAAGGATAAAAACAACCGTCTCGATAAACCGAATATCTGAGCGTTTTATCCTTTGCTTCATAGATGGAAACACAACCGCTATTATAAGCGTTGGATAGTTCTTTTGCTACAAATCCACCTATTCGTTTATAGGTTTTAGGCGTATCCCTCAACGGCCTGCCTACATATATTTTTACTCTCTTGCACTTCTTGTCGCCTACGTATATATCCTTTCCACTAAGCTCCATTAAATACATGAATCTCATATCAACCGATTTTAAATCCAATATTCCTCTATCTCTATCTCCATATGATCCGCCCAATCACATCTATCAACGTCCTCGCCATCCTCAAAGTAATAGTAGGCCCATACCTGTACGCCTCCTACCTCTATATATCCATCACTTTTCCATTCTATCAACCCGTCTTGCCTTACCACGTTGGTAGGCTCAGCCCCTAGCGACAGCAGATTATTTACTATACTACCGCCAAATACGTTCCTTGCTTCTTCTTTTGTCATATCACTATCAGATTTTTAATATTACACTAACGCCAAAGGGGAACGGAGACGGACGACCAGCGGGGCCAACCCCACGCCATCGCCGCCTCCCGTTCCCCTTGGTTTCCTCCGCATCGCCCCATACTAATAAACAATATCTACCCGCCATCGCTCACAACCGCCTTGCCTTGACCGGAAACTCCTACCATTTGTAAGCTTTTGCATTTGATCGGAAGATACCCCTTGCTTGAAAGGCGTTTCCCTTGCTCGAAAGGGGTTTTTCTTGTTTGGAGGTGTTTTTTCTTGTTTGTTGGTGTTTTTCTTGTTTGTTGGTGTTTTTCTTGTTTGGAGGTGTTTTTTCTTGTTTGGAGGTGTTTTTTCTTGTTTGGAGGTGTTTTTTCTTGTTTGGAGGTGTTTTTTCTTGTTTGGAGGTGTTTTTTCTTGTTTGGAGGTGTCCCATCACGCAAACCCCACCCCTCCCTCGAAATCCCCACGAAATCCTAAGACCTTCCGCTACTTTGTTCCACGTGGAACGCTGATTCAGTCTAGGATATCGAGGTCTTTGCTCTTGATTGCCTTATATACTTGCCTAATACAATGTATTGATAATAAAACCAATAAAAGAACTATGATTAAAGGCAGGGCGTTGACCGTAGCTATAACATACCGCCCCAACTCAAACGCCATGTACCCACAAAACAAAGTAAGTACGAAATATATAACTAATCCCATAAAATATACAATAAGTAACCACGATTTTAAAATTACACTCAAATAATATAATTAATTGAGTATCAATAACATAATATACATCAATCCCTAGAGCTTCCTCTAAAGAAAGATAAGCCCAAACATAGATAAAAAATATACAATAAGTACCGCCTATTATATACCTTTTAGGATTGATTCACGCATGAAACCATACATAAGGGCACAATATACCCGCCTGCATGGATATAGATATATACAAAATGATATGCAATGAATGATTTTACTTACACATTTTCGATCAAGGCTTAAAATTTGCCGCCTCAACACTTTTATGTGTAAGCAAAACATATGAATATGCTATCATTTTGTAAAATATAGGCACAAAAAAGCCCTTCAGTCATATATCACTACATTACTGAAGGGCACAAACTTTAAAATCAAATAAAAACAAACGATCTATTGTCGCAATTTGTTTGCCATGTAGCTAACACGTTTCCGCCTGCACTTATCCGACTCCCTACTGCAATCTAATTTATTAGACTTGTGTAGTTCTTTGGTAAGCTCAACGTAAAATTCCATTTGGGCTTTTTTGATAGGCTTTAAAGTCTTTTCTTTTTGAATGGATAGTTTCCTATTCAAATTAGCAAACTTCTTCTCATACATAACCTAATCTTTTTTAATGGCACCAATAAGAAACTAGAAGCTAGTAACGACACGGCCGCCGTTATCAATACAGCCAGCCGGACACGCCACACTCTCCATATTTCCTTTAGATTTGTCCCTTTGCCCCGAACGAACGAGACCTAATACGCACATACGTTGCCCGTGATACGTACCGACAAGGCGCACTTTGTCCGTCAATTTAACCGCACAAAATACCCTTGCAAGGGTTGTTATTTGCTATCCGTACACATGTTAGGTATTTAAGCTACCCTAACATACCTCGTATTGATATATTGGCACGGAGATAACGCCGTAATACACTCAATGCGTGCTGCTCTCACAACGCACTAACATACGCCCTATACATGCGTATATACACCAATATACCCCGTGTTTTTACACGGCCTACTAGGTTAACCTAGCGTACTTACCGGATTGATATAAACCTAAAGATAATAGTACTACCCTGGACTAGGATAGTACCTAAACCACATTACTAAGCGGCGGCCTATCTATTGCTGGCTCTCGAGACCCTAACAACCAGCAATATGTTTATATCAAAATATCAAATATCGTACCTATTTAGTCTAAATCAGTAGCGCGACGGGAACGCATAGGTGTGCTACCATAACGCCCCTATACATAAATGATATAGGGGCTAATTATTTGTTATCTTTCATTTTTGGGGTGTGTCAAATAGTAAGTGACACACTTTGCAATGAGATTAAATGTATACCGTTTGATAGGTACGGCACACTTTATGATACGTTTGTCTGCTCCGTTAAACGTTTCGTAATATATACCAAAATCGTACTCTATAGGCTCATTATATCCAAAGCGTTTATGAGACGATCCTAGTATTGCTATATCCTCTATTTCACTCATTTTAAGCTTTTTGTTTTTATCCTGTTCGTTTTTATCATAGTATTCACGCTCTACTTCCTTGTATGCGCAAAACGTATTATTTACTCGTGGGAGTATTTCTTTGCAAAGTTGTATTACTACTTCTTTGTCTTTAGCTAAAGCAACCAAAGCGGGAACGACTTCCTTTGATACTTTAATATCATTTTCTTTTAGCATGTCGTTTATTTCTTTACCAGATTTAAATAGGTTGCACCATGCTTTTACTGCACCTGTTAATGTTTTCTCACTTGCTTTTTTTACCTCGTTTTGTACTTTGTTAAGATCTTTACTTGTCATTAGATTTGCCCTTGCCCTAGGGACTTGTATAGGCATCTAGCACGCCTTGTTTGTTAATATTGTTATCTCACATTGCAAATATAATATATGTTTTATTTTCAAACAAATATTTTGCAATAAAAATTCGACGATTATATGTAATAAATCTAATCAAATGTAAATGTTTATTAAAATATTAGTTTATATGATTGATAATCAATAATTTAAATGAAAAATAAGCATTCTTTTTTCGGCTTGCAGATCGTTTGCCGTTCTTGTTTCCCGTCCTTCGTGGATTGGGGGGGGGCTGGTCCAAAAACGGCAGCCCGGCCGGGCCGATTTCGGGGAGGTGGTCCGTCCCGCATATCATCCTCCCCGAATATCCCTCATACTTCCTAACAACCATATCACCTTCCATCTCATTTAATTTGTTATATTTGCGATATAATTAAAACATAATATATTATGAATAAAGAAGTTAAATACATGATGGGGGGGGGGTATTTATATCCTCCGTAAAAATTTATTCTTATGATAAGGAGGAGATTTTATTCAAGTTATAAATCCCCTGTTGATAATGGCGTTTATGCCGTTAAACAGGATGGTAGATTAATACCTTTGTCAAAGGCGGATTATCAATGTATATCCGTAGCTATTGTACATGATGATCATAAGATCATGATTGAGAAGAATGAAGATTCTAATCAAAGCTACAAAACAGCCACGTCCGGTTTGCCCGATTCTTCTAACAAGACTTACTCTTTTTATTGGGGTGAATATGGTACGGATCAGACCGGCATTACAAATTATGACAAAGTAGACGGGAGCAATGATTTTGGTTTCCTGAAACCTGAGCAAGATTCATACAAAGGTACTCCATATCTTCCGGATGATGTTAGCTCCTGGACGAATGGGGCTTTATCTGATTGGGATGGGAAAGCGAATTCCAATGTATTAAAGGGGGTGACTACTGGTGGCGGTTCTTATACTTCCTATGCGACAGCCGGTCATGTACTTAATACGTTCTTAGCTAGTGCTGACGCTAAAGGATATGATGATTGGTATATCCCATCATGTGGTCAGCTTTCATTGATATATATGTACTTGATTAGCGTCAATAACGCGTTATTGGCTATTGGTGGACAGCCGTTAGATACCAGATATTATTGGTCTAGTTCAGAGCATAGCTCCAACTCCGGATGGATCGTACTATTCAACAATGGGCGCACATTCACCCGATACAAGCGCCTAACCTCTTCTGTTCGATTTGTACGTGACATCGAGTGATCATACACCCTACTGACCCAATAGAACGGGGCTGGCTCCCATCCCTTATAGCCTTCCCGGCGGGTATGACGCCAGCCACCTTCCTTGGTATCTTCCCTCCCCCATCTAATATAATTTATTATATTTGTACGTAACTTAAATTATTTAATCATGTATCAATATATTACATATAACTTCGTGGGGGGGGGGTATTTTAACCATCAGATAAGGAAGGGGGTATGTTTAGGCGCAGGACTTCTTCTTCCGGTAAGATCCACTACCGTATTAATATAGACAAGAGCATGTGTCCTAATCCTGTAGATATATATATTGATGGAGATACATATCAATCTGATTTTAACGGATCTTATCTTGATATATATCGCAACAAAAAGATAGAAGTTATAAGAATAGGTGGACAGATAGTTTCAAAGGATCAACAATATGAGTACAACGTTTTATTAGGCACAACTGGAGGTGTTTCAAAAGGGACTCTCACGTATCTATATAATTCTGGTATGCATTGTGATTTAGCTGATACGGAGTTATACGGGAATAGGATAACTAAATTTACTCCTATAACGGAGATAACCGATCCTGAGGAGATCATCAATTTCACTTACATGTCTGAATTTTATAATCAGATTACAAGTAACAATCGTATAACTTGGCAAGGTCATCTTATAACAAGTGATCATTGTATAACAGCCAATGCCTGTGAGGGATGCCAATCTGTTGCCGTTGGAACTGGCATTTACAATAACACCTATAATGTAAATATAGTAATTGTAGTACCATCATGATATATTGTGAGGAGGATGTAGTACCAAGGGGAGGGAGGCCTCCCTTCATCCCTCCGGGCCTACCCATCGGGGCTTCCGCCGGCTACTTCCCTTGGTATATATCTTTATTATGGAATAATAGATAGGTAGTGGCACGACCACCACCTTAATATCGTATGATCAAGTATCCGGCACGAATTTATCCAAGTCAAAGTTCTTAGCATAATTCCAGATCCTTACATACCTAAACATTCCCGGGAGCCCCATGTTATATGCTGATGGATATCCTCCTATATTAAAATAATATGTTTGATAGTTTCGTGTATACATCACATTAGTCGCATCCTCATAATTCAGTACTCCTCCAATATATTCCCTTAAATACCCATTTCTCCACGACGCCATTACATGTACCCATTGATATGCTGGTATATCTACAGATCGTCCTTTGGTATAAAAAAGTTTAGTCCCAAATGATGAGACATTAACACCTATACATAAATAGTCTTGTGTAGTAGATTGGGTTCCATATGGAGCGAATAGATAATATCTTCCTTCCTGTTGTGTATTTAAATAGAGCAACGCTTCTATGGATATTTCGTTATCTGGTTGAGGGCATGGTAATATATTCGAGTCATTATCAAATTTGATATAGGAATTGTAGGCTCCTACTCTCCCCATGGAAAATACATATTTACCATTATATTTATCAATATCCATATACATAGATTCATCCACATTCATATTATATTTTGATAGATCTTTTATCCATGGAGCTTCCACGTAAAAATAAGCGTCATTTACGTTACCGGACGGCGGTAATGGCATTTGACTTAACATTCTTCTTCTTAACATAATCTATTGTTTTTATGGAGGGCGAAAAATACCCCTCCCCCCATTGAGTTAATTTTATTTAATATCATATTATTATGCATTTTGTACATACAAATATATGATTTATTCTCAGATCATGTCGCTGAATCCAAGGGAACGGGCTGGTTCCCATCCTTCCGGGCATCCCCCGTCCTCCCTCCGCCTCCCGTTATTTTTGGCTTCCTTCTGGTTTTATCCTCAAAATTTCATATCTTTGGGACAAAACTATAATCATGTTTAGAGACATACTTCATAAGCTTAAGATCTTCTTCTGCGACGACGACGTTGAGAAGATATATGTAAGGGACAGTACGGTTATCCGCAACAACGAGATCCATAGGATGTATAATGAGATACTGTACGAGTTAGGTGATTTGGCTACGGTCGTATCAAGGAACTACGTATATGGTAAGATAAAGGACAGGACGGGATTAAGTATCCGTCATATCAGCAGGATGATAAACCATACTAAAGTCGAGGAGATATGATTAAATAATCACAAAATCGATAGTAATCCATTGCAAAATAATAGAATTATTTGTATATTTATATATTAAAACGAATTAATAATGAATCTAATAAGATGTTCATATAAATATCGTATGTATCCGAACAAAACACAGGAAGAACTTCTTGCAAAAACGTTCGGATGCGTCCGTATTGTATGGAATGCTTGCGTTGACTCATTCAATTCATACGATAAAGAAACAAACCCTAATCCGAAATTCCCGACAAAGTCGAATCTTGTTATTGAAAAACCTTGGTTAAATGAAGTATCTTCAGCTACTTTACAGCAGAAGCAACGAGACTTTATCGAGTTCTCAAGACAGTACTTCAACAATAACAGGAAAGAGAAATTAGGTAGACCGAATTATAAAAATAAACACGACAACCAGTCGTTTAGATTGCCATTTCCGAAGTTTAAAATCACTGACAATAAGATCCGGATCGAAAAGATCGGATGGGTTAAGATTGTTATCGATCGTGAAATACCGGATAACGCTCGTTTTATCTCCTGTACCGTTTCAAAGAACCGTTCTGGTCAATACTTCGTATCAGTTCTTGTTGAAATAGAACAGTGTTATAAACAGAAAACCGGTAAAACGGTTGGAGTTGATTTAGGGATCAAGACATTAGCTACATTATCCGATGGGATGACTGTTGAGAATCCCCATTTTCTTCGTGAGAACCAAGCGAAGTTAAAAAGGATGCAACGACATTTGTCGAGAAAGAAATTAGGAAGTAATCGAAGAAACAAATGCAGGCTAAAAGTATCAAGACTTCATTGTGATATAGCCAACAAGCGTTCATGGTACATGCATAATTTGACCACGATGTTGGTAAATAATTACGATGTTATCTGCATTGAAGATCTAAATGTTTCTGGTATGTTACAGAACCACAAACTTGCTAGTTCTGTATCTGACACTTCTTTCTCAATGTTCCGTAACCAACTTGAATACAAGTGTAGGTGGTATAGTAAAGAACTGATTGTTATAGATCGTTTTTACCCATCCTCGAAAACCTGTTCAAGATGTGGTTGGAAAAATAAAGACTTGAAGTTATCGGATCGAACATTTGTTTGTAAAGATTGTGGTTTGGAGATCGATAGGGATCTCAACGCAGCGATTAACATACAAGCCGTAGGAGTTGATGCGGCTATACGGACGCAGAGCAGCCGGGTTGCCGGTTGTGTTGAAGCGTCTAAAATGGAGTAGGATATCTTAGAATATTTTTATGAAATTTACAACTATGATAAATGAGATATCAGCGTTATTCGTGATGATATTCACGGCCGGGTTGATGTTTGTCATGCCGATGTTAGATATAGAGTGCGATGATATTGCTATCATAATAGGATCAGGAATAATACTATCTTTTATATTAACCATAATACCTATCTTACTTTCTTATGATATAAGGGATGATATCATTGAGTTGATTGGTGATATGGATAGCCAGATCGTGGTAGATACTTCGGTATATAAAAACGAACCTACCCTAGGTAATTACTAGGGTAGGTGATGTGCTATTTTCTTTTAACATACTTATCAATCAGATCTATTGATAGTTTAGCTCCCAGCTCCTCCTCCAACAGGTTAAGGTAGTTCCGGTGTAGGCATCCGCCCCGCTCCACCTCCCTAAAGCCGGCCCCGTCCCTGATCCTGACCAGCCCTTTCCTTGGATCCATGTCGATAAGATCCCGAAGCTCGTTCATATTCTTGAACCGGTTCTCTATTACCTTAAATACATCGATCTTAGGTCTCTTATCCTTATCCTTGGACTTTATTTTAATTCTTCCACTCATATCAATTATCCAGTAACCTTACATGTAATATGATTCATATTATTATTACCGCAATAAGCGCACATAGATACGTAGGGAGAATATACTCTTCCACATACAGGACATCTCCATCCATACATAACAGGATTTGTTTGTTTGTCAATTTCTTTCAAGCCCTCATTAGTAGTGGATGATGTATTTTTATTTTCCATATCATTCATTACCACGGTGGTTTCCTAACCGACGTTCGCTGGTCATGAAGCCATCCTTATTTATCTTATCTGTACTTCCAAATCCATTATCACCTCTATCAGATTTTCCAAGATCTTCTAATGACTCCACTTCTTCCCATACGATACGTTCCCTTCTACGAATAAGAAGCTGTGCTACCTTACCACCGACATTACAATAATAAGGACTATGCCTATTCATTTTTCTGTGAACTATTATAATCTCCCCACTATATCCTTCATCAATGGTAGCAGGGGCGTTTTGCATAATTAGCTCGCTATTAGTAAAACCACTACGTGGACGGATTTCCATCTCATAATCCTCTGGCAATGCTACATGTACGCCAGTATGATATATGATCCTGTCTCCGTCAAGTTCTATATCCTTAACGAACAAATCCATACAAGCATCTTCTTTATGAGCGTATTCAGGCAGCTTAGCTCCTTCTTCCAGCCATATCTTGACCTTACACGTATCTATACCATCAAGTAACTCAACTGCCTCTTTATAGCTCATAGGTTGCTCTGAGGCTAATGAAATGGCTCTTGCCAATAAATCTTTAATCTTGCTCATCGTATCTTGTTTTTAAATTCTTTCCCTTTCGGGCATTGTAATTTACATTCCTCACCACAAGCGGAACAGTTGGGTCTCATTCCGGGCACCCCTCTTCCCCCGTACGGCCAGTAGGCGTAATCGCAGACGCTCCAGAACGCCTCCATCGCCTTGATCTTGGCATCGACTGTTATCTTCTCCTTAACCTTTTTCATGCTTTTCCTGAACTCGTCTTTCATATCCTTCCCTTCTATCTGTCTGGCCTTACGTCTCTCATTCCACCAATTATAGTAGAATTTATCTGCCATCTTATAAGCTTCTGGGTCAAATTTATCACGGTGCAGGATAGGGGCATCCTTGACCTTTCTCAAATTCCTGCCACAAACATAAGCAAGCCCAGCGTACGGAGGTATGTCCTTAGGGTCAACCAACCCATCTGGCACGCAGTAGTAGAAGTAATTTGGGCGACCGTACCTGACCCAGTCCCCGGTCTCGTATAGGGCTTGCTTCCGGGCCTCGAACCAGCCTTGCATTACTTGGTGCTTGCCTTCCTTCTCGAAATCCTTGTTATAGTCAGCTAATGAGATCTTAACCTCAACCTCATAGGCGTACATGGATCTAGTTATAGCCAAATAATCAGACTCCCAGTTATAGACATATAAGTTGTTTATAATCCATCTGGGAGACACCAAGAACTGTCTGTTAAGGATATCCAATATCCCTCTCTCAGTATATTCAGCACCTTTATTTGATCGTCGTGTTCCCATCTCCAGTAAGAGGATTATTCCTATATCCTACCGCCATTATAGCATTACCTATCAACATCCTCAACTTATCCATATCTTTATCATGGAACGAGAAACTGGTTAAGGTATATGACTTAGTAGCCTTCTCACAAGACCTTATCATCAACATAGCCACATATTCCCCCATCATCTTTCCGTTCATAATATCAAGATCGATTATACCGTGATCTATTAGATCAACCACATCCCATCCTGCTGGTAGATACTTTTTTATTTGATTAATATCCATCCCAAATAGTTATTATAAATAGGAGGGCCGTGCTACCCTCCTATAGATTACACACGAAAAATAGAACTGAAAGCGATCCCAAGCACGTAGGATTTTATTGATTCCCGTAGGCTGTCTACCGGTTATCGTTAATTACCGACCTACGGGAATATGTTAAAAAACACCATGTACCCCAACCACGACTCGAACGTGGATCCCATCTTTAGGAGAGATGTGCTACTTTTCCTCTTGAGCTATTGGGGCATATACCCTGATCCTCACGGACAAGGGTATCAAACAAAATCTAAACTCTAAATCTAATGACAAAACTCTATGCTAGTTTTTCCCCAAAAAAACAACGTAGTCCTGGCGGAGGGGCTTGAACCCACGTGCGACCAACTACCCTTTCTACAAGGTATAAGCTTGAGGGGATACGCCAGGATGGTTTTATGTATATATTCTATTTTTGCATATATTTATTATAGTTGCTTTTGATACATCAAACATTTTAGCGATCTTATCATAAGATAACTTTTCATTACTTCTTATACTTCTTATCATATTTGATATATCAATATTTAATTTCCCACTATATAAATTAGATTCAGCTCCTCTTTTTATTTTAAGAAGCCCCATTCTTGACGCTTCTTTCATATTATGAACCTGATCACACCATTCAAGATTATCATATCTATTATTTAACTTATTACCATCTATATGATTTAACACATTAAATCCATTATTGTTTTCAACAAAGTAAATTCCAACTAGCCTATGAATACATATGGATTTGTATTTACCATTTTTGCACAAATTTACATAATAATACCCACGGCTATTAACTCGTTTCTTTAATAATATTTTCTTACCTCTTTTGACAGATATCACATCTCCGTCTTCAGTAATAAAATAATCATTGTTATAACCTTCAATTTCTTTAAATCTACTCGTTGTATTTAGTTATTTTATAATATAAGTTAATTAAAATATATCCACATCGGCTTTCACAAGAGGATATGGATAGAAATTTCTCGAAGTTTATATAGTAATATCATGAAACTATTGTCCAACATTCTAGCATATAGCACCAATCCTCGAACGGGAACGTCTCTACACCAGACCTACCCCATCCCGTCCCCCAACTGTTCTGTAGGACGAAGCCGGCCTTGTCCCAGCCGGTGAGGATAACGGCATGGCCTCCCAAGTTCTGTCCTTGGCCTTGCCAGAATCGATTACCATAATTATAGCAATACAGACCTATAACCAGAGGACCATTCAGCATCAACGCTACCTTAGCTGATACCGGATCTATGATCCTAGCGTAACTGTTTATTTTCTCCCCATCTACGCCTACGTTCTTGATAGACTTGATAGCATCACGAAGAACCATCCCGTCCCGGTCCTTATCCTCTCTCAGATCATATATATCGTAAGGAGAGATCTTAGCCGGTCTTTTAATAGCCCTTATACTCTTTCTCCAATTAAGTATCTCAGCCAAGCTTATTGCCGCGCAAATAGGGGAAGAACCTTGATCCACTACGCTATCGACATTATTGATCTTATACTCATCAGGAACAGCCTCGTGCTGCATGTTCATGATAGCGTCCCTGTCATCCACTGGTGATGGTATGTAACCTAGTCCGTATTCCATTACTTATCCTTTTTATGATAATCTATTATCTTGATATTAAACGTATCGGATCTTTGCCTTACCTGTATCGAACCCCTAGCCTTTCCCTTGGCGTCGTACAGGGCGGTGAAACCAAATTTATCGACCCGACCATCGTCCAACGTAAACCGCCACTCCTTCCATTGGCCCATCACGGTACCGGAAGACACTATTGAATCCACTACATAAGATATATCAGTAGTATCATATTCCGTATAGTAGGTTCTTGACGTACCGCATCCGACAACCGCTAAGGTAAGGATAGTTATCAATAATAACAAGATCTTATTCATCCTTTTTAGATTTTTTACGTTTCTTAGATTTCTTCTTATCCTCCACCTTATTCTCGACATTTACATCATTACCGGCATCGGCATCAGTAACCTCAGGAGCGTTATTTTCAGGTATATCAATATGACCGGAATTAGGATCCATCTTATCCTCATCAACAACAACCTCATCAGGTACATCGCTATCTAAAAGCTCTGCCTCAAGATATTTGATACGATCGGACATAGCCTTATTCTGATCCTCGAGTTCCTTATATCTTCTTCTAGCCTCATCGAGTAATTTAGATGATAACTTATGTTTCTTCTCAATATCCATATAAGCCCGTTTAAGAGTTTCTTTCTCTTTTACCGACTCATTATATAGCTCTCTTGATTTACTAAGCTCATTCCCCATCTTAACTATATGAGAATCCTTGGAATCTATATCCATATCAAGAGAATCAACAAGCGTATCAAGATACTTTATTTTCTCTTCCAATTCCGTTATATTCTTACGGGCATCCTCATAATCCCTTTTTAATCTGCTTGAATAGCTAATAGCCTCATCTAGATCTTTTTTTAGGGTATTTATATAACTATTCTTTACTATCTTCAATCCGAACATCCTCAACACTTTTATAAGTTCTACGAATATCGGCCTTTATCTTGCCGACTATAATTAACTCAGCTATATGCTTATCTTTCTCGACTATAGCTATATCCTTACGGACATTAGAGACTCTGATCGTAATATTCTCGTTATTAGAGAAAACGAACGGTGATCCTACCAAAGTGAGGCCTGTATCGTTGGTGAACGATGGGAGCATCATAACCATCCCGACAGTATCATCCGGGAATGAGGCCGATATGCCTGTGTCTATATCAAGAACATCACCTTGACCCAACGGGAAGGCATTACCTTGCTTGATAGGAATATCCTTCCCCAATGAGTTCCATGCCTTAGAGAATTTTAAAGAGTTGAGAAAAATTTTACCATCTTTCTCAACTATCCCTACCATTGGATCGCAATTCATGTGAACCTCATCAAGCTTATCATCCGGTTTTTCCTCAAATTCTTCAAGATCTCTGGCTGATGTAAATGACTTACTCTCCAGAAGTTTTTTGATATCTTCAATCGTAGCCATACTATAATTTTATTATTAAATAAACGATCTTCAATCCTAACTTCAAATCAGATGTCTTTTCGAACATCTCCCTAAGAGGTAAGATAGTAGCGTCAAGATCTGACGCTACCCATTCTCCATCCTTATAATACATATTCTTTTCCTCGGAATACGCTACACAAGGTCGATGCCCTAAGTTCTTCATAACCGTATCTACCTTATTTTGGGTAGGCATCGAGACACGGTTCACTTTAGTAGATATATTAAAATTACTCTCCATTAACTTTCTGATTTTTAATTAGTTAATTAAAATGGAAGATCACTGTCGTCTCCAAAAGGAGGATATTGAGGAGGTTGTTGTTGACCTCCAAACAAAGGAGCTTGCGCTTGCTGCGGAGCCTGCTGGTATGATGGAGGAGGCGTTTGCGATGGAGCCTGCGTTGCGTATGACGGTGGGGGCGTCTGTGCGGTTGGCGTAGCGCCTATGCTTTGGCCTCTATTCTGTTCCGATTTTTCGTTTTCAGCCTTGAACTTTTCAAGATATTGTTTAAATACTTGAAAAGCGAAAGTGTCTTGAGTCGTATAATCGAATTTCTTGTTGCCCATGATATCCGTGCTCTCTACCCTATCAGGCCATCCGTTCTGTCCGTTCTTATAATATTGCCGGATAAGCTCGTCCTTCCCATCTGGAGTTTCCCTAGCGTATGAAATGAAAAAATTACCTGGAGCATATTGATCCCCTTTCTTAGCATGAGCAGGATTTATTACCACCTTACGTTTTAGATCAATATTAGGCAAGTACCTTACCAGTGACTTAACGTAATTATTAATACCTCCTTTTTGAGTCATCAAAGGAACATTTATGAAGTAATTCCCATCTTCATCACTTATCTTTATGGAGACGTATTTAGCATTTACTCCATTAAACTCCACTTCTCTCACGCTGACATCAGACAAATAGCCTTCGATACCGTTCCAGAATACCCTCCAATAAGAAACTGCTCCAGTCTTCTCGTTTATATGCTCCTCGAAACCTTCCTTTGGTTCTCTTGATGACTGATATAATAATCCGCTACCACTTACTTTAAAGTAATGGTTATTACCACCTGATGAATTTTCTCTAACTCCCATTTTATATATTTTTAAATATTAAACAATAACTGATGATGACAAGAAATACTCGTTCTTATTATCCTCCCCATAAACCTTATTGAAATGAGATTTATGATCATGCTCGATAACTATCCTATTACACGATATGCTTTTTATGATACCCAGATATCTTCCACATAACACGTTGCATACAATATCTTCACCATAATGAGACAAAGGGGTAAGTCTTTCCTTACATGATTTACCTGAAGACGGGTTCTCTGACATAATACCGCATCCTTTATCGGTAAATATCAACTTACAATGATCAAACTCATTTACTTTAAGATTATTTTGGAGGGCTTGGACGAGTAGATCCTTATCAAAGACATAGGTACTTGTTTTGACAAAATGCTCGTCCACGAACCTCCAATTTGGATAATTACCCTCAAAATGGGTCTCATACATATCCATATCAGGCGTAGAGAAATAAGTCTTAGTATCATCCACTTTTATAGACAACATATCCGATGACTTATTGATATGCTTATCAAGCAATATCGCGGATTCGTTCGATACCGGTATAAACATCTTCTCTACCTTATCCTGATTAGGGACAAAATACCTGTAAATAGTATTTCTATCCGTACTTACTATATTAATATTAATATCATCAATATCAATGACCACATTCTCGATGCATGGATAAAAGTCATCTACCTCCGTATAATCGCTGGCTTTGTTAAGAACCGAAACATAATCGCTCATCTTAACCTTAATTCCTCCATCAAGTATCTTATGTACCTGCGGGAATGTATTGATATCAAAAGCCGGACAACTATACTCACCAGAAGCATAGCGGATCGTTATCTGATCTTTTTTATCTGAAAGCAGTATCGTAATATCGCAATTCTTCTGTTTTTTCATGAACTTAATAAAAGAGCTTGCCTCTACCAAGAAAGAGAAGTTAGAGTCAGCCTCGACCTCCAATCGCTCTATAACACATACCTTGGCATTTACGGAAGTGATATAAGCCAGATTATTGATAACATCTATCTTAAGATCCTTATAAAGGGAGTTGGGACCGGCATTCTTAACAACCGTCTCCAATTTGCCCAACTTCTCATTTAATGACTTCGACAAGCATCTTATAAGCATAACGAACAACTTTTTATTACATCACAAATATAATCATAATTATATTAATACAAATACAATAAATACTTAATAGTATTAAAATAGTTTAAACTTACGTCTAATATACTCGGCTATAAGCGTAGCGTCACACATTCCGTCTTGTATCTTAGTAGGTTGTACTCCTTTTCCTGACCATGGTTTCACGAAAGAAACCAAAGGGAAAAGGCGCATGGCACATCGGATGGAGGTAGCCTTCGTGTCTAACTTCGCCGCCGTATACACCCGATCTGCTGTCGTATGAAGTTCCTTCTGCCAGGTCTTTGGTTGCACTTCCTCGAACATGAACCTAACATCCGGGTGAGATCCGTATCGTTCCATCATCTCCACCATCATCGCAAATAGAGCGTTCGGTTCCCGGCGTCTCCCGCCAAATGTGAAGTTGCTGGCGGCCGAGCTGTTGTGGATGCTATGGACGTCCTCGACGGCGATCGCCAGCGTCCCGCCTCCCTTTTCTTGGATCTTGTCAGCGGCATCGAGGAAGAAGCTTGATATAGCCCTAAGATCTATATCCCCCTTAACCGATATCCTTGGAGTCATAATTACCTTAACCTCGCCATTTTCTGGGATCATGGACAATCCTCCGGTATCTATACCCGGATCTATTCCTATCGCTATATTCATATTTTTAAGGTATATAATGAATGAAAATCCTCAGGTCTAAACACCTGTATCGAGTTATCCGGATACATACCTATATAATAACCGTAAAAAGCCCGTAGAATGCCGTTTTCTAGTCTTATATCCAAAGTCTTTACCTTGCTACCATCAACCATCACGTCAATCTCCTTGGTTCTTTGGGATATCTTGTCGAACCATTCAGGTATAGGATCAATCCCGTACCTGAATGCGTTTACTGTTGATTTTATAGAGATATACGTACCCATACTATATAAGATTACAATCATCACGTTTAACAACCTTAAAATCACCATTGCGAAGGAATATCGCCACATCAGATCTCGTATACGTAAGAGGTGTATACGATACCAAATGATAAGAGGCCTGCCCAACGGCGGGGCGAACCGGTCTCAATACGGCTATGGCTATATCTCCGCCAAGTTCCGTGCCACCGGTGACACCCTGTAGGCACATGTATATGAATCCCTCATACTCATATCTCTTTCCGATAAACTCACTCATGGGAATACCTACGAACAGATAGTTCTTCACATTCCCTTTCTTAACCTCGACAGCGTTCTCTACACTGAACGGTATTACGTCTACAAATTTTACTCCTATTGCCATGATTACAAATTCAATTTAGTTCTTAATTCTTGACACAATTCTTGATTATCCCTCATGATACTTAACGTATTATCCACTCCATTGCCTACTCGGACCTCTCCGTACCAGTACCATGATCCTTTACGGGTAAAGATACCGGTTTCCTCACATAACTTCAAAAGTTCAAGCTCCTTGTCAAATCCTACGCCATAATACAATGCTGTCTCTGCTATCTGGAAAGGTATAGCTGTCTTGTTCTTCAATACCTTTATCCGAACCTCATGACCGATAGAAGAGCCATCTTCTCCTACAATGACCTTCTTCCTTGACATCTCCATACGGATAGAGGCGTAGAATTTAAGGGCATTACCGCCGGTTGTTACCTTAGGATCACCGTATATTACACCAATCTTCTCACGATACTGGTTGATGAATACCAGAACACAGTCACTTTTGTTTACGATCCCGGTAAGAACTCTCATGGCTTTTGACATCAACCGGGCTTGTAGTCCCATGTTGCTATCTTCCATATCACCCTCGATCTCCTTCTTAGGGACTAGATTCGCCACGGAATCCACGACAATGAAGCCTACCTTTCCGGACTCCACCAGCTTGGCCGTGATATCGATAGCCAACTCTCCGTAGCTTGGCTGGGAAATAAGGAACCGGTTAACGTCCAATCCCATCTTCTTAGCGTATTCGATATCAAAAGCGTTCTCCACGTCTATTATAGCTACCAGCTTATCGGGGTGCTTTTTCTGGAACTCGATCATACTTAACGTACACATCATGGTCTTGCCACAAGATTCCATCCCGACCAGCTCATGGATCCGGCCTACCGCCCATCCGCCGCCGAGGGCTTTGTCCACCACCAGCGAACCAGTGCTTTCCCTTGGTATGGATATTATAGGCTTATCATCGCCGAAGTTCATTATCGAGCCTTCTCCAAGCTCTTTATTTAAAGATGATACTAACTCATCTACGTCTGAAAAAAGTTCTTTCTTAGCCATTATAATCCAAATTCCTCGAAGTTAAATAAATCTTGTTGTTTCTTAATCATATCCTTCCCGATATCAGATATCTTTTCCGGATTCAAAACACCTTCATTCTCATCCACCTTCTCTATAAAGTCAGATATCTTATCGCTTAGCAGTACCATATCTTCCTTAGGCACTGATTTTAGATAAAGCCCGTCTATAGACCTACATCTTGAAAGAGCGGTATATATCTGCCCTATCTCGAAGGCTCTGCTGATGTCTACAAATATATTATCTAAAGTCATTCCCTGGGACTTATGGACAGTTATGGCGTATCCTAACCTCAATGGATATTGTATTATATAGCCGCAAGAAATGCCTTCAAGGGAATCATCTACCTGCTTATACTTCATCTTCTCCCACTTCTCTTTGGTTATCTCCACCTCAGTATCGTTATCTAGATGAACATATATCGTCTCATCAACAGTATCTATGCTGGTTATGATACCCATCGAGCCATTGACATACCCGTTGCCGTTTCTGGTTATTATGACCTTAGCTCCTACCTTTACTATAAGCTCATCCTCACAGGGCGCTACAGGCTTCTCCCCGAATACAGTAGCATCGAACTTAAATACCTTATTATTGATCTTATCAAGATTAGTCTTATTTATCTCATAAGCTTCTTTGTTAGTTGAGCATATAATTATAGTATTATCCATATTATCCGGGTACTTGACCCTACTATCCAATATCTGTCTTGACTCATCGGTAATAACCCCACATCTTATATCCTCAAGTACAGAAAGAAGCTGAGGATCTTTTTGACGAAATACGTTCTCGAAGGTAATGACCGAGAATCCTGACGCTCTTAATGCCTTTGATGAGAAAAAGAACCGGCTCTCATAATATTTGTCGATAAAATCATCCGCCGTCACCACAGGTGGTAGTTGTGATAGATCTCCAAACATAATCAACCTAACTCCACCGAAAGGCTCCTTGCTACGCCTGCATTGTCTAAGTATGTCAGCCACCTCATCAAGCAAATCAGGTCTTACCATACTGATCTCGTCAATGACAATAGTATCAAGATTCTTGATCTTCTTCTTCATAAACGGACTTACATCCACCTTATTCGACAACATACCTCTCTCGATAGAAGGGATATAAGGATCGTTCTTTATAGAGAAGAACGAATGAATGGTCTGTCCACTGGCATTCAACGCCGCTACTCCAGTCGGTGCTACGATAACGCACTTACCCAAGAACTTTACGATACGTCTCATGAACGTACTTTTACCACTACCAGCTCTACCGGTAATGAACAGATTCTCCCTAGTGGTGAAAATCTTCTTCAAGGCACGACCCTGCTCCACGTTTTTATCCACCGTCATAATATGACGAAGGAGGTCGTTTTCATTTCTAAAATCCTCTTTTACCATATCTTTTTAAGTTTATGGTACAAAGATACGAATAGTTATAATTAACTAATAAAAATAAATGTAAATAATATATAAATATTAAATTTTGTATCTGATACTCAAATCATCCAGCCTTACTCATCTCAACCCCTTTTACCCCTAAGAAAACGTCTTTTATAAAATCTTCGGCGATAATTATATGCATTATCGTCCCTCTGTATGATAGTCTTAGGTGTCCGATAGTTACATTTTTCCTGTCTTTGGTATTGACTATTCCATTGTTTTTCTTTACCTCATCATATAAATCGGATATAGTCTTACAGCACATACTAAGAACTTCTTTTATCATCCGATATACCGTTCTTTGGGATATTAGCATCATACCTTCTTTTGATAACTTTATATTCAATCTATCCATAAGATATGACACATTGAATTTGATAGTTCTTTTTTTAGTTACCTTATATATCTTATTTATATTTCTGTTTCTAGCTGAGAATATTATTTTTGATAACATCTTGACTCTATTTAATTTACGACTTTTGTTAGCCATCCATCTTCTGGTATTCGAATCAATATTTTTATCAAGGCAGGTATATACAGATTCTCCTTTCTTTACAAACATATCCTTTATCCTTGGGGTCTTACTAGCCCTATGCTTGTATTTTATGATATCCGATAAAGCTATCATAATCTCTCCTTCAGCCCAAGCCTTTAAGCTTATAAGCTGGTAGTTCATATCCTCATGAGAATCCCTTAACACATGACGGTAGCAGAAATAAGCGCATCCATCTGATAGGATATCAATAAAATCATTGGTATTGATCTCTATCTGATCTCTATTCCCGCCATGCATCCTATTTCTTAGAAACACATGTTTGAATACGTTTATGATAATAAGATATATCATTGCCATCTTACATTCATCACTGATCTGAATACCTGATCCATGATACTCCTCATGTTTCAATGAATATTTTATAGCTGTCACTTTTTTGCCTTCCTTATTGGTAACAGGTTTAAAATCGACTGGACATATAAGTGACCCGGCTGGAAGTTTTACGCATCCTAGCTCATCTTTTTTGACCTGAATATTACGTGGAGTATATCTTTCGGTAATAATCTTATCGAAATTTGATTTCATTATATGTAAAATTCCTATCTTTGTTCCCATGGAATATTTTATTTGCTGCGAATATACAAGTTTCATCAATACGAAACAAGTTATTCGGATGGATGGGTAGCCTGTGAAGGTCACCCATTTGTTGTTTATACGAAATTATCGTAATAAATTAGAGAGGGTAAATCACTGTGTTTGTGGAAGATCATTTTTGACACAACACTTGTTACGCGCGCGTTAATAGGTATATTTATTAAATATAATTAACTCTATAAACATATACTACCTTCTAATATCTCTATCCGTACACAGAACCTCTCCTGACGTCGAGTTCCTGTGTACTCCACTTAAAGTCTCTATTTAATAAAACATTGCTTTTTACCGCCAAGGTATGGTGCCGTCAGGCAGGATACCGCAGGCTAAACCTGGTAGAAGCCGTATCCTATACCGGAAGCCGGTACCCCGGTAGGGGGATCGGGTGGAGCATAATCCAAAGAAGAAAAAGCGAGGTCTTGTACGATCGCTCGCGCTCCGGCCGTCCGTATCTTCTACGGCAGGCTCCATAGCCCAAGGCTTCCCATTTCCCCTTGGCTTTATATCCCATAGCTTGGGAGAAAGGAATCCAAAGGAAAAAAGGTGTGGTCATGTCCCGTGAGGCAGGATAGAGCTGTCCACCGCCGCTCGGATGCATGTATGGTCTGTGCTCCACTGGCCTCGTTGCCGTGGCTTACGGTGGACTTATCTGGCTTTCCTCTGCCACTTCCACTGCCTTTTCCCCTTTGGATATTCGTAAATACATGCTAATCAGCATATATTATGTTGATTATGGCATAATTTCTTGACAACGATATTTTTTTTAGCTAGTTTTGCTGAAAACTAATTTTGTATGGCTGAGCAAAGGAAAGCTTTCGTATTCGCATTGCCTTACGATACTAGGTTGGATATGATCCAGCAGTTCTTAAGGATATACAACGGCTATCTGGACTCCAAGGGTAGGAGCTTGATTACTGAAAGGACGATAAACTTACTTTCTTTCTACATCAACTACGGATACTCGGATGATACCAGGGCTAAGTACATGGATTGTCATGGACAGAAGGAATCTTACGTCGCTGTCCTAAACAACGAGCTTAAACGTGGGGGTTTTCTGGTGGACAAGAAGAACGGGAACTTCCGTACCCGTGAGCTGTCTATTGAGATGAGAAGCTTACGTAACTATTTTATTCTTGACGGGGAGGGTGATGACACCCGTGTAATGGGATTCGTATTCAAGAGAAATAAGCTTAACATCGATGGATAGGAGTCTTATTTCGTTCGACAGGGATATTGTCGATGAGGTGGTGAGAAGATCTGGAGGAAAATATACCAAGCAACAGGTCGAGTGGTGCATGAAAGCATCCGTATCTTATATTCATCATCTCTCCAGATATACCGATAATATATCTATCAGGATCCCGTTTATCGGATACGTTATCTGCAATCTCCGTGAGATGCGTGTAAGACGTGATAAGATACGTCGGATATTTGTCAAGGAAGGTAATCGTTATCCGGATGAAAGGATGCCTATTGAGCTTGATTGTCTGGATAAGAAGATTAATGCGATAGAGGATATGGAGGGGTTGAAGAACGGAGATCCTCTTATACGTGATAACCATGAGGCCATGTATCAATGTCGGTATGGCATGACATGGGAACAGTTACAGGATTTTCAACAAAAACAGTTTAAAAAATAATGGTGATTATATATAATTTTACACAAAAACATAAAATAAATAGGATGTTTAAAATATTCTATTTATATTTGTTGCATGTATTTAGTAGAACAACATATAATCACTTCAAACGATAAGAGATATAAGATGTTAGATAATATCTGTTTCTTGTCAAAGAATCTGTACAATGCTGGGCTTTATGTTGTAAAACAAGAATTTCTAAGTACTGGTAAGTGGATTAGATGTACTGATCTTAACAAAAAAATGGTGTCTGAAAACAATCCTGATTTCAGAGCGTTAAGTGGATCTTCTTCACAACAGATATTGATGAGATTAGATAATAATTTAAAATCTTATTTCTCTTCTATCAAAGCATGGAAAAGGGATAATAAGAAATTTACTGGATGTCCTAAGTTTCCAAGGTATAAAGACAAGGTAAAAGGTAGAAATATTTTTACCTACTCTTATGCCCAGATACGACACAAAGGTGAATATATTTATTTTCCAAAGAAAGAAAGTTTACCTCCTTTGAAAACAAGATGTGAAGAAGGTAGTGTTAAACAGGTTAGGATAGTACCAAGACAAGGATGTTATGTTATTGAATTGATTTACGAATCTTGTTGTGTAAAGCAGAAGATTGATAACAATAGAATAATGTCTATAGATTTAGGTGTAAATAACCTTGCTTCTGTTGTTTATAATGTCAGTAATAAGGCTATACTGATAGACGGAAAGAGATTGAAGTCTATTAATCAGTATTATAATAAAAAACGTTCGTATTTACAAAGTAAATTAAAGAAAGTAAATGGAAAGAAAAATTCGAGACGGTTGATGTCTTTAACAAGAAGGAGAAACAATAAGGTGAAAGATTATCTTCATAAGGCAAGTAAGGAGATAATAAATATTTGCTTGAAGGAAGATATAACAACATTGATAGTAGGTCATAATGATGGATGGAAGCAAAATGTAAACCTTGGTAAAAGAAACAATCAGAATTTTGTTTCGATTCCATTTGAGATGTTTATATCAATGTTAAGATATAAATCGGAAAGACAAGGACTAAGATTTGTTGAAGTAAACGAATCTCACACGTCAAAATGCAGCTCTTTCGATTTAGAATCAGTAGGTCATCATGATACTTATGTTGGTAGAAGGGTAAGAAGAGGTCTTTTTATGACAAGAGATGGTATTCTTATTAACGCTGACATCAACGGAAGTTATAATATCATGAGAAAAGTAAAGGGGGACGCAGTAATGCCACTCCATACAGGGTTCGGGTATAACCCGGTTAAGAAATTTATTAACTAATTATACGAGTGTAAACTTGTATATAATTACCAAAATAATTATCGTGCAAACAATTGGTAAAGCCCAAGTAATAGCCCAGGCTTGGGAAGACAGTTTATTGGGCAGGATTCCTAAGGATGAGAAGGATTATCCGGAGTGGTACAAGAATCGTCTTGATTTATGCAAGAAATGTCCTAAGAACTCTTCTAATATAGCTTTCTTTAAGTTACCAGCTAAGGTATTGCTGCAAAGATTGATGGGAAGACAGGCATGTTCGTTGTGTGGTTGTTTTATCAAGGAGAAGGCTTGGATGAAGACCGAGGTATGCCCATTGAAGTTCGTGGAAGGAGAGAAAGCCAAATGGAATGCTATGGAGGTGATAACGGCCGATCATAACGATTTTAATATCGAGTGCCCTAACGATTCCTTTAATATAGGACTTACGGATGACGAGAGCGAGTTTTATCTAAATATTTTTGATCAGAAAATAGGTGATAAGATAGAAATCGTGTTATTTATCACCCATAAAGATGGTTTCCATGTCAAGGATCATCATCTTTCATGTGGATGTATAGGAAACGTGTCATATAACAAACATCCTGACAATGAGAATAGAACTATATTTAGGATGACGTTAGATACCTCAAAATATACGGAAGGTCATTTTGAGAAACACCTATCTCTTATCGGTTATACGAAGGACGATCCTGAACGTAATTTCAAACATTTCCCGCTACGTATTATAGGGGAAGCTTATAAGTAAATACTATGCGAAGTCCCGTAAGAAGCAAGATAGATGATCGTATCCATGCCCTTATTGTCATGGAAGTCGGATGCCGTGAGTTGCCTGAATATTCGTTGGGTGATATACTTTACTCCGCTTTAAGGAGGATAGCTAGGGCTAATGGTGGTAATGTCCGCTTCTTGCGGGATGTTAGTACCAGGGATTTATTGAGGTCTATAGACCAAAGCATCAGTGATGAGATTGAATTAAATAATAATGATTATAACGTGTGATTATAATGGAAGAGGATAAGGATATCAAAAAAGAGATCAGGGATTATCTTAAAGAAGAGGCGGATACTCATATAAGGCATTGGATAGCCATAAAGCGTGAGAGCAAGCGTCTGTATAGCGATATTGAGGATAGGACTAAGAAGATAGCCCTTAAATCATCCTCGTTGATAAAAGAGGAGGATTTTGTCGTTCTTCATGAGATGACCCATAAGATACAGATGTTGAATATAGAGGCTGTAAAAGTCAATTCTAGGTTGATGTTCATAATCCAGTTGGCTACCAGCTTCGGTATGGATCTGGATTTAGATACGACATATGCGTCCACTGCCAAGAGCATTATAGAAGACAGAACGTCTGGATTCGTGTTTTATGATGACAAGGAACGTCTTAGATATGCTGACAAGGAGCTTGAGGATATGTTCCATGACATGAGCGTGACGGAAGTAAGTAAGATAGGGGTTGTTCAATCTTATGAGCTTCTTATGAAACAGTATAATGAGTTCAAAGACATGAAAGCTAATGCCACAGGGAAGACGAAAGCCGACGAGTAAGGATGTCGATCGGGTCAATGATAATCTTGAAGTCATAGCTAAGGCTATAAATGACGCTAAGGGTTATATTGATAAGCATCCTTGGGATAAGGAGAAACCGGAGGATATGGCTAAGGCTTTTGATTTTATATCTAAGTTAATAGATAAGATCAATACATGGAATGAGTCGTATATGGAAAAAAGCGGGATCATGGATGTATATAGGTCTATAAATGATGTCCAGAAGAAGGAACGTAAGGGTCAAGTATCTGGAGGTATAGAGTCCGTATTAAAAAGTATGAAGTGATGGGGTTAAGCACGAGTCCAGAATTTTATGTAAACATGAAAAATCCTCCTGTATGGAACGATCTATTCGGTTGGGAGGATCAGGATGACGATGTTAAGCAGTTCTTTAAAGAAGAGGCTTATAAGGTCAAGTACGGGGTGACTATCAATGGCACGTTCATCCCTCCATGGCTTTATTGGCATGTTAATTTCTTTCCCGTATTTCAGGATCTTCCAAACGGGGAACGTGTTCCAGCGATCAGTCGTTTGCGTGACAACGAATGGTTTTTCGCCGAGATGTATCAACGTGCCCGTATGGAGAAGAAAGGGTTGGGGATGTTTGGTACTCGTCGTTTTGGCAAGGCTCTTCTGGACTCGGAGCTGATATATACTCCTCATGGATCTAAGAAAATAGGATTCGCCGATATAGGAGATATCATATATGGTGATGACGGGAAGCTTACTACCATAGTGGGCGTATATCCTCAGGGATTCGTTGATACGTACAAAGTGACCTTTGAGGACGGTCGCAGCGTGGTGTGTTGCGGGCAGCACCAGTGGAAGGTCAAGTATCATGGTGATTATAAAGTCATGAATACGATGGGTATTATCCACTCTGACTTCTCTAAAATGACTATAGATATGGGGGATGCGGTTGATTTTCCTGAGCGGCGTTGGCTGATATCACCCCAGCTCATGGGGTCTCTGGTCGCCTCCTTCCTTTGTGGCGCTACCGACAGGATCTTTGAGCTAAGCAAGAAGGAGATGGATGATGTCATTTATTCATCAAAAAAACAGAAAGAGTTATTTATAAGCTCGTTCATGAAGATCGCTTGCGGTATAAGCACCGGCGATGATCGTTTTAAGGTTGTTTACAAAAGTGAGTATATTATATCCTTCGTAAGAAGAATATTCTGGTCTATGGGATATTATTGTGTCATGGATGGTGATGATATGTATATATCCAAGACCCATAACAGACTTAGGATATCCGATATAGATTATTACGGGAAGTATAAGGCTACTTGTATTGAGGTAGATAATAAATCTCATCAGTTTCTTACTACCAATTTTGTCGTATCCCATAATACGACTATCATGTCATCCCTTCTTCAGATGAACGCTACCATGACGATCGGGCTTAGCCATTCCGTGGTAGGTTTCAGCGATAGCGATTTATCTAATATAGGTGAGTATTGTGAGTATGGTCTTGATCATGTGCATCCTTTTTTCAGGATCAACAGGACCAAGACCGACTGGAGTTCGGGCGTTACATTAGGCAAGAGGATGTCCAATGGCGTACGTGATATCCATGCCATTATCTCTATAGCCAACATCAACATGGGTAGGAAGACCTCCACGCAGAAGACGGCTGGTTTGACACCGGCTACGGCTATTTTCGACGAGGTTGGTAAGGGACCTATCAAGAAGCCTTACACGGCCGCCATGCCGTCCTACGACACGCCTTACGGCTGGCGTCTTAGCCCTATCTTGGCTGGTACTGGTGGTGAGGTAGAATTATCCAAGGACGCTCAAGAAATGTTTTCTGATCCTGAGACCTACAATCTTCTGGTTATGGACTGGGATATTTTAAATCGTAGAGCCATGAAAGGGAAAACATGGAAAGAACGGAAATGGGCGATGTTCGTTCCCGGTCAGATGGCTAACTCCGGTGTTAAGAGAACTATAGGATTGGGCGATTATCTTGGTAAGCCTGATGACAAGAAGCTTAATAAGATCAAGATCGACGCTACTGATTTCGATGCTAGTACCAATAAACTTAATGAGGAACGGAAGAAACTATCTACAAAAGATAGGGTTGCGTACACTTCTCATACTATGTTCTATCCATTTACGATCGATGACTGTTTTTTAAGCTCATCCCAGAACCTATTTCCGGTCGAGTACGCTATCAAGCATAAGAATGATCTCCTTGAGTCGGGGCAATATAGCGGTATGCTGTGTGATGTCTTTCTTGAGTCAGGTAATAAACTGGGGACTACTAAATCGAATAAGCAACTGGCTGGATTCCCGTTTAGTGGCGGTGTTATTGACGCTCCTGTCCAGATATTCGAGATGCCTCAATCCAATAGGTTTGATGATTTTATTTATGTGGCGGGCCAAGATCCGTATAAGCAGGCCAAGTCTGATACTCCTTCATTGGGATCCTTTTATATATTCAAAAGGCGTGTTGGTATCCGAGATCCTTATGCCTATAGAATAGTTGCCTCTTACGTATCCCGCCCATCATCTATAGACCAATTCTGCCGTACGTGCGAGGTGCTTCAGAAGGGATATGGTGCTATATGCCTTATGGAGAACGCTGACCAGATGTATGAGCAGTATCTTAATCGGAAGAGCGGTATGCCGGCATCTTTCTTCTTATTCGCTGGTGAGGCTATAGCCAATAAGTATGTGAAGGCCGGCTCCCGGCAGAATAGCAAGCTGGGGCTATATCCTACCCCCGGCAACCAGAACCTGCTCTTCTCCTGTGTGGTGGATTATTGCTGGCAGGATTTCGTTATTGGTTATGATGATAGTACCGGTCTTGATATAACGGTTAAAGGTATTGAGTTGATTGATGATATAGCTCTTTTGGATGAGATAATACAGTATAAGCCCGGATTGAACGTCGACAGGATAATAGCCTTCGGGCATGCGTTGGTTCTCGCTAGGTATTTTGATGATAATAACTACATGCCTAAATCGAAGATAGATGAGATGAATAACGCCCGTAAGGAAGATGCTTATAAACACCATGAGATATATGCCTCTGCATTTGGATCGGTATCTATAGGAGCTTTTAGGTAAATGAATGTCAATTAAACGCCTATCTTTGTTGTAAATAAAATTGAATAATCATGGAAGTGTTTAATAGAGATCATTCGTTTCCAGCAAAAGGAGCGTTATTAGGATTACCTCCTCAGGCTATTTCCACGAAGAAAAAGAACAGAAAATGGAAGGAGGATTGTATGGACGCTCTTGAGACGATAGGGTTGAAACAGTATGATCGTAACCAGATGTACCGTGACTATTATCTGATGGCGGATGGTAAGTTATCTTTTATGGAGATGGCGGATGTTATCCCTCAGTTAAGGAACGTGCAGAAGCTAAGGAGCGATATAAGGATACCTTCTTTCTTGAAACATTATGATATCATAGGTGGTATCGTAAACGCCTTTGAGGGATGGCTGACAAACCTACAGGATAAGTATACGGTTAATGAGGTAGGTGATATGGCTATAAGTGAGTATGAGGATACGATGTCAAACTTACTTCATCGTCATATACAAGAACAGTGGGATATTATCGTCAATCAGCGTCTTGTGGAGGCTGGTCTTGATCCTACGTACAATGAGTTTAACTCTGAGGAGGAGCGTCAGGCTTATGTTCAGCAAATCCAACAGGCCAAGACGTCTATGACCCCTGATGATATCCAGAGGTTCATGAGTACCAGATGGAAGACGCAGGCGGCGGTATGGGGGGATCATACGATCGAGGCTGACCGTAGCCGGTTTTATATGGATGAGCTTGACAGGGAGAATTACCGGGATCGTCTTCTTAGCGGAAAGATGTTCCGGAACCATTTCGTTGGCTTCGACTATTATCGTCCGGAGGTATGGAGTCCGATGGAGGTTTTCCATCCTGATGTGAAATACCCGCAATATGGATCTTATGTAGGCCGTCTTCATTATTACGAGGGTGTTGAGTTGATATCAAGATACGGCCATAAGATGACGGCCAAAGACAAGCGTCGGATTATGGGAGGTGACGATGATTATGAGGGATGGGTATCTAATGACGGTGCTAGGTATGATTGGAAGAAAAAGAAACCGTCTATTACCGGTATGTATGAGAATGAGGTTATTCCATGGAAAGGATACCATGACTATGAGTCTATAGTCGCCGCTGAGGACTATTATGGTGTGCCGATGGGAGAGTACCATACCTTCGGACCTGACGGGGAGGAACACACCCAGCCCCGCTTCTTGCCCCGCTTCCATCCCTTTGGATATTTCAACTCCGGTATGGCCGATGGTAAGAGATATGAGATAGACTCTCGCCTTTTTAGGGTTATGGAAGGATATTGGGTATCCATGAAACCGGTATTCTTAATAACTTATATGACAGAGACCGGGATGGTGGATCAGGAGCTTGTTACCGATGAGCTGCTCCCGGAGTTCTTGGAGAAGAACGGTATCAAGAAAGTGAAGAGGGTTATGGCCGAAGCCGTTGGTGATCCTGAGGTGAATACCTATATCTTGGAGTATGTCCCTGAGGTTAGGTTTGGCGTTAAGATCACCGGAGGTAATTTAATGGATAAGCCTATATATATCGGTGGGGATCCAATACCTCATCAGATACATGGTGACAGCAGTCTGTATGATTATGTCATTCCGGTTTCTGGATTTATAGGGTCTAGTCTCGCTGATCGCATACAGCCGTTCCAGATGATGTATAACCTTGCTATGAACCAGCTATACAACAACGCCGAGAAGGAGATCGGTAAGTTCTTCTTAGGCGACCTGGGATTCTTGCCTACGGAATATAAGGATATGATGGACAAGAAGGGTGCTTTAGCTACTTTTATGCAGATCGTTAAGTCCGTCTCATTTATGGGTGTAGGTGGTAATGACACAAACAATCCTTACCAGAATCCGCAGATGAGCAGTATATATAATCAGTTCGGTGTATATGATCTTACTAATACGGATCAGATAAGATCCCGTATGGAAATGGCGTCTTACGCCTATATGATGGCTTATAGGATGATAGGTATATCCGAGCAAGCGATGGGTCAGTCAACTAGATACGAGAGTTCTACGGGCGTAAAACAGGGAGTTAACGCTACTATGCTACAGACCCAGACTTACTTTAATGATTTCGATGACTTCAAGAAACGGACATTGGATATTCATCTAGCCGTGGCTCAAGTATGCCAGAAGGAAGGATACGATTGGACCGTGATGTACAGGAACAGCGATCTGTCCTTGGCTTACGTCAGTCTTACGGATAATAGCTTGTCGTTACGTCATCTTAATGTTATGGCTGTCTCTAATTCCAAGAAACGTCTGGAATTGGAGAATTTGAAGCAATATATATTACAGACGAATACTTTGGGCAATGACTTGCTTGATATCACTAGAATGATGAATGCCAACTCGACGGCTGAGATGAATCAGATAGGAAGGGATGCCAGATCTTACGCAGATCGTGTAAGACAGGAGGAGTACCAGAATCAACAACGACTTGTACAGCAAAAAGCCGAGGCCGATCAACAGGCCCGTAATGACGAGCATGAGAAGGAGAAGGAGCTGGCTTATATCAAGGGTAACTTCGATTTACGGGGTAAGAGCATAATGGCCGCCGGTCAAGCGGCTAGGACACAAGATAACGCAGAGGGTATGGATTATGTGGAAGCTATAGCGGATCGAGCCTTGAAGGAAAGGGATCTGGATATCCGTGAGGAGGATATGAGAACCAGACAGGCTAATGCCGAGGCTGAGCGAAGATCTCGTGAGGAGATAGAGAAAAGGAAGTTGGAATTAAAGGAAAAGGAGATAGATGCTAGGAACAAACGTTCTGATACAGATAGGTTTACGTCAATAATAAACAAGAATTGATTACAAGTTTTGTAAATATTTTTACAAAATCTGTAATCATTTTGGCGTAAAATTCTGTCATATACTATAATGGGTTTGATTTAATTGGTAATTAGATTAATGATAATTTTGTAAAAAGCAAAAAAGGAAATTGTATGAATGACATGGGTGATTTCGCTAAGGGTTTTAAGACCATGAGTGTCGAGGAGCTTTTTTACCGTGGTGACGGTGATGGCGATAAGAATAATATCGAGGGTAAATATGATAAGGATGGTAATCCTATAGGTGATTCCAAGGAAGAGCCTGCCGACGGCGGAGCGGCTGACGGTGGCGGGGATAAGGGCGGCGATGCTACCACCCCAGACCCTGATTCCCTTGGCGAAGGAGGTACTGATAACAATGTAGTATCAGGATTTAACGGAAAATCTTTTTTGGAGAAGATGGCCGCTAGAGGTATTATCGATAGTATTGACAACCTTGATATTATGGTAGATGATAAACCGGTCGATCTTTCTACTATCACTAAAGAGGATGATTTACTCGATATAGTGGAGGGATTGATCAAGGATAAGGCTGATGAGTTGTTGAAGGATAAGGTTGATACCGGTTCTATGTCTGACTTTATGAAGAAGATGATAGAGGTGGATAAGGCCGGTGGTAACGTTGGCCAACTATTAAGCCAATATCAGAACATTCAGGCGCCGTTGGATAACCTTGATATGAGCAACAAGAATGATCAGCTTGCGGTCATCCAGCATTATTATAAGATGTTGGGTATGCCGGAAGACGAGATAAAGGATAATATGGAGATGATGATCGGCAAGGGCGATGAGTTTATTGAGTCCAAGGCCAATAAGTTCCATGATATCCTGAAAAAGGAGATGGATAACCTTATCGAGGAGGAGAAGAAAAAATCCGAGAAAAGGAAACAGGAGTTGATTGAGCAGATGAAGATCTATAAGAAAGGTCTTAAGACATCTATAAGCTCAGGATTCCAGTTGACTGACACTATGATAGGTAAGGCTGTCGATTTCGTTACCAAGCCGATAGACAATCAAGGTCATACGGCTATAGATAAAGCTTATTCGGAAGCTATCAAGAATCCGGACATGGCCGCTGATCTGGCTTTGTTCTTGATGAATAAGGACGAGTTTCTTAAACAGAAGACTAACAAGGCTAAGATGGAGGTTAATAAGAAGACCATCACTCTTCTTTCTGGCAATAAGGGAGGAAAGCAGAATAAAAATAATATCGATAATGATACTATAGAGGCTAACTTCCTTGATCTGAGTGGATCAAAGAGTGTATAACATTAAAAATAAATAGAAATGAATCCATTTTTGACAAAAAGTTTTCCGGCTACCGTGAATGGTGATAACGTTATTGCCTTCACCGATGCCAAGAACTATAAGACTTCGCTCGTAGAGCATAACTTAGGCTCATTGGCGAGCTGGTATTATGAGGATCCTGATAAGAATCATTTGGGTCTGTTGAATCTGTTCTCTAATATCGCCAATTACCCCGTTCCGATGTATATGGGTATGATTAATAACGGCGCTACGATCTCCGTTAACGGTATTGGAGCTTCTTTCCGTTATGATTTACCTGTTACAAAGACATTCGCTGTCGTTACGGCTGAGGATACTTCAGGTCATCATCTAAAACCGGGTATTGACGGTAGTTTGTTTGATATCGTTTTGAATACCTCTGAGTTTACGGCTTATGATGTCATCACCTATGACGCCGCTAACGGCTGTAATATCCTTATCTCAGGTGAGATCCCGTCTAAGACAGAAGGTGATTTGACACGTTATTGGGGTCGTGTTATCGGCGGAAAGGCTAAATACTTCCCTAAAGAGAAATTACGTCCGGGTATCCGTTACTGGAAGATCGGTCATGCTCTTGGAGAGTATAGCACCCAGTTCTCTAAGGTATCTGGAGCTGACAAGGCCGGTTCTATGACTTGTGAATTCCGTTTAGGAAACCACCGTGGTGTTGAGGGTGAGACAACTATGTACGCTGGTATGAAGTCCATGCAGGCCGCTCAGAATAGCACTTCAGAGTTCGTGGAGACCGCTCTTCGTCGTATGAATGCTATGAGAAGCGAGTATGAGGGCAATATTCCTGATTTGGCTATTATCGGTAGGACGGTTAATGGTAGGCTTGATTTACGTACGGCTAAGGTAGCGTCCACGCTGGAGGTATTCTGTATGGCTGAGTTGGTTAAGCTGGAAGCTAGACAGTTGATGTGGCAAGAAGGTGGTATTATCATGGATCAAAATGGTCCTATCCATTTGAATGAGGGTATCTACCGTCAGCTTCGCCGTGGTTATACTATCTACTATAGCCGCCCGATGGGTATTACCAAGGACACGCTTATGGCCGCTGCCGCTTATATTTTCCGTGGACGTCAGGATCTTCCTATTACGGAACGTAGGATTAAGTTCAAGGTAGGAGCTATGGCTATGATCAATTTAGAGAAGTTGATTAGAGGAGCTTTCTTCACTACGTTGAATAATTTAAGCTGGGGTATGGGTAGCGACCGTATGTTGCCTTCTAATCCTATATCCGGTACTAATGATGCTATGATCTTAGGTCCAGTTCAGGTTAAGGGCGCTTTCCTTCCTGGCATCGGAAATGTAGAGTTCGAGCACGATCCTTCTTTGGATTACGCTGACATGACAGATCGTAGCGAGTTGGTGAATGGTATGTATCCTAGATCCTCTTATTCTTGTATTATCGAGAATATCACTGACGCTGGATCGACTAACGCGTATTCCGCTATTCCTAATACGGCTAACGCTAAGTTGGGTAATATGAATAACAACGTATTCTATATCAAACCAGAAGGCGTAAGCATGTGGTGGGGTTATGAATACGGTCGTTGGGCGCACAAAGCTAACGGTAATGAGATCGTATCATCCTTGCCGGGCATGAAAGAGCAATTCTGGTGCCACTCAGCTTCAGCGGCTTGGGTTATGGATAACAGCAAGTTCTTGATCATCGAGCTTCAACCGAACTACTTCGGCTAAGTTTTTTTCATATATGTAATTTGGTTTTTTAGAGGGGAGGATATTCCTCTCCTCTTTTTTAAGTAACGCAAAAAGGAAATGAAAGATATTTTAAAATCAAAGGAGGTATTGGTCGAGGTAAACGGCTTCAATATCATGTCAGATACCTTGTATGAGGTAGTAGGTAAACACGACGGAAGCGCTCCGCAGGCCTTCCAAGATGCCAATATAGCCAAGGCTCCGTTCCCGGAGAATGCTACTCACGTATGTTGCCCGTGGGATGATTTCTCAGAAGTTTACAATACCGGTTTTTATCCAAGATCAAGATGTTATAATGGCATGGATAAGGATGAGGTTGATAAGTTGGTTGATCAGCGTGTCAATAATATAATGAAGCCTTTTGAGAATATTTCCCAGAAGGATCTTTCCCAGACCAATTTCGAGTTTTGGGATGATGCTAAAGACAAGATCTATATGGGTAAGGTTTATAACACGGCTAATACCGTTGAGTTATTTTATTTATATCTGGCTGTATTTTCTGGCATGTTGACTCCTCAGGAAATGGATGGTGATCCTATTTTCATGAACTCCATGTTCTGTTTCATTGAGAAAGACAACGCCAAGGATTTCGTTCAGCAGCGTGAGATCAATAAGATGAATATCAGCTATAAGTTCATCGACGCCCTTAAGAAAGGTGGCAAGGAACGTCAGGCTGTCATCGACCTTCTTCTGTACATCGGTATCGTGACCCGTCCTGATTTTACGGAGGATGATTATTACACCGGATCACTATCAAACTGGATGAACGAGAAGAAGACCAACATCGATTATCTGCTTGATATTTGGGATCGTTCATTGGAGGGTGATTTCAAGGAAGTTCTTGAGTTCTATCGTATCGTAAATGTCCTTCAACGTAACGGTCGTATCAACATGACTCCATCTGGCTTGCAATATAATGGTCAGATCATAGGTCCTGACACCCGTACGTCCGCCGAGTTCTTGGCTACCAAGAAAGATCTTATCAGTGTAAAGGCTAATGTCTTGGATGAGTACGAGGAACTTATGTCTATTTCTGATATAGACGATAAGACCAAGAAGGTTAAGGATGTCAAGAAGAAGGAAGACGTAGGTGAAGGTGATAAGGTTAATACGGAGGAATGACGATGACGATCCAAGAAGCGTATCTAAGGTCTTTGCAGAAGAATGAGCAGAATCTCGCCAATGGTGGGATTAAGCTTGATCCCGGGAGGTTCGTGCTTTTGTTCAACGAGGCTCAGGATAGGTTGATAAGATACTATCTTAATAGGAAGGATGATGAGACCATCCGATCTATACAAACTCTTCTGGTATACTGGGAATCGCTTAATAAGATCAATCATATTGATGACCCCGAATCGACATCATTCGGTCTTCCTGATGATTATTTATGGTTCTCAAATATAAAAGGAGCGTTTTCTTATAATGGATGTGAGGTTGGAGATTTTGTCATATGGGAGGCTAAGAACGAGAATGTCCATGAGCTTCTTGGGGATGATAATAATAAACCTTCTTTTGACTATCGGGAAACGTTCTACACCATAGGTGACGGGAAGGTCGTGGTGTATGAGGACGGCTTCCGCACAGACGAGGTTAGGATGACCTACTACCGGAATCCGGTACGGGTGGATCTGGCCGGGTACATCAACGCCGCCGGCGAGCGGTCCACGGACATCGACCCTGAGCTGCCCGATCCTTTGGTGGAGGAGATTCTGGATATGGTCGCCAAGCAATTCAACCTTAACGAGAATGAACTAAGTAGATATAGGATGGATAAGGATAATGTGGCTTCCTTTAAATAAACACCGTTAGTTTGATCATTAAGCCTACTCGGAAACGGGTAGGCTTTTTATTTTACATAAAATGTAAACATTATATTATGTCGTATACTCACGACTTTATTTTATTGCGGTGATGTTGTTTATGATTATGTTTGCGTTAGGTAAATGATTTTTAAATTAAAATATTGATAATATGTTGCACAGACCGCAAGACCGGGTACTTTTCGTATCCCCGCACGCTAAGATGGTGGATGTCGACTCCATCTTCTTAAAGGAAGGACAGATCGGTATTTACGATACTAAAGATACTTCCGAGAACGGTTGCAAGGCCGTAATTGACTTTACCGGTAAGCCTCGTAATGATAAGCGTTATGAGATCCGTATCGGTCGTAATGAACAAGCGGCTTCCCGCTCTATATATGATAAGGATTTTTCCACGCCTTTGTTCTCGTTGAATGAGATCACCGAGATTTACGCTTCTTGGCCGAAGAAAGATCATGCTTATGTCGATGATGTTATCTTAGGATACAACGGTGTGTCTGATGACACGGCTTTCTCCGTATCCAAGGGCGACCGTATCGCTATCCGCTTGATTCTCGCCGGCAGGGCTTTCGAGCTTCTTGGTTATGAGGGAGGTCGTATTGAGATCAATGACGCTATCCTTTTGGATGATTGTGATAATACTCCAAATCAATGCGAGGAGTGCGATCCTTGCGAGGAGGTTGATTTGTTGCCAGCCGTCCTGAAATGTATCGAGAGGATGAAGAACCAGCCTATCGCTGGTGGTGGTAAGGTATCTGATTATATTGATATCACTCCGGTTACAAGATGTACTAACGAGGCTACGGAACCTGAGACGGAGGACGTGAACTTCTATTGTATGGAGGTTTGCGATACTGGTGATGACCTTGCCTTGGCTGAGGTTCGTGCCCAGTACCCGGGATTGAAGATCGTTCGTGAGAGCATCAACGGCAGCATGTCACGTTATAAGGTGATGAAGAAAGGGACTAAGCCTAATGACTATACTCAACGTCTGATCTCTATCATGAAAGGATGCGAGGAATGCCCGCCTAGCTATACTGAGGTTAAGGGCGGATACCTGTATTCCATTTCATTGGAGGATGACGGCGTTGATATGTCTACTACGGTAGAGTCTTTACCTAATGTGGTAGCTGATACGGTTAATAAGATGAGCCAGATCAAGGGATCAGGTTTGTATATTGCCGCTACTTCCAAGAAATTGACGGATGAGGAGATCTCTACTTTCGTGGAGGCTAATCCTACGGCTATCATTTACTATGTGGCTAAGACATCCGATATGTGCGAGAATCCTACGGTTCGTACCGCTTCATGGTCAGCTTGTGGTTCTTGCAAGGTATCCACCGAGAAGTATTATATCACGATCCCGGATGATGAGTGCGGAAACAGTGCTTTGGAGGAAATCAAACAGGCTTTCCCGGAACTGGAGATCACTGACTACGGTACTCCTGCGGCTTGCCAGCATAGCTTCCAGACAACGGTATATACTAACATGTTGTGTGATGAGTGCGACAAGGTGTTCGAGGGATTCTTCACCAGCAAGGCTCCGGCGTCCTACCGCAACCGTATGTGGAAGAAACTGGAATCGGCTCAGGAACTTGGCACTAACTGCAAGTGCGGTATCCGTTTCCGTGGCAAGGAAATGTTATTATCTCCGTCAGAGTGCTTGATGGATAAAATGACTTATGTAGAGGATAGCGTTGAGATCGTTGGCGCTAGCGGTGGTTATCCTGATTCTCTTGATGAGGGATTCCCCATTTGGTGGGATCAGCTTCACTTCGAGAGATTGTCCAGCAAAGCCCCGCGTACTCATGTTGGCGGCAATATGATGGATGATGAGTTGAAGGGTTACGCTCATTTCAACGGCTTCCCGAAACATCAGGATTTCATGGGACGGACATTCATGAACGAATACAGCCGTGTTGAACAAACAGCCCAATACGTGGACTTCCAGATCACGATTAATCCTCATAGATACGCTCAAGGATTCGGAAAGGTTATCGCCGATGATCCGGTTAACTTGATCTTACGTGTACGCTATGGCGCTCATGAGGGTGTTCAGGAGATGATCAATATGATCGGAGCTGCCGCTGGTCTTGGACCGGCTATCGTGACCGAACCTAAATAAGAACGACCTTTTTTGCGTTCATATATTTCCTAAAGGGGAGAGATTCATTTCTCTTCCTTTTTTGTTATCTTTGAGGCAGTAGAATTAAAATATGATATTATGTCTGCGATAAATGAGTATTTAAAGAGACTTGCTTCCATCTTCGGTAGCATGGGTTTCTCCGTTCCGCCAGATGACTTCTCGGGTGTTGTCATAGACGGAAAGACGTATCCGGTCATGATGAGGAATGACGGGTGTTACGTGTACTTCGATGATAAAGGAGTAAAGAGACTTGTAAGCGAGATCCCTAAAAAGGACTATCAGTTCATTAACATCAAGGACGCCCGTGTGTCGATCGTCAACCAATGCTATCGCACGCCGGGTGGTCAGGTAGAAGCTCGTATCCATACCTATATGAATAATAAGGGGGAGATACTGGCCGAGAAGATATTTATCATCAACTCATCGGATATCGATACTCCCATTGGCACGGAATTGGATAAGATCCCTGCCGAGTGGGTGGCTATAGATTGTAGTATAGCGGAGATGACCGATCGGGAGTTGATATTCGTAAGTAAATGTTATGCCACGGAAGGAGGCAAGGTTCAGATAGAGGGCGTAGAGTCGGTTGATCCCCGCCTGAACCCGGAGGTGTCTCATTATGAGGTGGTGAATACTACTGACGATAGTAACCCTATTGGAACGAAGTATAATGCCATACCTGATACGTGGAGGCGTATAGTATGTGATTTTCCGGACATGACCCAAAGGGAGATAATACCGGTGCTTAAATGCTTTGATACCGGGACCGGAAGGGTACAGATAGAGGGGTATAAGATATTTGATTACGAGATGGGTACCAGAAAGGAATGGTATCGCGTCAAGCAAAGTACCGATCCTGAGAATCCGGTAGGTGAGTTTATCACCAGCATAAGCGATGACTGGGTTGAGGTCGTTTGTGACTTCACGGATATGGAGGATCGTGATATTGAGGTAACTATAGAATGTTATAAGACACCGGCCGGTAAGGTGAAGCTGGAGGTTCTTACGTCATGGGACGGGAATATAGGAGTTAGGGATAAGAGTTATAAAGTCCTGGAGACTACCGATCCGTCACAACCTGAGGGCGCCAGCTTCAGTTCCTTGCCAGACACTTGGATAAGGGTAGTCTGTGATTTTGACGATATGGAGGAGAGAGATATCAAATCCTATATAGAGTGTTATGACAGCGGTAGCGGAAACGTTAAACTTCGAAGGATGGTGTCGTATGACTCCAAGATAAAGGCCAGATACACACGTTTCGAGGTAGTGGACTCCGATAACGCAGACTTTGTCCCAGGAGCCGCCCTAGCTACCCTCCCAGACGGATTCTCTTTGGCTCCTTGTGATTTCGTTGACTTTGAGGATAGAATGCTTCAGTCAAGGAAAGAATGCTATAATACAGATAAAGGTCGTGTACAGGTATTAAGAATAACGTCTTATGATGGAGATATAGATATAAGGGGCGCTGTTTATGTCGTTACACGATCTGAGAACCCCGATATTCTCGTGGATAGGATATATAATGCCATACCTGGAGGATGGGATCGCATGGTGTGCGAGATGGAGGATATGGAGGATCGTGATATCGAGTCTTTCGTGGAATGTTATGATAGCGGTGAGGGTAATGTCAAGGTAAGGAGAGTCGTGTCTTATGATGCCAAGGCAAACGAGCGCCACGTCCGCTACGAGGTACTGGATTCGGATAACGGCGGTTTCACCCCGGGACAGCGGATATCCACCCTGCCTACCGGATGGTCTTTGGTGTCTTGTGATTTCACGGATATGGAAGACAGAATGCCTATTGATATCGAGGAATGTTATAGGACATCAAACGGGAGCATACGTATGAGACATGTGGTGTCTTATGATGGTGATCTTGGGAAAAGAAACCAGTTCTGGGAGATTGTGGACTCGTCTGATAGCGGATATGGTCTAGGGGATAGGATGAATAGCATCCCATCGGTTTTTATCCGTGAAAGGTGTACCATAGAAAGGTTGGATGATCGTATTACCAGAAGTGCGATAGAATGTTACTCGACTCCAGGAGGATCGGTAAGAATTAAATCCACTTACGTTATCAACCCTTTAAATCATGTTAGGTCGTATAATCATCATGTATTGAGTTCTACGGATAATGATATCAAGATTGGTATTCAATATATCTCTTTGCCATCTAATTTTACTCGTATCGAATGCGAGGAGCCGGATTACATGGATCGGCTTATAGATACTACCGAGACCTGTTATGATACCGGCAATGGTACGGTAAAGATCCGGAGGCAAGAGTCTCTTAACGGTAATCTTGATCTCAAGACATTTGATTATAAGATCGTAGAGTCTACTGATCCAGCATATAGATTAAATACTACACCTACGCAATCTGTTATAGACGGATGGACCGTTATTAGCTGTGATCTCAATATCATGGATGTAGATGATTGTTATGAGATCGGGGGGCATAAGATCCATCTAAAGGGCTTTAGGACGGTCAATCCTGCATTGCAGGATATTAAGTCCAAGCTTTATGTGGTATATTCAGATCATCCGGATTACGGTGTTGGAGATGAGTTGTCTTCTATTCCTGATGGGGCTAAGGTCACGATATGCGATTACGCTGATAAAAGCCAAAGACATATGGTTCTGGTGCGAGAGTGCTATGAGGTAGCCGATGGCCGGTTCTATGTGGAGGGAAGTCGGTTGGTGGATAACGATATGGTCGTTGAGCGGACGTCGTTAACGGTGATGGAGTCATCCTCTCCTACCTACCCGGTAGGTACGACACTGACCTCCATCCCCGATGGCGCTACTATCGTGGCTTGTTTATGTCAAACCTGTTAATCTGAATGGCTATGGTTAAAGTATGTAATGATTATTTTATGATTGACGCCTTAGCTGGAGGTCAGGTCATAAGAAAAAGGAAATATCGTCGTGAGAATACGATGATCGGATATAAGTGGTATGATTATAATGGGGTCGAGGTAACTGATCCCATTGAGATATCACGTCTTGACGGATTGGCTACTAAGTATCAACGTGTTGATGAGGCTTATGATGATCATGCCATTTTCATGTCGTCAACCAATTACGTTAACAGCGTTTCCGGTATACCTATGGATAAGCATATGGTTGTCGTTGAATGGAGGCCGGATAGCGAGCAGGGCTTTGTAACCATGGCTCATGATGAGGGTCTTGATGGGGACAGCTATTATATAGTTGTTATCAATGCCGGAGATAAGCAGGCTACGATCTACACCCCCGTGGACCCTGAGGATCCAAAGGATGGGACTTCCCGTGCGGTTGATGGCGATAACGTTTCCGTTGGCGGATCATATGTCTCTATATCCCCCAAGCAAGTAGAGAGGATAAGGGCTACTTTCCGTGATGGTAAATGGTATTATGAGTTAGTCACAAAAACATATCCTAGTAATACTGGAGGCATTAAGATCGGGGATGTTGATTTTGTGACGTTCAGATATTTATGGGAATCAAGTTCCGGAAGGGACTTGGACACGATGACGGAAGCCCTTAATTCTAATGTTCCCACCATAGATAATCTTGCTGTAGGTTGGTCTGGCCCCGGAAATGGAGATAGCTCTGTTAGAGAAGTTCTTAAATGGGGTGGTGATAATACCGGTTCTGGTAAGGAATGTGTTTGGATGTCGGTGAAGGATTTAAGGGCTAAATATTATGATATCCTACCTGAAGAGACGTATTTCATGGCCTACGCTACATGGTTTGGATCTAAAGGTACGGGTAAATGTTCTTTTGAACTTGTTGGATACAAGGGAGGTACGATGAGCCAAGATGGATATAATTTCATCAATACCGGTGGATCTGTGGTGTATCAAAATACGTATGATTTTGTTTGTCATACCAGTAAGGGTTCATCTACGTATAAGACATCCTACGAGAAGGTGGCTCGTGTTACCTACAATAAGCTCACTAACGAGGTTTATATGTCCATCGGTGACGCTATAGATCAGGAGGGTAATTATGATAAGTTAGAGCGAGAGATCAATAATATAAAGGAAAGACTTAGCGATGTCGAGAGCGAGTTGGCTGTCGTAAGACGTATAGCTGAGGGCAAGAACACGGCGTATATCTTTGATACGGTCGATGCCATGAATGAGTGGCTGGCGGTTCCGGAGAACACGGCTAAGCTCCGTGTGGGAGACAGCTTCTGGATCAGGGAGCAGGAGGTACCTGATTATTGGTGGGATGGAACTCAGGCTTTAGAGCAGGAAGGCCCGAAGGTTGATTTATCTCCTTATTATACGAAAGACGAGATTAATAATATTGTCAATGATATCAATCAGAAGATAGAGGATAAGAGTACGTCTATTATCTTCGATACTTATATCCAGATGAAGTCTTTCGTGGATGATCCAACTAACGCCGATAAGCTTAAGGAAGGTACTATCTTGTTGATACGAGAAAAAAATGTACCTGATTATTATTACGATGGAGCTGGGATAGTTAAGATGGAAGCCGACGTAGAGCAATGCCTTTATGTTACTTTGACTAATAAGCCTACGGAAAGCACTATAAGTTATACCCAGGATCGGGAGGTGACTAATTTCGCTCCTGGAGCTATAGCTAGATGGGTTGACGCTGACGGCAATGACGTGTTTTATAAGCTTGTTGAGATAGTAGGTGGTAAGGCTAAGTGGATTACCCTTATCGATACTAAATACGGTAATGTGACGATACAGAGTACTTATGACAAGAACTATGAGATCGTGAATATCGTATCTGGATCACGTTTACAAGCTATAAATAGCGATAAGGATGAGATCAAGTTCGTTAATAGCGCTACCGGTAATGTTACTGTCGTGTTTAACGCCACGGTATCAGGAGGAGCCAAGAAACTTACGAGCCTGTTGGCCGTGAACGAGGTGGTTCTTGCACCGGGGGCGGCGGCATCCTTTACCCGTACCGGCGAGAACTTCACCCTTTCCGATCTTTTTGGCGTTACGATCTTCCCCGATCTGGCGGATGCCAATCGTGAGGGTGAGTGGGTCATGAGTGTAGGCATAACCGGTAAACCGATCCTTATGGAGGTAAAGGAGATGAGGAAATGGGATGAGAGTATTGTCAGGGAACTTACTATTGATGAGCTTAACGAGAAGTTCCCTAACGTGGATATCGGATTCGCTGTCGTATGCAAGACCATCAACAAGGTATATGAGATGGTTAACGGGTATAAGGAATGGGTGTCTTATGATATAACCTCAATTAGTTGATATGGGATTTTTAGTAGGATATGATACGACCCTGTCCTCGGTGACGTTTTATGTTAACGAGGATAGGTTCCCTTGTTATAATGGGAGGAATGCTGATTATGTGCCTGATCCGATAGTAGATTTAGGTAATTTTAATCGTAATCTCAGGTTCTCGGCAAACAATCCAGGATTCGTGGACGTCGATTGGGGTGATGGGACAAAGGATCAATACCCTTTGGTCAAGATATCTGACGGTAGTTATAGGATAGTATTCAGGTCTTTAGATATTGAGTACAAAAAGAATCCTGACGATACTACATGGTGGTATAGGAAGGAGGATGGATCTCAGTATATACCGGTTCCTCCACATAAGTATAGCGATATCAGGCGTAGGGAGGTTACGATGAGGTTCTCTAACGTAATCGATGGGGAGTTCAATATGGATGGTATTGTCCTCCATGAGTTTCCTGTAGTTAATCTACCTGATATAACTTATTTGGCTATGGTCAGATCCGTTCTTAAAAATGGTGATATCCCATATGACAGGATAAGTAAGAGCGTTAATCTTCGTGATATACGGATGGGGTCTTTTTCTCATCCTGGTGTTTGGGACAATTGGCCGGAAGGTTTTTTAAATATGAAAAATCTGAGGTATTTCGGATGTAACAGTGTTTTTAATTTCGCTGATAATCCTGATTCTAATTGGAGAAGATTCTCGGAATGGAAGAATCTTACTTGGTTTAATTTCAATTGGTGTAATATCCCTTCGTATGACCCAGCGTTTAATTCTATTCCAGCTGCGGGTATAAGTATCATTAGCGATAGGAATAACATACCTGTATTTGATGAGGTGGATAAGGTTGGAGATGATAAGACAGGCGTTACTTTTATGAGTGGTGGTAGCTCATGGAAACAAGATCTGGTAGGAGGTAAGTTGAATAAGATTCAGGGCACGTATTGTAATTCAGGCACGGTACCGGTAGATGATCTTCTGGATTGGTTGTATGAGGTAAGGGAATTTAGGATATGGACTTTGTGTGATGGTGGATTTATAAATACGCAGGAGAGAACTGATACGTTCGTTAACACGTTTTATGATAAGATAATGTCGTGGAGTTATATAACGATGTCACAGACGGCTTCTGACGGTAATAGGAATCAGTTTTATAAACTTACCTTAGATTTATATACTTCCGCAGCTCCTACCAACAAGAGACCATCTGGCGTTTATCAAGCCCCTGAGGGGTTTGTCAAGGGGGTTAGTAATGGTAATCCTACGACGCCTATGGAGAAGGTGTATGTGCTTACCAACAACTACGGGCAGACGTGGATCTTGGCACCTGCCCCGGCTTCCAAGGCCGCCCTTACGAGGGCACGGCGGGCGGGGAAGACTAGGATCGCCCCGTTCGTCCTTGGCGTAAAGGACGGTCATGTGTCAGTATTCAGCGGAGACGTATTGGATGATAATATGAGTAAGTATAATTTCGCCGACAAATACGAGGCCATAGATATCTGTAACGATCTAGGATTGGACAGCTCACCGGTTGTCGAGTATTTCAGGAGAATAGAGGAGGGAGAGGTATGAAGTTGATATGTAAGGATACGAATAAAGGGTCTATAACCTTTTTTACTAAAGGCAAATACGCTTTTAGGGGAGTTAACAGGAATGATACTACTGATGATGTGCCTGATCCTATATTGGATGTTAATAATTATAATGAGAGTATACAGTTTTATTCCAAGACCCCCGGCATGTGCGAGGTCGATTGGGGTGACGGGAATAAAGAGCAATTTCCTTTCGTGAAGGATAGGAGCGAATCCATATACGGGCGATATAGGTTGATGTTCAGGAGAAGGGATATAAGTTATCGTAAGAATCCGGATAGCCATCCATGGTGGTTTTATAAGGAAGATGGGAGTGAGTATATTCCCGCCCCCAATCATGCTTACGCTGATGGGCTAGATAAAGATCGGGTCATTACCATGACTTTTACGAATGATATTACATTCGTTCAAACAGCAAGGATAATGATGGTAGGATTCCCGATATTAGACGCCCCAAGTATTATCAACTTAACCTTATCCATTACCGGCGATGGGAATATAACCGATATCCCTAAAGACAGGATACGTAGATCGGTAAATATAGAGTATATAGTACTTAACGAATTGGGTGTAGGGGCATTGACATCCATACCGGATGATTGGGATAGGTTGACTAAGTTGAAAAGCATTAATTTAAGTCGAACGGCTGATTTTAATGATACGGAGTCTTCTAATATAAGGAAATTCCCCTCTATGTGGCCTAATCTTGTAATATTAGCTTTGGCAGGTTGCAGGGTTAGGGTATATCCAAGGGAATGGCTGTCTTTTAGCAAGCTAAGAGAATTATATATATCCCCGGGAGTGGCTATGCCATCGTTTGACCCTAATACATGCCCGGCTATGGATGAGGTGGATAAGATAAATCCTAGCTTAAGGACCTTCGATCATATAAATAGATGGTATGGGTCTGTCGTGAGCTGGCATCCGTATATGATCGGCAAGGGGCTGGAAAATATCACTAGCCTTATCGCCTCATATGGCTATAGTAATATAGATGTAAGCAATCTACCGGATTATATATATGAGATGAGGTCTATGAATAGCTTTTATATGCATCGCAGCTTGTCAACCCAAAGTCGATGTGATACGTTTATATCAACATTATATGAGAAGGTGATGGGGTTTGATTATCTAACTATGTCCTCCTCTGCTTCCGATGGCAAAAGAAATCAGTTTTATGGATTGTATCTAAGTATATATATGGATGCCAATCCTGATGATAAAAGACCTAGTGGCGTATTACAGGCTCCCTCTGGTTTTATAAAGGGTCAGTCTAATGGCTCTCCGTCGACTCCTATGGAGATGGTTTATGTGCTTATGAATAATTATGGATGGAGGTTTAGTATGGCACCAGAGGCTTCGGTGTTAAGGTCAATACGATCTTCTGATATTGACACGAGGTTGTATAAGCCATATAAGCTTATCGTATTTGACGATGGGCGTACCTTTGTAGGCAATGGAGATGTTTTAGCTCATGATACGGATAAGGTATTATCGTTTGGGGGTCAACCAGAAGGGGAGTATTTATGTGATTCTATGGGATTGGACAGGAATGTTATTGTAGAATATTTTAACAAGATAGGTAATGGCTAAGACATTATATAAATACGAGGCATCATCCAACAAGTTCGTGTGGTTCACTACATGGGATAGGGCACTTAGAAATCATTATACCGATGATTATAATTATGTACCTGATCCTGTCGTTGGTAATCCTTATAATACGTTTGTCGAGTTTAGATCCAGAAAGCCCGGTATGGCTAATGTGGATTGGGGGGATGGAATAAAGGAGCAGTTTCCTATGACCAAGGTTCAAGGGGAGGATAATTATCGTATTATATTCCGTTCTTTAGCGATACAACATAAGAAAAATCCCAATACTACGTGGTGGTTCAGGAAGGAGGATGGATCGCAATACGTACCTGTGGATAATCATGCTTACGCTGATGGGAGGAGGGACGTACAACGGGCTGTGTCGATAGATTTTACTTGTGATATTTATTATGCCAATATCCAAGTTTGCAAGATGACATCTTTCCCGATTGTGGATATACCAGGACTTGAGTTTTTGGTCGTATCCCATACGCTGTATGTTAATGACGGTATACCTGTAGACAAGTTGTCAAGATCCAAAAAGTTAATTTATATCGATCTTCAAAATATAGGGCAAAGAATGACCGTAATTCCTGAGGCTATAACCAGTAAGACAGAGGTATATTGTTTAAATATGTTTAATATGCTTGATCTTAGGGATATAGAATCTAGCGGAATAAGGAATATAAAGAATATGAAAAATCTTCAAACCCTTGAATTGTCTTCATGTTATTTGGATAGGTATATAAAGGAGTTTAATGATCTTCCTAAATTAACTTCGTTGAATATAACTCCAGCCCCTTCTGATATGTGGAATTATTTTGATATAAATACCCTCCCTTTTTTCGAGGTAGATAAGATAAATCCTAACATTACTAATTTTGATTTTTTAAATGACTGGATGAATGGAGAAAGGAGGACGGGTTGGAATGATGATAATATGTCTGGAAGGGGATTGGAGCATCTTACTAGTTTCATTGCAGCTAATAGCAATAGTCTTAGAATGGATAAGCTTCCGGATTATATTTATGAGATGAGGGCTATTACACGGTTTAACGTTAATGCATCCACTCATAGCCAAAAAAGATCAGATGATTTCGTGAACTCTTTCTACGACCTTGTTGTAGGATGGGATCAGATTACTATGACATCCGTGGCTAAGGATGGGAAGAGGAACCAGTTCTATAGTCTTTCGGTAAGCATGTATAATGCTGTTTATCCAACCGAAAACCAGCGTCCTTCCGGCACGGAGCAGGCCCCCGAGGGATTCGTGAAAGGCTCGTCCAACGGGTCTCCCGCTACACCTATGGAGAAGATATATGTGCTAAAAAATAACTACGCCCAGAGATGGACGATTAAACCAGAATAATATTATGAATATCAATATTTTAAAACTAAATTGGTGGGGGGGGGTAAAATCCTATTTGCCCCTTATGATGAGAAGAAGAATGTTACCCAAAAGGAAGATAATAGAGGTATTCGAGGAATTATCTCCTCAGGATAATGGATATTGGGAGGTTCCTGATGGGGTCTATGAGGTTGAGTTCGCGTTGGTCGCCGGAGGTCTTAATGGAGGATATTCCGATGTATATAATGCCGGGAGTGGCGGTAACGGAGGTGGTATGCTGACTGGGACTATACCCGTAATTCCAGGTGTTACATATAGGGTGGTTGTAGGAGGTATAGGTGGTGATAGTATATTCGGTATGTATCAGGCTATTGCCGGTAAAGGTGGAAGAGGCGGATATGGAGTTGAAGGGGATGGTTATGATCCTTCCCCGGGAAATCCAGGGCAAGATGGATCATATGTTTTTAATAACAAATATCCTGACCGATACCCTTATCCTATGGGCGCTGGTGGTGGATCGGGAGCTTATACAAGAGGATGGGGTAAAGGCTTTTTATCCGGAGGTAAAGGTGGCAATCACGGAGGAGGTGATGGGGCTGGAGCTGAGGATACTGAGGGCGTTATTATTAATGGCGAAAATGGAGGTAATGCCACTTATTATGGTGGTGGTGGTGGAGGAGCCTCTAGAGCTTCTGATAGTGGGGCTACGAGCGGTCGAGGAGGATCGGGTTATCGTGGTATTGTTATTTTGCATTATTTAAAAAACGGATAATATGGATAGAAATAGTATTATAAAAGAACTAGGTTCGTATTTTGATATAGTGGAATTAGTATGTCCTCATACATATAATAAGTGGAAGGACAGATCGTGGCAGTTTCTTGATACAGCGTTTCTCCATAATCTTCTTATATTACGGAGGGATATAATCAAACAGCCTATGTATTGTAATAACTGGGATAAGCAAGGGCAGTTTTCCCAACGTGGTCTTAGATGCAACATCTGTCAGATAGTTAAGGATAAGAAAGATGTTTATCTATCCGCTCATGTGTTGGGTAAGGCTGGTGATTTTGATATCAAGTCGATGACGGCGGAACAGGCTAGAGGCTTGATCTTGGATCATCAAGATATGTTACCATATCATTTCCGGCTTGAAGGGAAGGTGGGTTGGTTGCATTTTGATAGCCTTGATACTAGGAACGGTATACATGCTGTGGTGTTTTAGGTACTTAATGGTATAGTAGTTAACTTTGCGAGTAGGGTACAAAATGAAAGACAAAGACATGATAGAGCGAGTAGGGGCTTTGTGGAATATTGCGCTTGCGTATGGTGCCTCTTGTTGGGCTTACTTCCAGCCAGTGCATCATTTATTGATTGTATTACTTATAGTATTAATAGCTAATTTTTTAGCTAGGTTAGCGCAAAGCATAAGGGGCTGGAAGCTCCGACGGAGTCGTAGAAGAAGGTTTAGTTTTAAGAGATGGTTTAGGGAGGTTAGGTTTACTGATATTCTTAAGGAGTTCGCTTTGTCCTGTTTTATAGTAATGACATTATGTGTTATATATAAGACGTTATACCCGATCGAGGAGGAGGCTAGCATGATACTTACCGTTACCAAATATGGGGTGTATATAGCCCTTGTTGGATATGTGATGCTTTTCTTGAATACGATAGGGGATGCTTTCTCTGACGCTTATTTGGTGAAGGTATTCAAGGCTGTGTTCAAGAGGATAAACGTATTCAAGATGTTTGGCTTCTCTAAAAACATACCTGACGAGATGTTTGACGATATAAAGAAGATTGCTGATGATAAGGTTAAGGATAAGTCTTAGGGCGATTTTTTGTTTAGGTCTGTCGCTATTCCTGTCCTCTTGTGGAAGCAGGAGGCAGGTTAGCGAGGCGTCTATTGATAGCCGGCTGATAAGCAGGATAGAGACGATGATAAATGAGGTTATAGACCGTAAGGTGGTGGAGATAAAGACATCTGATCTTAATGCCGATATTGTTATAACGGAGAGAGAGTTCGATACGGACAAGGATGTTGATCCTGCCACGGGGGAGCGACCGGTGTCCTCGCAGACAGATACCCATATCGTCATTGGCCGGCGGGACAGCACGGTGACGGCTGATTCCCTTGGCATTGATAAGACGATTACCGGTGTTAAGGATATTGACAAGAAGACAGACATCAAGCATAAGGACGTAGATGATAAGAAAGAATCAAGATGGCCAATAGCTATCACATCAATTAGTGTATTGTTGATATTATTGGTTTTAATATATTTGCTAAAGAAGATGAAGGTTTTATGAGACGAAGAATGATTGAATGTACTAGGGGGGGGGGTGATTGACGATCATACTAGATTCTTAATGAGATTCAATGGTAATTTTAAGGTAGAGGGGATCCTACTCCCTCTGGCAATCTCTTTATAGCCAATAATGGCAATCTTATCACCGATGGTTCAATACAATGTGTCCAATATAACAAAACGGATCCTTTTCTTTATACTATCATAAACACCAAAGAATCGTTATTGCCTGAGCTGTTTTATGACGGTCATCCATTTACTATAGACTTTTGGTATAAGTCAACCAATCTTGTTACAAGTTGTTTGGTTGAGCATGAATATCCTAATGGTATTTTTTATTTTGGTGTAGTTTTAACAGGTACTGGTTTTTATTTTTTATTTCAAGCTCAACAAGCTGGTTGGCATGTTGATAGAGTTGAGGAAAACAAATGGTATCATATAGCTATAGTCAGAAGCAGTAATGAATATGACATATTAAGATGTTTTGTTAATGGTACACTTATTATTAACACGAAAACCAATAATACGCTTCCCCTTAGGTCTTATAACCTAGGTATTAATACACGAGGTGATGGTATGGATAACGGAAATTTTATGATGGACGATTTCAGGATAAGTGATATAGCTAGATGGGAGTCAGATTTTGAACCTCCAAAAAGAAAGGGATTATGATCTACCATAATCCCCTACATTCATCCTTACCCACGTACCAACCAAAACCAAAATGAGGTCAGTCCCGGATTCGAACCGGGGTATATGGTTTTGCAGACCACCGACTAAACCAACTCATCCAACCGACCGTGACGCGAATATAAAGATTTTATTTGACCAGATGACTTAATTGACCATCTTTTTAACTAACAACTTTCCTTAAAGCCAAATAGTTCTTATTTAACTTCTGGAACCGTAGAGATAATTGTATAGACAAGTATTGTTTTTGGATGACCCTTGTTGGAAGCCAATGAACAAGGTGGCGGCGTCATGGCGTGGGGCTGGTGGCTGCCTCCCATGGCCGGCCAGGAGCGGAGCGACTCACGACCAACCCTGCCGATTCCCTTTGGCACTTCACGCTTTAGCGCAGAAAAGAAGTAAACATATAGGATCATTATGTTTAAAGATAGTAGTCATCTGCCAAATAAGATCGAATGTAAGGATATAGTAAATATCTCAATAATACAATCATAAAGAGTCTTGAGTGGGATTATTAAGATCTTTATCTGCCAACATACTACTCATTTTTAAATTAATGTTTTTTGGATGTCTACTTTAGATAATAAAAGGCGTTAGCTAACATCATTTCATTAATAGGGTTATTAATTAGAAATTGGTAAGAATTAAATAAAGGAATGCTTTATAATGAGATTTGCTTCAGAAAGAGGCGAAGCTTCTTATTACACATGTCACAAAATGGACAACTGTGTTTCAGCAAGTTATGTTATTAATGAAATAATAATGGTGATATATGGGAAAATTAATTCATCTTATTCTTTTAAAGGTCTTATATTTTGCTTATATTTGAAGTGGACAAAATATGAACAATATGAATTTCGACTTGAATTATATAAGGAAATGCTCTTCTATGATAAAGGAATTTCCGGTGTATACCGAGGCTGAGAAGAAGCAGGTAGATGAGGGGCGTACTTGCATTAAGCTATCTAAAGGTCAGCCTATATATCCGCGTAATTTCAAGAAACGTAGAGATACTTTCGCTGGCGCTGATTATACCACGGCTAATCCTAGGAACATCAGTCCTGATGATATTTATATACCTCCCTACTTTAGGCTTAAGATTATTATGGCTATTATCATCAACTTTGATAGAGCTATAGTGTTTAATAGGATATCTGATAAAGATTTTAAGCTAGGTATGACGTACCGGTTTATCTATGAGTATGTAGGATCGTTTAAGTGTTTTGAGAAGGCTTATAAGATGATATCGATGGTAGTTGATAGCGAGTTGTCGATCATGAGATCAATCGGTGATTATAATTATAAGTGGAATATTCGCAAGGTTTATCCATCATGCTTTGTAGGCAAGGCTAAGTTCAGGTATATTGGCGGCGAGGACAATGCACCTGTAAGTTCAAAGGGGAGGGCTAATAAAGCTAGAAGAGCCGCTGTTGACTACAAAGTTATGATTATGGTGAATATCATAAATACCAGATCTGCGAGTAAGATAAGGAAGATGATTGACTCTGATGGTAGTCTTAAAAACAATGGTAAAAGGTTTGACGGTAGGAATGATAAAGTTCTTTTCAGTATATTCAATAGTCATTTGATTCACGAGGGGTTTAAGGAAGTTAAAACCTCGTCCTTATATAAGTACTTGAAAGAGGCCTTAGATTTTTTAGGTGTAAGTCTATTAGAGTTAAGATCTATTGCTGATAGAGCTATTTCTGACATAGAGGATGGCAAGGAAGGATATGAGCCTGGCCTATGCTCTTATGATGACTGTTTTGATATTAATTCTTTTGTGGAGGATTCGTGATGAGTAGCTTTAGTATCATAAGAGGTGGAGATATGTCCATCGTATTTAACCACGATAATAATATGTTTAATATCCAAGAGCTATCGGATTCCATTGGATGTAAGAATATACTGTCATCTGTCGTAAAAGATCCTTTGAATGGGTCGATGTATGTTATTAAAGAGATATCCGATCAGAAGTGGGGAGATATAGTGGCTTTGGTCAGATTCGGATGTTTGTTGAATAAGTCTCTCGTAAAGGAGATAGTCGTCAAATCTATAAGATTGTGGGTAGATATTTGTGGTATGTCTTACAGCGATATCAAATCATCTACATCCGATCCTATATACAATACGTTCCTTTTTAGCGGCTATATGTCTTTGGCTGGGGATAATCCTGACCTCAAAAAGTTTATCGTGTCTCTTAGGAGTAGAATGCTTAGATATGATCTCACATGCTTATGTCTTTATTTAGCTATGTCTATGGCTATCAATGGAGGTATAATTCTAAGCGAGCAGGATCTTCTTGATGCTCTTATCTTATAGCCTCGTTTGTTTTATCGATCAAATTAGTATCTTTGTGAAAAAGATATTAAGATGAATCAGATCAATATCATACCGAAGATAATTCATGATAAGTTCGCCGCAAGGATTATCATGGATGATTACGATATAGAGAAACCTATCGTTATTACTGTCGTGGCTAGACGTAACGATGGTGAGTATAATACCCAGATATTGACATACCCGACATCTGGCGTTGATTATGAGGGTAATGTAAGGATGGTGTTTTTCGATGTTGCTAGGTCTCATGTTTGCCAGATAACATCGGTGTTTATCAACGGTCATGAGGTCAAGACATATTATACCGATATCCCGGATCTTGATATGCAAGCCCGTTATGACGATAGCTTATGCCGGTACGATAAGAAGGTTAACATGAATGATATTCGGCTGTCATTTCAGGTGCTAGAGACACGTGATCCTAAGGTGCTTCAGGTATTGGATGAGTCCGAGTGGGGGCTACTGGAGGACAGGAAGGCGATTATCGAGATCACTACGCCGGGCATGTCCGACCCCGTTACGTTGTTCCTTGGCAAGAATCAGGTCAATACCTTTACTAGCCTAACATTAGGCCTCAATTGCTTTAATTACGATGATTGTAATGTCAAGTACCTTGATCTACCTGATGGTATATATGATATCAAGATCATAGGTAGCCCTTCTACTTACAACTTCAGTCGCAAGTATCTTAAGACGGATCTTATACGTAGACGTCTTGATCGGCTATGGATTAAGACTGATATCCTATGCGAGGATAAGGATAAGGATCTTATAGGCAAGATACAGGAGATGGAGACGCTTATGGCTGTAGCGGAGGCTAACGTCAGGTTGGATAATATAGAGGCGGCTCATGAGATCATTGATCGTGTCGGAGAGCTTCTTGAGATGGCTACTAATTGCGTGGATTGTTAAATATAAAAATATTGTCATGGGTTGTAATACTTGTAAGGAAAAGGCGTTAAAGGCCGAGAGGGAAAGAATTGAGAGAAGCATGATGAATCGTGTTTCTTCCACCGTTATTAGTGATAGGGAATACGCTTCTAAGAGCACCGCCGGTTGTATGGTCATGCTCGATCCGTTGAAGATCATGGAGCGTGACGTGGTGAGCATATACAAACAGACCCGTACCATAGGTGACGTGGGTATCGTCTATCTCAACATGCAGAAGAAGATCCGTGAGTGGATTAAAAACCTGCCATATGGATGCCCGCCTGACGAGGAGGTACAGGAAATGAGAAAGGAGATTCTGGATGGGCGCTCAAAGCATATCAAACCTTGATAGGATAGATCTATGTAAGGTCGTAGACGAATGGCTGTCCTGCCAATGGGGTAGATATATGAGATACCATAGGTATAGGATCGGGAATAAGCCCGATATATCCTATTGGGGTAAGATAATTCGTCTGCAAAGGTCATTATGTGATAATGATTGCGGGTTATGCCCGGATGAGGTGAGATCGTTAAAGGAACGTGTTAATAAGTTACTGGCATGAAAAAATACAGTTGTTTACATATAACTCCGTCCACTTGCGTACCTTATGAGGGTGATCTACCAGAGTGGTCAAAGCATAAGGACTCTGATGAGTGCGTTATGATCTCTGACGTGATAGAGGAGATATACGATGAGCTTACCCGTATTAGGGAGGCTATAGACGTCCGGGATCTTGGTGAGTCTTGTGTGAAGGTAAATGGAGATAAGACTGTCGCTAAGGTGCTTTATGCTTTGGAGGATAAGATTTGTAATAGGTAACGAACCAATGGAGAAAAGTCGACATTGGTGATAATCAGATGTATAGATATTGATTTATGATGTATTACTAGATGTTAAGCTACTGTAAATCAAGTATACAATTTGTAAGGAGTCTTCTAAATAAGTAGGTTAGATAGATACTCTTGTAAGTTGTAAAATATCTTTATGTGTTAGATATAAAAAATAGCCAATTGATTTGTCATAGACGATTCGATTGGCTATTTTTGTATGTCCATCATATCTCACGATGTAATGGACATAGGTTAATTTATTATGAGTGCAAATATAATTATTTCCAATGATTCTATGAATAATAGTAGTAGGATTTTGGCGTTTAAATCCAACGAAAACGGATTATCTACAATATTTAGCTACAATGGTAATGATATAACTTTCAAAACAGAGAACGGTATCACTTATGTGAATGCTACCGAAATGGCGAAGCCGTTTAAAAAGAGACCAAATGATTATTTATCGTTATCTTCTGTAAATGAGTTAATTAATGCCATTACCAGAAAATATGGTAATGCTGATTTTCAGCCTGTTACGATTATCAGGGGTACGGTTAGTCCTGGCACATGGATGTGTGAGGATTTGGCTTTGGATTTCGCTCAGTGGCTTAGTGTTGATTTTAGGTTATGGTGTTTGGATAGAATTAAAGAGCTTCTCACTACAGGCAAATGCGTGATTCCTGATTTTAATGATCCTCCCGCCGCTGCTGAGGCTTGGGCTAAGGAATATCGTGGCAGGGTAGCCGCCGAGAAGCTGGCGTTAGAGGAGAGGGCCAAAGCCGAGGAGATGGCTAAGGTTCTTGAGTCGAAGAAAGAGGATATAAAATTTTCAGAGTCGTTTATCATGTCTGGAGAATCAGATTTGCTGGTAAGGGATTTAGCCAAGAAGCTTGAGCAGAATGATATAATTATAAGCGATAAATGTTTACGAGATTTTCTTGTTAAGATAAAGATAATAGTCAAAAGGGTTAAGGTTAATGGAGATTGGGAGATTACGGCTAATGCTGTAAGGAAAGGGTTTGCTCATTATCGTGATAAGAATATATGCACCGAATCTGGTAAGGTTATATATGCTAGGACTATCTATATAACAGGCAAAGGTTATAAACATATATTGTCGTCTATAAATGGTAGCAAGAAAAGTGATTTCATATTGTGTGGAGGTATGTTTAGGGACTATGGGGTGTTCGCCGGATCGGAATCGTTTAATCACTGGGATAATTAATTCCATTTTTGCCCAAAACTTGATAATCAGGTAACTGCGTATTTGCATCTACGGTTATGTGTCTCATATCGGTAAAATATTTATCTTTGTGACAAAGTGAATCACAATGGTATACGGTAATAAAGAAATAGTTCGGACGTTCACCAGAAATAACCCGCCTGCCGGGTACGTGGGCGGCTCTGTTGACTACCGGGTCCCGGCCAACGTCTATTTTGGCGATACGCAGGAGGAGGCTGACAACAAGGCTGAGGATGATATCAAAGCCAACGGTCAGGACTACGCCAATACATATGCCGACATAATACCGGCTGTATGGTATAATGATCAGGTATGCGATGAGTTTGTCAAGAATAATTGCGTAAGCGGTAAGGGATCCAAGGAGCAGGTATGTATAGAGGAAGGTAGGTTTGTCTCTTACGTATCCAAGAAAGATGCCAATGATAAGGCCAGGGTGGAGCTTGGACGGATCGGGCAGGGGGAGGCCAACTCCGTCGGGGTTTGCTGCGAGGACTGGGCCTCACAGCCTTTTCGTGGCTTGTTTTACAAGAACGACTGCGAGGCTGGCACATCAGGCAAGGAAGGTATTGTATATGAATTACCGGCCGGAGCTGTCATATCCGATATATCCCAGATAGACGCCGATACGTTAGCTTATAGGAAGTTTATGAAAGAAGGTCAGGAGAAGGCTAACGCCGAGGGTAGTTGTTCACCTGTATTCTATAATACGAAGATCGGTGATTGGTTTGAAAAGGTATGTCCGTTCGGATATAAGTCCGGTAAAGTATATTACTCTATCAAAGCCAACAGGTTTAGGTCATGGATATCGGTTGAGGATGCCAACGCCAAGGCTCGTGAGGTCTTGATGGTAGAGGGACAGGAATACGCTGATCTTAATCTTGAGTGTGAGAAATGGATTGAGAATATCGATCAAGAAGATCAGTGTTATTGGTGATAATACCTTTTTTTGTTTTTCCATAATTTATAGATTAGTGCTTGGAGGGGATCGTGTATCTCCTCCATTTTTTGTATATATATCAATGGTATTAAGTTTATATACTGTGATTCACTTGTTTGTATGTTGAATATATTTTATATTTGCATACCTATCTATTCATCTCGAACCGATAGGTATTATGTTTAATTTAAAATATTGTTCAAAGTTATGAAAAGTAGGGTTGAAATCAAGTCTTCCGACAGGAAATTGATGGGCGTTGTCATACCGGCGCTTAGTGATAATGGTTTTGTTAATATCACTTTAGCCATGAAGGTTTTGTCTGATGATAGGCTTAAAAAGGGGCTGTCTCCCAAGAAGCTTAATGATATCATTAAGTATGATGGGTTTCAGGAAAAATGCAGGGAGATAATTAGTAGGCTGGAAAACAGGGATTTATGTAAGCGGATAAATATCAGCCTACAAAATAAGGCTCTAAATCTTAGTGATTTAAATAAAATGGGATTAGCATGTCGAAAAGGTAAGGGGGATGGTCAAATGTGGTATATGAATCCATATCTTTTTCTCGTGGTAGCCATGGAGATGAGTCCTGAGGTTTGCGCTGATGTTGTAATGTGGTTTGTTGATAATGTTGTAGGGACAAGAAATGCCGCTGGTGATGCTTATATAGAGATGTGCAGTAGTGTATCTTCACTTATAAGTGATAAAAGTAATTTAAAGGAGTTGTTATCAAGGATAGCCAAGGGTATAAATTTCGTCGTGTTTGGCGTGCATGAGGAAGGGATAAGGAATAGAGCTTCTTTTGAAGAATTGGATATGATAGTATCAATAGAAAGGAATATATCTTATGCTATTAAGGCTGGATATATAAAAGATTACAATGGTGTTATAAATGATTTGGGAAGGCAATGGAAAGAAAGATGGGGTAATCCTGTTCTTAAATTGAAGTCTTGATTTTATTTCGTTGTTATAATTCGCAGATATAGGGGATACGAATGTCGTATTCCCTATATTGTTTAATGGAGTGTGTTATCTTGTTATTAAATCAAATCTGTATCTTTGTTGAAAACAATAACATTATTAATATGTGTAGTACAAATGGTTGTTGCCATGATCATTCAAGGGAACGTCCCGAAGAGTGTTGTCATGGCGTTAAGATAGACAGGTTTCTTAACAAATGCCCTAACGATCCTTGTGATCCTTGCGATCGGGATTGTCAGGACGAACCTTGTGTTGGTTATGGATGTCCTATAACCTTGTATGATAAATGTGTCTTATACTCAGGCGATGAGTTGGTGGCGGATGGTATAGAGAAAGGTAATGACATTTCTGTCGTTATAGACTCATTGAGGCGTATTATAGCGTCTAGGGATAAGCAGATAGATTTATACCATCGTGAGGTTCTGGATTTGAAGAAGATTATAAACGAGCTTGTCAACGCCGGTGGTAGCGGCGGGGATAACGATACGGAAGAGGAGACGTGGTAATGAATGGTTGCAACAAAAAACAATACAGGCCTACTGTAGACGATACGAAAGTACCGTGCTCTACGTACATGAGTACCGATTGTATTTATCCTGGTGATAAGGTACGTGTGGAATCATTGGGATTATCCCCTAATTGCGATATGTCCGATACCCTTAACGCTATGATAAAGGCTATACGGGATAGGGATGCCGAGATACTTGAATTAAGAAGAATGATCAACAAATTGATTTGATATGAGAAGTAATTGTAATCCATGTAAGCCGGAATATAGACCTGGGGACGAGTGTAGTATCTACAGTTCCAATATCGTATATGACGGTCAGTCGTTCCCTGAGGCAGATATCAGGAACGGTGATAGCATGAATAGCGTAATCGAGTCTCTGGTAAGGAAGCTGGTTGCCGTATCTGGCGCCACGGCGTCCATCCAGCGTGACTCGTTCAAGGGCGTTCAAGCTGTCAGATTAAGATACGAGCCGTTGAATGTGCTCAGTGTTACCTATTGTGGTACTATCGTCCCTAATGACGGATATGTCGTTTCTGGCAGGTCCGTTAAGTTTAAGAAGAAATATTGCATGGGTGATGAGTTCACTGATGTTAATATCGTATATACTACATTGAATAGTAATATTTTAAATACCTCATGTTATGGCTAAAAGAGTGTACGATACGGTCTTGGCTTCCGAGTGTGACGGCTGGGTATGTGGTGAGACCCTCAAGAAGGGATCTCTTCCCGTAGACAGGTTAGAGCTTGACTCTTTTTCAGAGGCTGTCAGGGAGCTTATAGAACGGTTTTTCGAGGAGGGATGGTTGCCGGACATGATCTGCGATCTTGGTTGTGGTGGCGCCAGCGTGTTTGAGATTAAGCCTACTAACTTCGAGTATCCTCCTGAGGGTGGCGAGCAGATTCTGGAGATTATCGTAGGTAAGAGTGATAAATGGACTATAACTCAAGCGGAATGATATGAATAATTTAAAAGATATTCTTGCTAAGATCGAGCAAGGTTCCTCATGGGTGTCCTACGACAAGATTTCCGGTACCGGGCCAGACAAGGTCGCTATTAAGGTAGAGCCGGGATGGATGGGTAGGTTGCCTAGGGAGACTTACGTGGCGGTCGAGAAAGGCAAGGTTACGAAGCTCGCTACTATAACCCAGAAGGGTATAGAGCGGGTAAGCGTGGATCCTACCAGTGTCATGTTCGACATGGAGGGAGGGACGGCGACCATCAACGCCAAGCTCAACTCCGCCTCGGTCAAGGCTTCCTGCCTTACCCTTGGTGGCTCGGTGAGCAAGTCCTATATAGTATCCATGAACGTGAACGGTTTATCCATGAAAGTCCCGGAAGAGGATAGCAGATATATAGTGTATGCCGATCCTGAGGATCCCGGAGCCACTGATTTGTATGAGGCTAGCTTTGTCATAGCTATGCCTAAGAATATGGATAACGAACAGCATCATGAGATGTTTGTCTTGAACGGTAAGGTTGTTAATATCAATCAACAGCCTAATGATATACCTTATATCATACTTGATCATGACTTCGATAACGTGACTAGCGAGAACGGTCAGGTTGTCATCGATATCAAGTCCAATACCGAGTATGATATCGAGCTGGTATGTTGCACTTGCGGTGATGGTAGTGAGCCGGAACCGGAACCACCCTTCAACGTGGATCCGCAAAGGTTGACGCTTAATAAGGATGGTGATACCCAAATCGTGAGGGTAGAGGCCGGAGATGATGTTTCATGGAGAATAACTGAAGGATAATATGGCAAGGGAAATAGATAAGAATTGTGTCGAGGGTAATTGCTTTGCCATTAACGACAAGAGCCATGGGGTAGGCGATAATAAGCTTAATATCGTATACAAGGCTAATTATACCGGTCAGATCTGTACGGCTAAGTTCCGTATAACGTCAAAGGACGGTAATATTGTCAAGGAGTATATGATAGCTCAGGACGCCAAGCCCGTTTATTATAATATCAAGATGGTTCAGCCGTTCACCAAGGACGACTGTCTGGCCAACCAGCATGGATCGGTGGTGTTGTATACGGTCGAGGAAAGGACTTACAAGTCGTTTATCTCGCAGGAGGACGCAGACGCCAAGGCTATGGAGGATATAGCCCTGAACGGTCAGAAATACGCCAACGAGCATGGTGAGTGTATAACCGATATCTGGTATAACGAGGAGCAGAGAAAGACGTTTATACGTAATAATTGCGATAAGTTCAGTGACGGTCAGGAATATGTTTATATCATTCCTGAGGGCAAGTACGTATCTTCCATCTCTCAGGAGGACGCCGATAGGAAGGCTCTTGAGGATATTGAGAAGAACGGTCAACAACAAGCCAATTTGGAGGGTGAGTGTAAGCCTAAGGAGAATATCTATTATGGTAAGTTTAGTAAGACCTTTACCCGTAACAATTGTGACTCCACCCAATACGGTACTGATGTGGTTGTCGATGAGACGATGGTTATAGGGGACTTCAGATCCATCGTGTCTCAGGAAGACGCTAATAGCCTAGCCCAAGCCGCTGTCGAGGCTCAAGGTCAGGATATAGCGAATATCAAGGGTAACTGTGAGAAGATACCGGTATTTACCGGATCGTACTCCAAGGTATTCCAGAGAACCAACTGCCCTGAGGGTTCTACTCCTGTTGACTTCACTGTGGACGAGAAGATGTGTTCTGGATATCCGTTCACTTCTACGGTATCGCAGGATGCCGCCAACAAGCTGGCGCAGGACGCTGTCGAGGCGCAAGGTCAGGCTATCACCAACGAGCGTGGCGACTGTCAGACTAACGTCTACTATAACGTAAGGATGGAGAAGACAGTCACTAGAAACAATTGCGATGAGTTCCATATCGGTCAACCTTATACTTATGTTGTAGCCGCTGGTAAGTACTTCTCTATTATCTCTCAGGAGGATGCTGACAATAAGGCTAAGGCCGATCTTGAGGCTAACGCCCAGCAACAAGCCAACCTAGAAGGTGAGTGTAAGGAGAAGACGATCTACTACGGTAGGTATAATAAGGAGTTCACTCGTAATAACTGTGATGAGACCCAATACGGCACCAAGGTTGTCGTGGATGAGACTATGGTGACAGGAGATTTCAGGTCTACCGTATCTCAGGAAGACGCCAACAATAAGGCTAAGGCCGCCGTCGAGGCTCAAGGTCAGGATGTGGCTAACGTGAAAGGTAAGTGCGAGAAGGTGCCTGTATATACCGGTACTTATACACGTACGTTTACCCGTAACAATTGTGGTGCTGGCACTGGTGGTACTTATACGGTAAATGATAGGATGGTTGACGGTTATCCGTTCACGTCTACCGTATCACAGGAGGATGCAAACAACAAGGCCAAGACCGCCGTTGACGCCCAAGGACAGGCTCTTGCCAATATCCACGCCCTTTGTACGTACACCGGCCGTGCTTCCTTGGAGTTCACGAGAAACAACTGTGGTGAGTGTAAGATCGGATCTAAGGTGACGATTACCCAAGATATGGTAGAAGGACACCCATTCCAGTCTAACGACTCCCAGACCGCCGCTGACGCTATGGCTATGACCGCCGTACAGGCTCAAGGACAGGCTTTGGCTAATACCAAGGGTACTTGTTCTGACGCTACTATGTATACCGGTAAGGCTAGCTTCGAGTTCACGAAGAGCAATTGTGGCGCTAATCAGGTAGGAGATCCGTTCACCGTGACACAAGATATGGTGGAAGGTCATCCGTTCCAGTCTTGCGTGTCACAGGATGAGGCTAACTTAGTCGCTATGGCCGCTGTCATGAATCAAGGTCAGAAGATCGCCGATGAGCGTGGTACTTGCCATGAGGCTCCTAAGTACACCGGTCATTATAGCGAGGCGTTTGAGAAGAATAATTGTCCGTCTGGTCTTATCCCGTCTTCAGTTACCGTTACTGAGGCTGACGTGACCGGAGGTCCGTTCTACTCATACGAGAGCCAGTTCGCCGCCGATGAGCTTGCCAAGGCCGCTGTCAAGGCGCAAGGTCAGGCTATAGCCAATGATCGTGGTACTTGTGATGAGCTGAAGATATATGTAGGTAATTATAGCAAGGAGTTCACTCCTAAATGTCCTACTTGTCAGTACGCTGATCCTATTACCGTAACCCCGGATCTTATGGGTCAGTTCTTCACCTCAACCCGTTCTCAGGAAGAGGCAGACGCTTTGGCTAAGGCCTATATCGACAGAATGGGTCAGGCGTTCGTCAACAAGAACTACGATGATACGTGCCATACGAAGACCGAGCAACCGGTATGGGAGACTATAGAGACTGTATGTAAGGACTGTATCTCTCAGTTACATCAACGTAACACCAATACCTGTTATACTGATCCTGATAATCAAGAGCGGTATATAGCTGGTGGTAATAATACATGTTTCTGGTTTGGTACGGCATCCAAGGCCTTTACCCGTCAATGTGCGGATGGTGGAGTTGGAAGCTCTGTTACCGTAACTCAGAATGATGTTACGGATCCAAGTCCTAGCTCTGATGGTAAGTTTAAGTCATGTGTATCCCAAGCTGACGCTAACGCCAAGGCATTGGCCGCCGTGAACTCTCAGGGTCAGGCCGTGGCCAACTCGAAGGGTACTTGTACTTGGACAGGAAGCTATACCGGTCAGGTCCAGAAGAACAATTGCGCTGATGGCGGCGTAGGCGACATGGTATCCGTAAGTAGCGACAGGCTGCCGGGACATCCGTATACCTCCAACATATCTTTGGCTGACGCTAATAAGAAGGCCGAGAATGCTGTTCGTGGAGCCGATGGACAGAACTACGCCAATAAGAACGGTGGATGTACTTGGACTTACGTGGCAAGCCGTGACTTCTATAAGAACAATTGCGCCGGAAGCGGGGTTGGTCAGAGAATAACGGTGACCTCTACGCAAGCCAACGGCGGTACGCCTATCACCAGCAAGGTTTCTTTGGCTGATGCCAGGAGCAAGGCAGAGCAGATCCTAGACCAGAGAGGACAGGATTACGCTAACCAGCATGGCACTTGTGTGTGGACCGGTACTGGAAGCGCTACGTTCTATAAGGATAATTGTGGTACATGTAAACATGGTGTCGCTCTATCCGTTCCTTATAGTGCCTTAGGATTGTCAGCGTTGACATCTACCGTATCTCAGGCGGATGCCGACAGCAAGGTTCAAAACGCTTTCAAGAATGATACGGCGACTAAGACCGCCGCTCAGGCTTACGCTAACAAGAATGGTGATTGCGCCGATGACGATGATACCCCATCTTATGATGATTGGAATTATTATTGTAGTGGATGCGATTATCGTAGGAGTAGGAATCAGACCAATCCTTGCTCTTCAGCCCCAAATCAAGATGAGTTGGTTGAGTCCGATTCAAGGTCTTGTGGATGCGGATGTGATAATACATACCATATGGATAATAGTAGGTGTAATAATGGTAATAGCGAGGAGCATTATTCTAGCGAGTGCGATCCTACGGGATATTGGCAGAATGGTGGCGAGCATTGTTGTAATCCACATGACTACACTGTCTATACCAATGAGGTATGTAAGGGATGTTCGGGCGAATGCGGTGATGTATGTGTTCCTGATAGCCCTATTAAGGTGGTTAGCGCTGGTGAATTTTGTGCTTCTTCATCGAATCTGGCTAGTGAACAAGCTTATAACAAGTATAAAGAGTACAAGGATGCATTACAAAATTTAGTTGATGCTAGGATATGTCCTTCTAAGGTTGGCAATGATGACCGATGGGGAAATGTCAAGGCTACGAACTGTCCTAGCAACTGTACTCCTAAGACTATCAGTTATAAGCAAATCGCTGGTAAATATGAGGCTTGTACCAAGGACGAGGCAAACAGAATAGCCGACGATAACCTCCAATCCGATGGTATCTCTTACGCTAATGGCTTGGCGCAGGCCGATAGATGCGACTGCCCGGAGCCAACAAAGACGTGGAGCGCCAACGCTATGCTGAGCGGTGATCCTTGTAATGGCCTGTCTGGTTCTACATCCGCATTAAGGTGCTCCTATGAAGTGTCTTACAATAATCAATGTGGATCATCTAAATCAATAACTGTAACTGTTACTGGTAGGAATGATCATGGACAAACCGTTACGGTTGGAAGTACTTCCGTAAGTATACCTACTGGGTCTGGTAAAAAAACTGGTGTCATAGGTTTTGATTCAGGAGTACAATGTGGGTCTATAAGTGTTTCTGGAAGAGGATCTGGTAATTGTTAAGATCCTGATATATGATAAAAAGGAGGGGCTAAAATAAGCCTCTCCTTTTTTTTATTTATTAATCTGGATCCCAAGATCCTGATATATTACTAGGGTTACATCCTGAGCTAAAAAAACCGGTACTAGACCAACTTCCCGACTTACCCGATATGGTAGTATGCGCAGAATAGTTATCAGATACATTAGAACAATATAGTCTAACAGTTCCTCCTTGACTGAAGCTAGAGCAAGCGTCATTACCGCTCCAATGGAGGGTGAACTTAGCCCCTGGAGGAGAGGAATACGTTTCATCTATGGATACCCATACGCTCATATTACATTTCACTTGCGGGCAATCGCATCTATCGGCCTGCGCCAAGCCATTAGCGTAAGAGATACCGTCTGACTCGATGTGAATTTAGCTTATTCAATGCGCATTGTTTATCTATTAAATAAAATCATTAATATTGTATCGTTAATATTAATACATTAAGTTATGGCTTGCAATAAGAAAAAGAAAATGGCTAATGGAGGCAAGGTCTCCGAGAAAAAGAAACCTCAACTGAAATGTGGGGGCAAGGTTAAGAAGAAAAAGTAATAACCGGAGGGGTATATCCCCTCCTTAATATTTCGCTACATGAAAAATTCAGAGTTTGTATCTAGGATCATAAATGACATGAACTCTATTAGTAAAGACGCTCATGTCAGTAGAAGATGGATATTGTCCATAGGTAGGCAGAAGGCTCGATCATATATAGCCCAGAAGTACGCTGATGGGACTTTGTTCGGCGAGGAATCGCTATATACCCATATCAATTGTCTGGAGATGGAGAGAGTTCGGAAGGTTGATTGCTGTTTTGATGAGTTCAAGTTATGCCGGATTCTTATGAGATCCAAGAAAAGTCTTCCCGATATGATATACACCCGTATAGGGCCGGCTATTATAAAGGTATCGAATATCATGGATGATATTATATTTACTCCTATATCGTTAAGGAAATACGCTAATAATAAAGAGCGTAAATATGGTAATATAGAGCAATACTATTATTATGTTAATGACGGATATATTTATATCCCTGATATTAATATAGAGGCTATAAATGTGGATCTTATAACTCTTGACAGAAAAGCGGCATTAGAGCTAGGGGGATGTGGAACGAAAAAAGATGATCCATGTATATCTCAATGGGATTATGATTTCGTATGTCCTGACAAGCTACTAGAATATGTTGTCTCAGAGACGTTAAGGGAGACGATAACCAAATTGCAGATTCCTACGGACGAGAATCCGGATATGGATATTAACAAGAAAACTCAAAAGATTCAGTGATGATGGATATAATAAGATCAATAATTAATTTCTTCGGTTTCAATAACGTCATAGTTGACGGTATAGGCGAAAGAGGGATGAGAGACAGCTCTATCATAAGATATAATGAGGTGCATGATATGTATGACAAGATTATAAAAGATCTAGGAGATATGTCAGCTTACGTATCCAAAGGTTATATCTATGATAAGATAAAAGACAAAACAGGTTTTAGTACAGGGCATATCAGTAGGATACTTAATCATACTAAGAAAAGAGATCTTAGGTTTATCTAAAAAGGAGAGGCTAATAAGTCTCTCCTTTTTATTAAAAACCATAACATCAGTGATTGTCAACAATTACCTGAATCATGACCAGAGATTGTTACATCTCCACATACCACTTCTCGGCTAAAATATACACTTCCACTCTTGGTTCCGGACCCTGTGGGAATTGTAAAGCTAGCGCTATTGACCTGCTCTTCTCCGTTTTGTGTATATCCTATACCATTCACAGAACCAGATATAGATCTACCACATTGATTATTATATGTAATCGTAAATCCTCTTGATGTGACAAGTTGTTCATGGCTCATGCAATCATTATTCATAGATACCGACCATGACCACGTCTTTGTTGGCTCCGGGCAGTCGCATCTATCGGCCTGCGCCAAGCCATTAGCGTAAGAGATACCATCGGATTGGAGGTTATCGTCGGCTATTCTGTTTGCCTCATCCTTGGTACAGGCGGTGTATTTTTGTGTATAAATTTCTTGTATTAGGATGAAATCGTTATATTTGTGATATGAAAACAAAGTCATTTAAAATACTTGATCAGTACTTTCTTCGGTTTTATAGATCTATTATGTCTAAGAACGGCAAGAGAAGGAAACATACGATCGTGGACAAGAATGATATTCTCGAATGTCAGTCCTTGATATGGAAGGTCATACGTGATAAGTATCTGGATAATGAGGGTGGGGTTTATATAAACAACATCGGTTATCTGTGCCATAAGATCAATCCTAATCGTAAGATATATCTAAATAAGCTTACCGGTACTATTAACAGACGTGGAACTGGTGGATATTCTTATGTCCATACGTGTATTGATTTTATGCCTCGGAACAAGTATTTCCATCTCTATATTTCTCCGGCGTTGAATAAGGAGTGTAGATTGGCTATGGAATCAGGTAGGAGGTATAAGTTCTTGTACCGGGAGGTTGAGTCGGAGAGTAAGGTATTTGGAGTTAAATGGGTTTATAAGCTGTAGAAGTTTTTGTGATCCAGTTAGCCCGTGAGGGTAGACTGGATTTTTTTTGTATCACGGATTCAAATACATATCTTTGTGCAAAAGACTTAAATATGACTATAAAAGGGTTATTGGCCGAGATCAAGGCCGATTTACATAAATACGATGATAGCGGGGCTATAGATACCTCGTCTGTTTATAGGTGGGCTGAGATCGCCTTGAAAAGGTTCGGGGGTGTTATAGCGGTCATGTCCGAGGCGGTTGTCAAGACCAGTAATAAACAGGCGGTATTGCCTTCCGATTTTTTCGACATGCTTGACGCCTATAGGTGTGAGCCTCTTATCTGTGAGATTCCTGGCGGCGACAAGGCTAAGGCTGACCTCCAACACGAGATCGGCTGGGTCGAGCGCACCGAGCGCGGTTTCCGTTGGAACTCCTGCACCGAGTGCTGTAAGGAGGAGTTTGAGAAGACGATCACGGAGAGGATATATATCGGGTCTCACGAGGTTCGTTTCCATTATCATCATCCCGTAAGGTTATCCATAGGTCGTGGGTTGAGGCGTGATTGCGCCGCCGACAAGTATCGGGATAAGTACGATTGGGATAATTATGATATAACTATATCCGGCAATACTATGTATACCGGGTTTGACGGGTTTATTTATATCATATATCGTGCTACGCCTAAGGACGATGACGGTCTCCCATATATACCTGAAACGGCGTTAGGATACCTTGAGGATTATGTCGAGACGTATATCAAGATGAAGATCTTCGAGAATGCCGCTGTGAATGGCTTGATACAAGGCGCTGGTGATGCTTATAAATTATATGCTCAGCAGGAGCCGGGTAAGTTCGCTAGGGCTATGAAAGAGCTTAAGATGTCGATGATTACCTTGAATGATTATCGGGAGCTGGCTGAGGATAATAGGAGGAGGATGCTGTCTCATGAGCGTATGTGGCCCAACGCTTTTGATAAGTATATTAAACTTATTTAACAAAATACGATGATATGGCCGATTGGATACATTTAGATAAGACAAGTGGTACCGGTCCTGCTGAGGTTAGGGTTACCGCTGATATTAATGAGACTGGCGAGATACGTCAGGTAACATACAAGGTTATAAAAGAGGGGACCAAGGAGGAGAAGACGTTCGTGTGCAGGCAGGAGTCCGTCCCGGTGGTGATCATCCCGGAGTTCGATTACCTTGTGCTTAGGTATATCTGGGCTGACGAGGACGGCATTGACTTTGACACGGCAACCGGTTTCGACAACACCGGCCTCCCAGACGTTGACGGCAAGCTGGTTGGTTGGAGTAAACAGTACCAGACCACGCAGGAACGGGTAGGTGATTATCTCATCCATGGTGGTGATAACATGGAATCGGGTAATGAGGCAGCTTTGATCCAGATGGGACCGTTGTTGGATGGTGATAATTATGATAAATTACCTCTTGAGATCAGATGCAGTATATACGGTAACTGGTATGGTGGTCGTGAGAAAGGTAATGTCACTATCAGGTTCACGGCATATAAGGGCGGTTCTATGGAGAAACGTGGATATGATTTTGTCAATATCGGAGGCGAGGAGGTTTATACCGGTGACGCTCCCACTAACGTATCCGCCCATGGTGAGGATAATTGGCAAAATATAAAGACCTTGTATTCTAAGGTAGGCACGATGATCTATAACAAGGAATCTCGTGACTGTATTGTAAGAATAGGTG